AACCTTTCCAGTAGGCTCTAAGCGAACACGCATTTTAAGAAATTTAAAACTGTGATTTTTAAATGGAGTTATTTTGCACTTCTTTTCATTTAGTTCAATTCCCATTTCGTTAGAGAGTTCAACCAAAGTATCATGTAATCCTTTTAAAAACTCCAAAGAATCACTTATTACATATCCATCGTCCATATATCTCGCATATCCATGAACTCCAAGTTTGTCTTTGATGTAATGATCAATCGGGCTGGCATAATCTAAAGCAATATTCTGTGATACTTGACTACCTAATCCAACGCCACGAGGATTGTCCGGGTCATGTTCCACGCCACCCAATTCTAAGAAATCATCAATTAATTGACAACCAATTTCCTGTAATTTGGGATCAAGAATATGTTTCTTTAAACGTTCTTTCGCTTTGTCATGTGGTATCGAAGCGAAATATCCATGAAAATCAAATTGATAAATTCCACCTTCCAGACCATATAAACGATAATGATGATGCAAGAACTCAACAAGCCTTTTTAACGTCATGTCCATGCCCTTATCAGGCAAACTTGCACTATTATCATAAATGAAACTTCTGGAATAGGCTTCTGTCATGAGTTCATCACAATAACATTTTTGAACACTACGATCCTGAATAACCAAAGAATTAATATCTCGTTCTTTTCCGTGTTCAATAGTTTTGAAATGTTTGAACCCACCAGATTCATACTTGCCGTTGAGAACTCGATCTTGCAAAGATTCAGTCTGCGTCAAAAGCACTGACTTGAAATTGATAGTAGAGGTTTTCCAGTTCACTCCTTCGCAGCAGTTTTCACCAGCGTCCCACATATTATCAAAGTCAAACACATCCTCAAATGCCTTGCCGCAGACTGGTCTTGCTTTTTCTTCTCGTTCTCTTTTACGTCTTTCGTATCTTTTCTGTTTTCTTTCCTCACTTGTCATATTGCCAAAGAACAAATCCTTTCCGTATAGCCTTATCATTCACTGGCGAATACGTCTACGCATCACAACCGTATCCGTTGGCAGTTTCCGATGCTGATTTACTAAGCTACGTAACTATGCACCTATGAAATTTAAGGGAGCAACGTGCCACGGATCATCAGCCGAAGCCAATTACCGCAAGAAGGAAATGGGATGCTACCTCCTTCCGACACACCGCTCAAATCAGCAAAATGTCAATAAACCATGCAAGCAGCGTCCAGATGCAAGTATCGAAAAAGTGTTTTAGGATGCCATCAGGCAGAGCCACGGCATACATCCTCCTTCTGAAATAACGGATATTGTTTTCACCAGTAAAGGCCAGTATTATTTCAAGCCATTAAGGGCTACTAAGTCTAATCCAAGTTTGTGTACTAAATTTGATGCACCACAAACAGCTTCAAGAATCCGGGGCGACCCCATTGGAATTGCCAGAGTTGTTGTTGTTCGGAGAACCGTCAGTGTTGACATTGCAGAAATTGTTCGTGTTGCCAGCATAGACAGAACGCAGCCACCAATTCGCAGGGGGTTTTATCAGGATGTAACCGTTGTCGGCAATTATTCTTTTGTAGAATCCTCTATGTCAAAAATATCTTCTGGTAAAACTACCTCACTTTCATTGGCAATCTCATTTGTTTCATCTTTCTTCTTTGGCTTGGGATTACCGTCACGCTTGATGTATTCCCAAAGTTCCTGTTTAAGATAATCTAAGAACTCGCAGAAGAATTTGAAATTAATGATCTTACTCCAAGATTTCTTGCTCTGATACTTTTTATAACGTTTCTTATCAGATTCAATGATTCCTTTTACCAGAGCCGCTTCGTAATTCAAAAGCCTTGCCCATTCTTTAAAGATTCCAGAAGTTTTCTTTTTGTCCCCAAGAAAATTATTTCCTTTTAGCACCAACGAAAATGTCACAGTAAGCAAACCACTTAATGCAAAAATTGCGGATCGTGCTTTAGCGAAATATTCTTCTCGAAGATTAAATTCTGTTTCCATCATATTGTTATGAATATAGATGGAGTTAGCCCGTAATACATCCTCATGAATTTCCAACGCAAGCCGGGTAATATCGTTGGTCAGACAAAACCTGTAAGATTTTGGGAACTTCTTAACTTGTTCCAGTGTATATGTAGCTAATTGTTGCGCCACTCGAATGAATTCAGCTTTTGATTCATTGCGCTTAGAAGCGTAGACAGACATTGATGATCCTCCTATTTATCATATTTAGATTATTTGCCCCACATCTAAGCAGATATGAGATTGTTTTCTCAACCCGCCCTTTATGTTAGCAGATTAGTTTCTCATTGTCAAGGGCAAATTGAGAAAATTTTCTAAGATTAAGGGTAAACCGTTCATCCCCCTTATCTGTCCCGGCTTGCGCCTTAGACAAGATAGGGGGATTCACTGATTAGCTTAAACACAGAAGGCCGGGGCGACCCCAAAGGAAATGCCAGAGGCGGTGCTGTTCGGAGAACCGCCAGTGTTGACACGGCAGAAACAGTTCGTGTAGCCAGCACAGACAGAACGCAGCCACCAATCCGCAGTTGATGTTGTAGCATTATGGCGGTAGAACACTTTGCTGTTCCCGGCTTTATAAAAATCATACTGTAATTGTGAATTCTGCTCATACTGACTGGCGTATGACCTTGCCCCTTGTACTTCAAACTCAGCAAGCAAGAATAAATAATCATCTGTCTTAGTTATTGCACTTGCTGCGTTGGAACTTCCACCAGTATTATCAGAATACTTTGAACAAGACTTCATGACCGCACGAAGATCACTCGGCAATGCCGCCATAAATGTCTTTGCCGCAGGACTTGTTGGATTCTGACCCAACAAATTATTTCTCATAGAACAGTCTTTCCAACCACCAGCATTTGTACTATTACCAGATGTTGAACCATTCATGGTAAACGTACCATTCCAGTTAGCGTACTGAGCATCAACAAAGCAAATATTATTGCCCTTATTACTGACCTTGCCAATCTGGAAGTGAATGCGGTTTGCACCTTCCTTTGCGCTATTATGGTTAAAGCCCAAAATAAACGCCCAAACATTCATGTTAATAGCAGTTGAACTAACAGTACCATTTACTAAAATCTGTTTGCCATCACCAACATTCCAATAAGTCGAAGCCACACCAGCATCAGACACTTGCCTAATCTGCGCCCAAGTATACTCATTAAGTGCCTTACCAGAAGCAGGAATAAACTCCGCATTCACAGTAAAGGTCTTATTTGCTGGAGCGTTATGATTAGTGCCAGCCGCCACCGCAACAGTAATTGTCGCTGTACCAGACTTCTTATTAACATGACTAACAGTGATCACATTACCACTAATGGAAACCGTAGCAACGTTGGTATTGCTGGATGTGGCAGTAATCTTACCGTCACCAGCACGTGTCGCAGTCACAGTATCAGTCAATTTATCAGTGTTCAATGTCACAGAAGTCTTATTCAGACTCAAACTACCAGCCGCCTTACCGATTGTCCAAGACACTTCCTTGGCAGTAGTAGAACCATCACTCCAACAGTAATCAGGTTTAGGAGTAAACGTAGCCTTATATGTACCAGCGGCAGTTTGTTTAGTAACACCGCCAATGGTCAACTGTGCTGTATTGTAATTGCTGAATGTAGGTGTAAGTTCTGCCCCTGTATAAGTCAACGTACCACTCTGAGCAGGAACAGCGGTCAATTTGGTCTTATTGGGAATTGCAGTAATTCTACCAACCGTACTTGTGTTTACTGCACCTTCAGTAGAAATTGGGAACAGGGCAAAATAATAAGTAGTCCCATTTGTGAGGCCAGTTACCTCCAGTGGACTACTTGCGTGTGCATTTCGAGTTGTACTATTCAAGGCCAGTGTGCCATCTTCAGGAGATGTAGGATAACCACCAGTCTTATAAACCACCTTTGTACTTGCCCATGTAGAGAGCGTCACACCATCTTGAACCTTTGTTGCGGCAGGATCATTCCATTTAAGCTGAACACGACCATTTAACTGAGCCGCAACAGTCAGATTAGAAATATCACCCGTAGGCACAGGATTGGGTGTAATCGTTACCTCATTTGCAGGATCATCTGCATATGTATTTGTAGTAGAATATGGGAAGAACTTGTAATAATAAGTCACACCATCACTCAAACCGCTATCACAAAAATATTGTGTCTTATATGCGTCACGAGTTTTATTGTCAAGAACAACTGTACCATCACGGCGACTTGCTGGCATAGAACCCGCCTTACGAACCAGTAACGTACCAGCCCATGCAGCAAGAGTAGCATCACCAACAACCGTATCAATAGGATCAGTCCATTTCAAATATGCTTTGCCTGAAGCAGCCAGTGTAGCAAGACCAGTCACAGGAGCCAGAGGAATCCCGCCACCGCCGCCAGAACCGCCACTACCAGTTGGGAAAATAGAAACAATAGGCATATATAACCTCCTTTAACCAAGAAGAATAATTGTCACAGGAATATCACGTGTAGGCTTGTCACCATATGCTGTAACAGTAAAAGCACCATCCACCTGACCGCTAATACGCATATCAGCAGCTACAACATCTTCAAGCTGTTCAGTTGTGATATTTTGTCCAATAGTAATCATACCGTTTTGCTCTGCGGTAAGTCCATCAATGGAAATAGTTTGCGAATAAGGTGAATCTTCACTCCATGCAGATACAGACAAAACAGCGTTAATCGCTACACTTAGATTTGCTTTCTCACCAAGGGCTGTATCAATTTTAATCATGTTTGAGTTTGTATTGCCATTGATACTGTTTCGCCAAGCAAGAAATTTTGTTTGTGCATCATCTGTTAAATTAAGATGATAATTTTTAGTTTCACTCAAAATAAAACACCACCCTTTCTTGCATTAACCAAGCAGAGTGATGAGGATAGGAATATTAATTTGTGGTGTATCTCCACGGCAAGAAATTGTAATGGAGCCATCTGCTTGAGCGGTCACAAACATTTCAGCAGCTACAACAGCGTCATATTGTGCATCGCTAAACGCTTGTGGCAATGTTACATAACCATTCTGATCGGCCATAACAGCAGAGACAGATAAAGTCTGTTGCCCATTAACCCAAGCATTTGCCAGTAAAGTAACATTTACTGTTTCACTTGGTTCACAGCTTTCAGCACCATCAAAAGGCAATTCATTATACCGTTTACCACCATATCCAGTTTTATGACGTGTTCTACCATCATCAAAAATTACCGTAATCTGTTCACCATCTAAAAGAATAGGATTTTTAGTTGTCCAATTTTCAACGGTATCTCGCCGTTGCTGAATTGCGCCAACTTTCATTACTTTCTCAGCCATTTTTCACACTCACTTTCTTTTAGAATAAAAAAGGGAAGGCTTTCGCCTCCCAAATTAGCTTCAATCACGCATTGCCACCATCCAGAATGATAGTGTCAGTATCATGCACGACAGTATCAGGCAGAGTATATACAACAGTCTCAGTACCGCCAATTTTTACATTACCGTTAGTATCGGAGGCTTCAACCTTAGTCGCACCCTCTGCAACACCATTCAGCTTAGTCTTATCAGTAGCAGACATGGCACCAGAAGCAGTAGTAGTTGCTTCATCCAACTCCAGACCAGCAGTACCAACCTTCAGGCCATTAGCGTTTGTACCCAGCTTAATAGCAATGATGTTGGTTGCAGAAATCTCAATGCCATCACCAGCGGTATACTCCTTCACAAAGTCCTTAATAGCAAGATAAATGTGGTTCTCATTGCCATCGCCGTCAACAGTGTTCACCACAAAATCAATGTACTTATCACCAACAGCAGCACCAGTATAAGGAGCATCAACGGTATCGACCACCTTAATATCAGCAGACTTAACCAGATAGTCCTTCGGGATGTTAATATCAGCACCAACCGCAGTACCATCTACCTTCACCTGATAAGTAGCAATATAACCGTCATTAGCAGTATCCTTCTTTACAACATCAAATGTATGATCCTTGACATACAGACCATCATCCTTTTTCTCCAAACCATTATCAGCCTCGGCAGACATATTCACACCGATAGTCTTAGCATCCGCATCAACAGTAACAGAGCCATCAGCAGCGGTGTAAGTAGTATCAGCAGTAGTAATCCGCACAACCTCAGTATAATCCTCGTCAGCCAAAGCCTTCGCAGACAGAATCAGGATATGCGGATCAGTAGCATCCTGCTCCAGCTTATATTGAGTATCGGTGTCCTGTACCTTACCAGCAATATATGTGTCAATATTTTTAATCTCTTTTGCCTCATACACGGGCTTAGTAGCAGCCTTTGCCCATTCAGGAACATCCCCCGCCAGAGCTGTAATATAAGGCAAATCATTAAAAGCAGTAGTGCCATCACCCAGCTTCAGCAAAATAGCGGCCTTAGTACCAGCATCAGTATCGGCGGGGATCAGCACAACAATAGGCTCATTCACAGCATAAATAGCATTCTTGGCCTCTAAATTAGCTAAAGTATCACCACGAAGTTTATACTGAACAGCAATAGTCTTAGTAGTAGCCATAATCAATACCTCCTAATATTTTTAAACGTTACCATCAAGAATGATGTAATCACCATTATCTTGCTTTAATTTGTTTACATTCAACGAAACGACCTCCATTGTGCCGTCTTTATTGATAGAAACTTTATTCTCGGAATTACTGGATTTTACAATACCAGCAGTAGTCTCATCACCAATAGGAACATCAGCAGCGACACCCTCTTGGATTGACTTATCTACTTCCGCAAATTTTTCCTGAACCTTTTTGAAATTGTCGTTGATTTTTCTGGCAACTTCTGCGCCAGAATCAGAATTGGATTGTGTTGTACCAGCCCTTAACAACTCATAAACAAAATTCATTCAATTAGTCACCGCCTCCCTTTTTAAGCATACAGAATATAATCTGAACGTAATTCGGCGGTATCAAAAAGGAATCCTTTATAGTCCTCTGGCTGTCCTGCTGGAGCAAAACAGTTACCAGCAACAGCAGGATCGTCACCGCCTCCGGGCGGCTCATACGGAGGACTATGAACTGGATAGAATACGCCCCAATAGAAACCATAAGCCATAGACATATCACATCACCGCCTTAATAAATAAAACAGATAATACAATCGCTTACAGGCTTTTTGAATTTCACATTACGGATTTCAGCGGTATTAGTACCGCCAAGAGCAATACTTGAAAAGTTGCCCAAACCATCCGTGGTGTACTCAAAACCGTCCATAAAAAATTCAGTATAAGCCGCCGTTTTCATGGTGATGTGATATAATTTGTCTGCACGTGAACTTGGCTCCACCTTTTTAATCTGCGCCAAACACCGATCAACTACATTTTCATTTGCCGCAAAATTCTGATGAATCAATCCACCTTGTTTTCTTACCATTACTTCACCACCTTTATAAATCGAGTTCTTTATGTCATTCTGCCAATATCACATAATCAACTTCTTCCAAAGTCATATCATCAAAATCACTCAAAGGATGATCGTCCATTTCTGACAATAACCGATAACGTTTTAGTCCTGCTCTTGCCATACAATCTAAATACATTTCGGTTTGTCCAAAAATAAACTGAATCAAAACATCTGTCATATCCGCAAGTAAACAAAGAGAATTTTCAATCTCGGCAAACTTTTTTAGTTGCCAATCTATATCTGCGCTTGCACTTAAATACATTTCCGCATTTACATCATGCAAAACCTTTTTTAGTACATAATCACTAATAGGTTCTGCAAACATATGTGTAATGGCATTGCCTCCTGTTGTAAGTTGATAAAAAATCGAAGTCGGTGCAACATCAAGATACAAATTAATATCTTCAACACCTACGTTTTTCAAACTCGAAAAGTCAATGTCTGCGGACAACTCAAGACTTGGCATAAATTTTTCCAAACTGCACTTTAATGTTTCAAGTTCATTTACCAGCAACATCATATCAAACTCAGTTCTGTCGAAAGAATGAGCGATAGAATAATCCAGTGGGTCAACAGAAATTTCCAGAACAGAATCACCGCTACTAAAACTTTTTTCCACAACATCCATTTCACTTGCGAACAATTCCATTACTGTTTCACCACTGGTAAGCACACCATTTAATAAATTTACATCAACATCTAAGTGCATTTCATTAAAAATTTTCTCATATACTTTTTCTAAAATGTCATCAATTTTAGCATTTAAAAACACGGCTGAATCAACATTTAAATTCTTACGTATTTCTAAATCGCCCATCGAGCAATACATATAGAGCCAATCATACATAGAGAAAGAATCTCTTTGAACTAACTGCGTGATAATAACATTAATTTCGGTGAGCCGCTTTTTCAAGTAAACATCATAAGTCTGCAACTATCTCACCTACTTTCTTTGTGTGATTTTAAGTTGGATTTGCAAGAGTCAATTTTAAGCTCCCTGTTTTCACCATAACAATCGTTGCGGTTTCAACACTTCGAGATTGTGACAGCACATTATACATAAGCAAGTTGCCATTTACAGGCGCATCGTATAAAACAAAGTGCGTAATTGTACCCCAACTTGCAGAACTCTCAGGAAACGAAATATCGGAATCATTTGTAATCACACCATTTGCTGGTTCGCCTAAAGTAGTCAATTCAACACGTTCATAACCACCAGACGCAAGCGGCTCCGAAACCCCCGAACCATCAATACTTGGTGCAGTAGAACTCAGGCCAAGATAAACCTTACTTGGCAAAGTTGGATTCTTTTTGGTCTGAAACACATTGCCCATGATACAATTCAGAAAATATGTAGAAGTCATACTACGTTCAACCTCACTTTCTCAAATTAAATTTTGTCTTTATTCCAAAAAACTTTCATTGATATTGTGGGCAATAAAGAAAATCCCATGATTAGGGATTTCAGCTTCTCCATCAATATCTTTGATAGTAATTTGATAAATATATTTCCCCCATAATCCCAAAGTATCTGCTGGTAACAAATCTACAGAAGCAATATTTTTAACTCCTGTCTCATCATCGCCAATGCTAAATGTAAGAGATTTTGAGATCAATGGATCGCCAGTCTTATCAGAATAGTCCACTACTGCAAAATTACCTGTGCATCCATCCGCATTAAATGGAACTTTCTTTTCTGTTAATAGCCTCCAGCGGAGGGTTTGAGACTGACCAGCAACAAACACGATTTCAGGCAAAGTAAATACATCATGTCGCATAATAATCACCCTCCATAATTCAAAGGAAATTCACATATAAAATCTAAAATGCAATTCCCCTTTACTTCCAATTTGTTCATCCCCTTTTTTAATGGTAGCCAATTAAAATTAAAATACCGATACAAGTTAGAATAACTCGTATCAGACGATTCAATCTTTCCAAGTTCATTATCAATAGATATTGTAAGAAAGTGGCTCTGTGGCAATCCAGTAAATTTCAACTCTATATTGTCACAAGATTTATTTATAATGGAAATTGTATTGCTGCCATTTAGCTGAATGTTCAACTTAGGATAATATAATTTTTGAATAGTAGATCGACTGATTAGGTTTATAATTGTATTTCCGCTACAAGAATAATGAAATTTTTGGGGAAACATATATCCAAACGGAGAGTCGCAAGTAATTTTAGCTGAAAAAGCCCAAGGCAACCAAGACAACTGAATCGGAGTTAATTCGCTTATGACACAATGGTATCGAATAACTTCCAAATCTGGTTGCTCTATCTCAAGCCACTTATATTGTGTAGTTGCTGTTAGCCAATTTGCAATAGCATCCATCTCATAGCGGTCAAGATGTTCATTCATTTTAATGGCAAGAGGATCAAGGCCAAACACTAATTTAAATTCTAATGGACTGTTGAACGTCCTGCCATATAAAAAAGTCCGTCCTCTGGACGGAATCACATCAGTTTGCAGTTCACCAGCACTGGCAAAGGGAGTAGCTTCATTGTCGTTTCCATCAATATCAAAAATACGAAGCCCATATTCTTCACACGGGATACGGTTATAAGAAAACTTTTTTGCAAGAAAACCCATCTACTCACCTCGCTTTCATATTATTAGGGCTTTTCTTCATCCTTCTGACTTGGAGGCGTAATATTACATTTAACCAAAAAAGCTAATGTCTCCTGCAAAATTGTAAAACATGCTGCAAGATTTCCCGCATTCTGCGCACCAGATACAGCAATACCACCATCTAAAGTTTTACAAACCGCATCAATGCGCTGCAATACATCATTTTTATCCTTAATATTTGTATCCATATAAATCTCCTTTTCAACTAAATCATATTGTTTAAGCAGTTAGCCAATGTCGTAAAATACCAGCCATAAACTGTATCGCCACGGCTTACAGTATTAATTCCCGTTGAATAGTGCAAGCCAATATTAAAGCGAAGTGAATTAAATCTTGTAGCTGTTAAGACCTTATCCCTCGAACTCATTAAAGTAGATGAATATGAAGCAAAGTTATTACTCCATCCCCATCCTTTTGCATCAACAATCTCTTTCACTTTATTAACCATATCATTCCACACTAAATATGAAAAACTACTTAACTTACCATTACTTCTAATGGCAGAATAAGCAGCACTTGTTTGTGAAGCTGACGCTTCTCCGTTTGATCGTGACCACGACCACGGCTCAATAGAGGGAGAATCCGTTTCAGCGGTCGTATCTAATTCAACTACTTTTGTCCATCCGGGGGCAGTAATAGATACAGAAATGTCATATGTAGTTCCAGCTTTTAAACCAGAAAAGGTATATGTTCCTCCAGAAGAAACTTTCCCACCAAGGGTAGACGTACCATTTCTTCTTCCATTTAAGTACCATGTACATACTCGATCTGAACGTTCATATGTTGTGTCAAGTCCTCTTATTTGGACTCTGATAGAAGTTTCCGTTGTTGAAAGAATTGCTATGTAGGCCATATCTCACTCCCTTATCCAAATGTTGCTGAAATTCCTGTTACTGTAGCTCCTGAAAAATCACAATATCCAGTAAATGAGGTTCGATTAAATCCCCAATAAGCATATGCTCCTGCTGGACTCCAAAACTCTATTTCAGGACTAAAGCCAGTATCAGCATAACCAATATTCAACATATGATAAAGCGTATTGCCAAAATATCCATACATGCTGTACCCACCTGTCCATCGGTTTGAATAATTGTTTTTTGGTTTCACAACAAATTCATCCGCATAAATAGTTGGACTATAAATTTCAGTTCCATTAATAAACGTACCATTATTAAACTCGCCATTTGCTATTCTACGTGCAAGTCTTTCGGCTTCATACGCATCATCTGCGGCATCATAGGCTGCATCAAGAGCCTCATTTGCGGCATCATAGGCCCCATTAATTGTATTAGTAACAGAAGAACTCAAGTTTGCCCAAGTAATAGAACCATTTTTCAATGTCAAATTACCTTGCATACTAACATTCCCGTTCTGATCAACATAAAAGTTGTACCCATTATTTGCATACCTGTTAGGCCCAACACGAATACCAATACCTTCTATCCATCCACCTCCAGCCGCAGCAGACAATACCCCACTAACCCTTGCCGCACTTAACACACCGCTAAACGTACCATCAGTAGCTTTTATTGATCCATCTTTTTTTACCCAAAACTTTGCGTTCGCTGGATTCTCTGCTCCAGCCCAAAAAGCATATTGAGAGTAATAACTTGTACCACCATTCAATGCTACTCGATTAGACCCGCTGCCTGAATATAAATAGCTGGATGCAATTTCCCAACCGCCAATAGAGCCAGACGTAGCAAGAATTTTTCCCTTAAAATAGGCGTTCCCTTTCATATCAAGCCAGAAATTAGCGTTTGGTTGATCTCCAGATACTAAATCATTAATAGAAGTGATGCTGCGATTTCCAGTCGTTCTTACTCCTGTTGGCTGACCTTTAGAGTTATAATAGAATAAGGTGTTTTTATTTGCACCAGCTACAATGCCAAAGATTGCTCCAAGGTCAATGCGACCACCAGAACTACCATAAAGATTAAAAGAAGCATTATGCAACGAAGCACCTTCAGCATCCACTTTGAATACTGCTACACCACCATCTGTTTTTTCACTTTCAATGACAAGCTGAGAACCAGCAAGAATTGTCCCTACAATCGCAGGAGCAATAATGCCAAACATTGAACCTAAGTTCTTATCAATAAATTCTCCAATACCAATAGTTGCAGTATTCCAGCCATCTTTTGTGAACATCAAAGCATTATGAGCCATCCAAATCTGTTCAGGTTCATAATCGCCACTGGTTTCGTTATACTTCCTACATCGTAATCCAGCCGGATCAATAGTAATTTGTTCATGATCTCCCGATAAAATACGATTTTTCATAGTGTCAATCGCATTTGTCATAAAATCTTTAACTTGTGTTTTTGCACCGCTGTTTACAAAGTTACTATAGTTATACTGGTTAAAATCAAGCGTACTTCCCATTGAAATGCTTTCTTTCAACAAATCCTCTAATGTAGCTTCATTCAATGAAAAAGCATCACCAAAGTCAATCTGAAAGTCAGATGGATTATCGAAATCAATGGAAACAGCAACTACAATCGGAGACAATACACCTTGGTCAGTATGCAAATAAATTTTCTCGCCTAATTCAAGTTCTTTTGCAAATTGGGAAAAATATTCTAAGGCCAGAAAATTAATACTGGACACTGAAAAACTATGTGTTGGAGACGATAACCGCTGAAGGCATTCAACGCCATACTCAAACAATTCCCATTCAACGGACATTTTCTGATATTCAGTCACTTCTTGTGTTAAATATAAAGTCGAAGATGTTGTCTTGAATTGCAAGGTATTAGTTGAACTTGTTGCATTTGCACTCAAATTCCCTGTCATTGCAATAGTGCCTCCGGGGAATGATTTGCCGTTTAACTTTCCGTTCTCCAAATATAACGATAATACGAATGACAAATCACGATTTACCTGTAATGTTCCATGAACAATTTTCGAATCAATAGTTACATTGGAATTATTTGTGTTAATTGAACCGCCACGAACAATGTAAAATGTAATATCGTCCCCATAAGGTGTCTTGGTAACAGAGGTGGCATTTACAATGTTGAAAATTGCAGACAAGCCACGGATAGTCTCAGTGTCAACCGCATAAGAGTCTACAGATGTTGCCACAAAATTGCTATCAGTTAATGATCCACAACGAAAATAACGATCCAAGATAATCAATTCGTCTTGTGTAAAGAAAGACGAAAAAGAAGTTCTCTCATTAATAGTTTTCAATTCACGTTTGAAACTATCAATTTTGTTTTGTACACTCTGCAACAAGTTTTCTTGTTGCTTGATTTCAGACTCCTTGGAACGAATCTGACTATTCACCTTATTTAAATCCGACTGTAATGCCTTATCAACAGCTATGGCCTGAATGATAACCGCTTTTTTAGATTCTAAAGCGGTCAGTTCACCCTTTAAATCTGCCAGCACTCCATCTTCAGTTGTGTAACGACTTATCTGCATATTTTGGGCGATAACTAATTGATAATATGGCTCTTGATAACTTTTAAAGGTATCTTTCCATTTGTTCCAGCTCGTTATCATTTTATCAGAAAAGTAACTGCTGTTCATATACGCATCAAGGTTATAAATACGGTTTGTTCCCATTGGATTAACGCTTCTTATTGATACCCCATCTGCTCCATTTACATCCAAAACTGTAACTAAATCATCTGTACTCTCTTTTATCTCAATTTCCTTGATGAGATTGCTGGTTGAAAGATACACTGGCTTTACATTTACTATATCATTAATACTGCGAACATTAATCTTACGTTTATATGTATCAAACTCAAAAATACACCCGTATGTCTTTTGTAGGTCCGACTTCATCCAATCATAGATGTTTTTCCCATCTGTACTGAATGTTCTATATTTCCCAATCAAATCATCCGAAACCGATCCAACACTCCATGACTTAACTTCTGATAGAATAATCCCAAGTACAGTGCTGTCAGGAGAAAACGGATTCCAGAAATTATAGGTTCCTTCTTCCAAAGAGATCGTTTTATTTGTAAACTCGTATTCTAAAGAGTAACCTGTACATTTCTTTTTCTTAGTTACACCATCATATGTCTCTTCAGGATTTCTTAAAATAAACTGCCCATAGCCTTTTACATCAACAATCCGCATTCCTGTTAAGAGGTCATATTCTGGTAAAATTTCGCCATTCATCCACGCAGGATATTCAAAATTAATTTCAGATACATCATTATAGCAAAACTTTCCTGATGGATTTAAAATATTGGTTAAGAATCCAATCGCCATGTCATCTAAATTACGTAAAATAAATTTAGGCCGTTGTTCTAAAGAAATTTTTGAAAAATCAATTACCACAAATAAGCCCTCCCTTCCCAAGATTGAAGGGGAGGATTTACCTCCCCCTTTACGGTTTCAATGTCGTGCCAAGGCTCTTATGTCCCCGCTTTATAAAGCTGTCAGTGATTTGCTGGATCGTACTTTGACTAATTTTCCTTGTCAACTGCTTAATCTCCGCATCATCCATCTTTTGTGCTGGATAGATTTGTACTGGAACATCAATATTAAAAGTGTCACCGCCCTGTCTTACAACCGCTTGTGCCTGTTTCGCATCCTGCTTAATTTGTTCTTGCATTTTAAGTTCTGCTAAATCAGAGCCAGAAAACGAATTGAAAAGTTTCCCGTACTTACCTAACAGCGTTTCCGCAAAATCAAGTGTACGATATAAAGGTTCTTGCTGTTTTTCGGTAATAACAGCCTCACCCTTCTCCAGCTTTGCGAAGATTTCTTTCTGCTTTAGAGTAGGCTCATCCCCAACAATGCCGCCAGTATGATATACACTATAAGGATAAGTCTCATACAGCTTCGGCCCACCAACTCGATCCAGATACCAAACACCATCATCACCACGTACAGCGGTACGACCAATCAGCGAAGTCAACTGCTTACCTAAATCAAGGTTTGCTTTATTCAGTCTGGCTTTGCCAGCAGCATCCGCACTATGATGTGCCGCCGAGTTTTCTTTCATCTGGTGAACAATATTTTTCACTTGCCCCAAAGTCTGGCTTCCACTGGTGTCATAGTTTCCAGTAGCACCAATCGCAGAGCCGCCTTGAGGTTTCCCGCCAGAAGAACCGCCGACTACATTAGAACCAGAACTTGACTCATATGATGCAATCTGCCGTTGTGTCTCCAGAATAGCATTTAAATAACTGCCATACTGTTGAACCGCTGCGCTTGCTGCATCCCATGCTTTGGTGATTTCATCGTTAGTAACAGAGCCATATTCATAGTTCCAGTTAATCAAATCCTGATATAACGTGTTCCAATGATTATTAATCCGATCAATGGCAAGCTGATACAGCTTTTCTTCAGAAGAAATTGTATTCTCCAGAATGTCAATTTCTTTCTGCTTTTCCTTTTCATAAGAATCAGCCATATCATCAAGCATATCGCTGGTAGCGTCATAGGCATGATCTGATTGATAATCCGCAAGGTCATTAATCTTTTCAGAAAGTTCCTCTTGCAGTTTGGCCTTTTTCACCGCTGCTTCACGACTATCATCCAAGTCAAGCGCATGAATTTGTTTCTGTAAATCCGCAATTTCTTTCTGCTTGTCTGAAACAGTCTTTGTATAATTATCTTTTTCCTTTTCCAGTTCAAGCGACTTCTTTTGTAAATCTACGATTTCCTTATATGCGTCAACCTGATCCTCCAGAGCCTTAACCTGATTCTTGACTTCCTGTTTAATCATTTCTTCAACGTATTTAAGCAAGTCCTCAAGTGCGCTGGCCTGATCCTCGACAGCCTTCTTTGCCGCCCCATCAACCTTACCAATACTGGTAATAGCAACGTCCGACAGAGAACGCAAAGCATTAATGCGGTTCAAAGCGTTATTGTACTGTTGCTGATCCAGCCCTAACAACTGCAACTGCGCATATACCAAATCCCAAGTAGAACTTGAGGCCGCATTTGTTGCTGTAGTAAGATTCATAAGTGCTACAACATCATTATCAGCCAATGCCTGTCTAAGTTGCTGAACATAGTTTAATGCTGTTTCAATCGCCATCTGCTGTGTACGAGCAGCGATTACCTTTTGAATGTTTTCCTCATTGATAACCAACATCCCATTTTCATCTTGCAAATAGGCCAGATTCTCAACACCAAGTTTAGCAATCTCTTGGAAAGTAGAGACTGTTATATAACCACTTTCAGAAAATTCCTTTGCCGCATCTTTAAGAGTATCATACAGGCCAGTAATTTGATCCAGAGCATCATGAGCATTATCAACTACCTGTTGCCAAGCATCGGCAGATACAGTCTTGATTTCATCATAGTAATCCCACCACAAGTCCTCCAGCTTTGTAATTTCATCGCTGGTATCTGCATATCCGAGAGAACGATAATATTCCGCTTCTTGACGAACCGCCTCTTGCATAGCCCGATAATGGTCAACAATCTCGCCTGTGTTTCGAGTAATCTCGCCACGGTCATTTGATTCAATCGCATGATTAAGCAGATTTTCATTCTTTGTAATTGCATTTTCATGTTCTTTAGCCGTATTTTCATAAATGGCAATATTAGCTTCTTGAATCTTGTATGCTAACTCCACCCAAGAATCAGAATTTTCCTGATTAGCTTTATTAAGTTCCCCTAATGTATTAATCAGACTTTCCGTATCTTTCCGAAGTGCATTTGTAGCTTCTTGCAAAGAGCCATATTTGCCTTTACTATCTGCGGTTAATTCATTTAAATGCTCCAGATTCTTAACAAAGAAATTATTCTTGTCAGGATCATACTCAACATCAAATCCAAGCTGGCGAAGTGATTCAGTACCATCTTTAATAGTTTGATCACGTAATTCATTCAAATCATGAAGCGCATCTTGTTCCTCTTTGTAAACACCAATTAATTCTTGCTGAAGTTCAATTTGTGTTCTTAGATCATTGGTATTTAAAAGTTGAGTTTCTAAGTCGCTTTTCTTAATTTGAACACGGTTAAGCCGCTCGATTGCTTCACGGTAATCATCAATAGCAGCAATATATTCTTCAATCTCTTTTGTTGAGGAACCAGAGCCGCTTTTAAAATTCTTGAGTGGTGCATTTTTTAATGCTTGCAAAGCCGCAATCTGACCATCAATTTGAGAAATGGCCTTCTGATAAGAAGATATATCAAGTTCAACCTGAGATACAAAATCTTCTAAGGACGCACCCTTAAAATCAAAATCAAAGTCAAACCCATTAAATTCGCCAGAAGTAATATTTGTCTTAATTTTGTCACGTAATTTTCCACCAAAAGAGCCAGCAAATTTTGTTACAGAACCTTTAACTACACCATTTGCCATACCCTCAATCGCTTTGGCACTTTCATGGGCTTGTTTTGCCACAGAAGCAATATCGGTCTTGGCTCTTTCCATATTCTCATAGATGCCCATAGCGGCATTATAAGCTGCTGCATTAAAATTACCATCTACATCAGTACAAACATCTCTTGCAACACGATCAAATTCCTCTGCATTCAAGGCCATTGATTGTGCCGCTAACTTATACGCCTCGGCTTCATCAATACCATTATCAATTAATGCCTGAACCATTTCATTAGATGCTTTAATACGATACTCTGCAACCTCTTTTGCTACCTGACCTTCACCTTCACCAACATTTTTTGCCAGTTCAAGTTGTGCCTGTGCCGCTTGCATCTTTGCTTCAAGAACAGTCTTATCAGCTTGAAGTTCTGCGATTTGTGTATCAATTTGAGTATCTAATTCTTTCTTTTTGCTCGTTAAGAAACTATTTACAACTTCTTTATTTAAGGCAATTTGCCCATTAGATGACACTTGGGCATTATTAAGAATCTCTGGATATACTTTTGCAAATTCTAACGCCTTGTCCAAGGACATAGTAAAACCGTTTGCTACTTGAGCCTGTAAATCTGCAAGTGTCTGGAATGAATCAGAAACAGAATCAATCGTATTTGCTATATTAATGAAATTATTAAGAGCGGAGGCATAAGCATTTGTGTCACCAGTAATGCTCCCATATAAACTGCTATAAAGTGTTAATTTCGCTTGATTTGCAGCAATGGCCTCTGTGTTTGCATTTATCTCATCTGTTGTATCTTTGATTTTTTTATCCCAAGCCGCTATTGATGAAGTATCACCAATACTCATACTCTTATTGGTACGATACATTTCTAAACTTTGAGCCAGAACTTCATTTCTTTCTTCTAAAGAACTAATCTCTTTTTGAATTTCATCTATATCGCCCAACATTTTAGTATTGGCATTTTCTTTCCACGCCTCAGTATTGAGTTTAATTACACCATTTTCTTCATACAGATAATCAAGGTAATTAGCTTCGGCCTCTGCCAAATCAGCAATCGTATCAGGTGATAACCCACCCCCACCAGCCATTTCTTCTTGCGCCGTTGCCAGAACATCATAAGCAGACTGCAAATCAGACAACGTTTCTGTAAGATCAGAAAGTTGAGCAGAATAGCGGCCTGTGGATTCAGCATTACTATCGGTTTCGACTTTTAATGCGTTATAATGACTTGCCAATTCATATGCTGTATAACCAGAATCCTCCATCCACTTTGCAAGTTCTTGATACTGACCAGCTAATTCATTAATTCTCTCTGCTGTTAAACCACCCTCAGACCCCTCGCTATTTAATACGTCCTTCAAATCATTAGGAAGTTTTTCAAGTAAAGATGTAAAATGTTCTGCTGGGTTGATACAAGCATCAATCGCATCAGCAAGGTTATTCCAATTCTTAACATCATCGCCATCACCAACAAAATTATCAATATAATCGTTTTGCAAAGTTTGACTAAGTGAAAGCAACTCGCTTCGGATTGAAGCCATTTCTGCAATTTGACTATCGGTTGCATTTTGACCTAAACCTTCTAATTCCTTATATCTTGCAATCAGTTGGTCAACATAATCATCAAATCCAAGTTGTTCTGGATATTGTAATTTATTATTGCCCTCTAACATCAAATTCTGATATTCAGAATAAAGATTTATTAGTCTCTCTTGTTCCTCTTCACTGAACTTATCCCAATTTTCAGACCAACCATTATGCCATTCTTCTAATGCTTTAAAACCTTCTGCATTATTCGCTCGAATAGCATCTGCATCAAACAGCATATACATTCCGGCATTAGAATTATAATATTCGTTATTATAATCTTTAACCAAACTCTTATTAGATTTATCTGCTGCCTCTTGAGCAGCTTCATTCTTTAACCGAATTTGACGTTCTAATTGTGCATTGGTTTCTAACAGACGATCCAGTTCCTCTTGTTCAACGAGAGTTATTCTACCTTCATCAGATAATTTTTGAAGTTCAGCAATACGATCTTTTGTTGTCTTTAATTCGGAGTTTAGTCCATCAAGTTCACTTGCTAAATCATCATATTCTTGCTTCAGTTCTTCAGTTGTCTTGTGAAATTTATTGAACAGATTAATTGCCATTGGAACTATTGCGATTAAGAGAGAAATCGCAGTTACAGCAATCATAAAAGGATTTGCTGCCATAACAGCAGTTAATCCACTCATAGCCGCAGACAGACCGCCTGTAGCAGCGGTAGCAGCGGTTTCAGCGGCAGTAAAAGTTGTAGCTGCTACCGCATCTTTTATTTGCGCCTTTTCAAATCCAGCAGCACTCATTGCAGCCATCGTTGCTTGTTCAGAAAATTGCAATGTTGCCATTGTTGCGGCTGTTTGTGTAGCCGTAAAACCAGATGCCTTTAAGGACGAAGCAACTTGTTCTGCACTAAGACCACTTAAACTAACAGTTGCGGCTATTTGTGCCTCATTTAATCCTTGTAACGATAAGTTCAAAGAATCAAATGTTGCTTTTGATATACTTCCACTAACAGCAATTTCTTTTAATATAGCAGAAACATTACCTATGGATTTAAGTGACATTTCAATAAAATACTCTTGCTTCTTAATGGGAATATGTTATAATATGGTTGAATTAAATTAATTGTTGGAGGATGATATAATGTCGCTCATTAAATGTCCAGAATGCAACAAAGAAATTAGCGATAAATCAGAAGTTTGCATACATTGTGGATTTCCAATTAAAGCCCAATCAGAATTGTTAAAACCGCATACGTGTAATATAAATGGCAAAATTATTGATTTTTCAAACGTTTATAATGCAATTCCAATATCAAGAGATGACTATTTAAAGTTAGATATTTATGATCAATTTAAATATAGTAAGCAAGTTGTACAAAATATCCAATCTACGATTTCTATAAATAGCCTTGCTGCTAATTATCTTGCTGAACAAATTCTTGAAACAGGAGAAATACCTAAAGAATTTGATGCAATTAAATATGAAGCACAGGACAATCAAAATAAAATTGATAGGCAAAATATCATGCAAATTCATTGTCCTCGTTGTGGTTCCACTTCTATCACCACAGGAGCCAGAGGTGTAAACTGGACGCTGGGCTTGATTGGAGCCAGCAAAACAGTCAACCGTTGTGCCAAATGTGGACATACATGGACTCCACATAAGTAATTGAATTTCTTACGCCCCTCTCAGGACTTGGTAAAGAATAGAACTAAATTCATAAAGGTTCTATCCACTATACATTATAAGTCATAAACACTTATGGCGGTTTATGGCTCAAAGAATCGGTAGTCTCTGAGGATTCAGGCCACTAAGGTCTGTGTCCTACTGATTGCCTCTTGTCAACAGTCCGTAGCACAGGATCACTCCTGCTTTTATCTCAGCATAGACCATCCAGATAATTTTTTCTGCTTTCGCAACATTCACGCCTATCATTACTGATTACGTTGTAGTTTATCTGGCCCTTGAAGGCTTTCCAGTATTTACTTCTTTGATTATTTTAGAACTCCCATCACTATGCTTTGTTAGTTACGCCATATTGTAACTTTCTCAGCATAATTAGACTCACTATCATCCATAGGTAGTGTGTGATCTTATCACTCAATCCAAGTTCTTTACAAATGCAGCAATTCCAACTCCAGCAAGTGCCGTTCCAAACGGCCCAATTAATGAAGTCACGAAATCAATCGCACTGGCTAAACCAGTAAGCATATCAATAATTACACCAATTTCTTCTCGCTTAAACAAATTCTGAAAAATTCCTGTGCCAGTTTCTTTCAGCGCATTCAATTTAAATTCAAGCGATTTGGTGATAATCTCCATTTCCGCATCTGCATTACCAGCACTCTCAGCCATGTTATTCATTGCCTTTTCCGCAGCTTCAAAGTTTTGCAGAATAGCTTGACCAACGCTGGCTCTATTCTTGCCGAACAGCTTCTCCATCAACTGTTGCTGTTGCTTTTCGCTAAGATCATCATAAACCTCAGAAATATCTTTTAAGTATTGATAAACTGATTTATAATGTTCTTGTGTTTCATCCGTAAACAAAGAAACACCTTGAGAATTTTCAGTTGCCTTCGTCAAATCATAAACTTCACCAGTAATATTTGCAAGTTCTTCTGAAAGTTCTCCTGTTTCCTCATCATACCCACGCACACGCATAGAAATACTACGTAGAGCGTTACCAACTTTTGAATCATCTTGGGTAATTTCTTGTGCCGCAGTAAACAGCGCAACGTTTTCTTCCAATGTGGAGTTCATCGCCGCCATAGCTGACGCTGAATTTTGTAAGCCATTAATAATCTCTGCATTTGACGTTGCTGCCGTATTGCCAACGATATTAATTTTCGACATTACGCCATCAAGCACTTCTTCAGCCTCAATACCATAGGCTTTCATGACACTAACCAATCCAGTTGTTGCCGTTCCAATATCTACGCCTGGGGAGATTGCTGAGAATTGAGCCGCCAGTTTCGCCATCATTGTGGAACTGGTTTTGTCGCTATAGCCCAAACGTGACCAATCCGCCGCTGACTGAATAATATCCTTTGTTGTTACACCAAGTTTCTTAGCGGCATCATTAGCTTCTTCATAAAAAGAAACCAAATCTGATCCAGACATTGTAGTTGTCTTTTGCAAGTCAACCAATGCTGTATCAAGTTCAACAACTGTATTTACGCCTTCTTTGATTACGGAAATAATTTTCCGTATAACCATTACTCCGCTTGTTAGACCAAGCAGTTGTAAAGTAGTATTTTTAAGAGAAGTTGCAAATTGACTTGTCACAAGGCCAGCAACTTTAGCTTCAGACTTTATCTTAGCCAATTCTGCTCTTGCTTTAGCAAGCATTATTGGATCACTGTTATTGGCTAAAAGGGCTTGTATTTCACGTAACTTATCACCATATACTTGAGCGGCCTTTGTATTCTGATTCATCCATGATTCAATAGAATTTGAAAGAGTGGATGATTTCGTCATTGTCAACTGTGCCGCAGTATCATCTTTAACAGCTTTTTCGTGTTCTCTTGTAGCCTGTTCCGCAGCTTTTGATTGCCTTGCCATTATGTCAAGATCATTAGATACTCTTTTGATTATTGCATCATATTGGTCATAGGCATTAATAACTTGTGCATTATTTGTACTTGTTGCAATAGTTTCTGCCAAAGAACGCAAATGTACAAAATTGCTTTGTATAGATTGAGCAGAACTATCAGAGACATTTTTCAAGGCCAAAAACTTAGTTTCTAAAGCACTAATACTATTTTCTAATGAATTAGACTTTGCTTGATCACGATAGTTGTTTGCTGTCTGCATAATAGCATCAGCAACTTTTCCTTCTGCTATTGCTAATTTGCCGGCGTTTTCAGCAGTTTGAATAACATAATTATTAAATTCTTTAGAGTAGTTAATTAATTCAGGATGGACACTTACAGTTCTTTCAATTTCAGATGTAATTCTACGCCTATATTCATACTGTAATTGAAGTTGATCATTAAGTGCTTTATATTCATTTGAATCCTTACCTTTTCCAACCATAGATTTCTCAAGGCCAGAAATTTTACCCTGAATGGTTTGTAAGGCTTGATACTTTCCGTTTAACCCTCTAAGTTGTTCTTGGAAAACTTTTACGTCTGCTTTCAATAAATCAAAACCATTTAAATAAGCTGTCAATGAATTATTATCAAAAGCATTACTTAATTTCCCAGTTAATTCAGTAATCCGATTTTTAAATTCTGCTGTTAAGACACCAGCATTATCGAGATGACTTTCAAAAAGGGCTAATTTTGATAGTTCTTCTTCTTTGATAGGCGCAATATCCTTAGTTCTAAGCTGAGTGGCAACATATTCCGCATTTTGATATTCTTTTGCCAAACGCTTCAAATCTGCAATCTGAGAACTAATATTCGACCTTTGCTTTTGTGATAATGCACCATCGGAACTTTCCAGTTGTTCAATTTGAGTTTTTATTGATTGATATTGTTTTTCTAATTCTCTTAAATGACTTTCATCATTAACACTTTTAGGAGAATTTTGATTAGTATAAGCGGATGCAATATCTTTCAACAAAGACTTCTGTTGAGACAAATACTTAACTCGTGCATCATTTTCGGCCTGTGCCTTTTTTGCTAAAGTATCTTGTTCTTTTTGCTGCGCTTTTAAATTGTCTGTGATTGCAGTTTGTGTCCGTACAACTTCTCCCGTTTCTACATTGAATTGTTTTGTTATAGAGACAAGTTTACCTTGTTCCGTTGAACCTTGAATCATCAAGTTCAAAAGTTTCTGTGTAGATTCAGTTCCATCATCTTCGGCTTTTTTCACTTCAACCCATTTATGCTGAACCTTTTCCAAAGCAATATTCATAGAGGTGAATTCTTTCATTAATTCTTTCGCACCAGAATCACTAATCTTCAAGCCAGACAGTTCACTTTTGATACGTTCAATGTTACTTTGTTCAAGGCTAATATTGACTTTAATATCTTTCACAGTCAAAGACTGATTAAGTTGCTTGGCAATGTTATTAATCTGCGAAGTGATTTGCTCACTCCGAATATTATCAATCTTGGCACTTAAAGTAATTTCCTTTTTGCCAATATTAGTCAACACTCGGTTTAAGTCTTGATCCATCTGTTCTGTAGTTTTTGCTATATCTAAACCTAATACAATCTGACCATCCACATCAGGCATTCAATTCACCTCCATTATAAAAAATGTCGCCTCCTTCAAAATGAAAGAGGCGATTTTATTCTTCCCAATAATATTTATCAGGTCTTTTTATCAACTTTACTTTAATAGGTAATGTCGTTTTATTGTTGAAATCCGCAATTCCTTGTTCAACAAAATGCTCCGATTTGCGATAAACCCAACGTTCCTTATGAGCAAATCCATCAAAATACCAATCCTTCTGTACAACAAATCCATCATTAATAAGCCAAAAAACGTTTGCATACTTGTGATTGGATTCATTGAATATTGATGGATGCTTAGAATTTTGGATTTTTAACGTGATTGTAAGAGAATTGCCATCCACTTGAATATCCGCAAGATCAGACGTTGAGATACAATCTCCCATTGTCTCACGATTAATTCTATCTTGAATACAATCTCTTAAAAGATTAGCTGCCTTTACTAACTCTTGTGCTAATGTCAATCCAGATGGTGCTTTTACTTTTGATATATCAAGACTTTTTATAATCTTGTCTAATGACATGATTACTTCCCATCCGAAATTGGAATTATATTACTGGCCTCCATACTAACACTGTCCATTGCATTTGTAATCTGCGTTAATGTCTCTAAAAATTTCTTGTTTTCCTCTACATCATTAACAGCAGCTAACAGCGGTTTTAACATTACCAGCGGGTTAGAAGCCTTTCGTGCATTAATATCTTTTACATAGGCTAACTTATCAGCAACCATCTGACGCAATTCCCCAATTAAAGCCTGATACTTTGTATCTGTAACATTCTTCACAAGGTTAATTGCCTTGCACAGTTCATAAGTCTTTTCAATATTAATAAGTGTAGATTTCTCGCCTGTTTCATTACCTGTATCATCCAAAACAGGAATTACATCTTCGATGGGTGGAACATTAGTTGTCATCTGGAGCAAAGTAATCATAAACAACGGATCAAGATATTGCGGCATAAAATCTCCATCTTCATCAAAACAAGGCATCACAACACGATCAACGAAAATACCCTTTTCAGGAATTGTCAAAGATGTTTTAAGAGCAATCTCCATAATGACAGAACTACCATCTTGCGGATCAGTCAGCTTCAATACAGTATCAGTAGAATTGCGCTTATAAACATCCATCAGCATATTAATAGATTTCTTTGTAATCTTTCCCATATCAATTCTCCTTTAATTTAATATTTGTAATTTCAATTTCAGTGCGTGGATATTCCTTGTCCACATAACATTCCAGCGTTAAGGAAATAAGATGTGTGCTATCATCGTCAATTATAAATCCGCTTTCTGTAAATCCATCTAAAATGAATTTTGGCGATGCTGCGTCAACATCATGTCTGCGATTTGTTTTATAATATGTAGTAAATTTCATTTCACATTTATCAATGTGTAGGTTAGCGTAACCTTGTTCTTTAATGAACCAAACTATGAAATCTTTCCAACGTTGTTTTAAAGCATTCATCATAGGACGCTTCATTATCATCCATTGATTTAGCAACGGGTGAATTGGTTTATCTATTGGCCTTTTTGTTGCTTTAGGATGCAATCTAAAATAAAACTGTTCGTACTTTTCCAACGTATTATTATCAATAACCAATCGCATATTCTCTACTTCATTCACATTAATCCTCCCATAAGACTAAAAAGGGGAGGGCATCAAACCCTCCCACTTTTACTCATTTGTATTCTTGCGTGGTCTACCACGAGTGCGCTTTTGCTCTGATTTGTTGTCATTGTTCTTCCTGTCATCCGTAGACACTACTGCATCAGGGGCTTCAGAAGATTTCTGACGTGCTACCTGAACACGGCGCAAATATTCAGCACCGCATTCAGGACTACAAGCAACTTCACGATAATTGAAAGCACCAAGCGCACCACTTGTCTTATTGCAAGGAGTAAACATCTTTCCACACACACGACACGGAATAGTATGTACTGCCATATTCAATCACCTCAATTATGCAAAAGTCGCCTTCTTAAAATTCAGTGTAACAATCTCTGTACCATCAACCTCAATAGTAAAAGTGGTATTTTTATCAGAAACCCGGAAAAGAATATCAGGATCAAATGCCATATTCTCTTTACCAGCTTTTGCTACGCCATTGGTTTTCAAAGTCATCTTCGTTCCTGTCTGTGTAAGACGCAGCGGGAAATAATGTCCAGACTGTTCATTTACATCAGCGGAATTAAACTCAGTAAAACCACTCACATTTTTAAGTGTGCCTGTCACAGAGCCATCAGTATACACCTTAATATCTGTTCCAATCAGATCGGAAACAGGCTTGCCCAATAGAGTCTGACCTTGGGCTGGAATGGTAAGGCGGTCAGACCCAATTAAGGGTTTCCAGCCGCCCCCGTATCATCAGCATCCTCGGCATCTGCGCCAAAGACTGTCAAATCCCAAAACTTAGTGCCACCAGTAGTACAAGCAGAAGCCAAGCTGGTTGCCTCAAAGCCATGAGTAGTCTGACTATCACCCATTGCAAGATCAAATGCACCAGTAAAGTCAGCATAAGGAAGATAGAACTGAATGTGATAAATGTTGTGGCACTTATCTTCAGCCAGACCATCCACATACATCTCAACAGTTTCAGAATAGTTATCAGAAATATTGCTGATAACATCACCCTCAACATTGCGAGTGTAATACACAACAATAGCTGTACCATTCTCAATCTCATCAGCAGCAAATGTCAGTTCCTTGGTCGCAGGATCATAAGCAAACTTACCCTCGGCAGCAGTAGCATCCTGAGACAGCCGCTTCTTGATAGTGCCATCAGAATTCTTAACAATCACTTCCTGAATCTCATTACCAGCAGTACCAACGGCCTTATACTTGGTAGTGGCCTTATTATCAGTAACCACCAGATAATCAGGGAACTTGACAGGAGTAGAAGCCCGATGCTCACCAGCAGAACCGACCTCAACCTCAACAAGACCCATAGACACCATACCGTTAGTACCAGACACGGTAACAGACTTATTCTGCTTCAACTGACCAATAGTGCGACCACCCTTACCAGTCAGAGCAGTATTATCCTGACTATTGGCAATAGTAGCATTCTGCAATTCATCCAGAGTAAACCGATGTGCGCCGCCATTAATACCAAACGCCATAATAGTCTCAAGACTTGTAATAGACAGATCATTAACAACAACCTTAGACATATTGAATCCTCCTTTATTTTTACAAAATAAAAATCACCAGAATGTATTATTCCGGCGATAACCAACTAATTTTCTCCCAATCAATTTTATCTTTATCAACAGTTCCAAAGTAAACACCGTTCATCGTCTGATCCCAATGCTTCTTCTTTTGAATCTGTCGCCAACTTGCATTCAACTTATATACACTAAGCCCCATAACTGTTTCATAGTTATATGGAAATTCCTCCGTATTAACAAGAGAAATAATCATACTTTCTAAAAATGACTTGTACGGCTTCTTTGCAAGTCGTTGTTTTGTTTTGCGTTTGCGTTCAATTAAATATCTTTTGGCCTCTGCATTTCCAGCACGACCAACAGGAGCCTCCCAAAAATGAATCTTACGTATCGCATTGCAGATTTCTAAAGCAATCATTTGATCAATCACAATATCATTATTCTTATCCCAAAGAACCTTTTCTCCATTTTTGGGATTTACAGCCTCTTGAAAATTCTTTAAATTCAAATTCCCAAAAAAAATAGTCGTATCATCTTCATTTATGGCAATAGATTCCATCATCAGAACAAACAACTGATAATCTGTAATTGATTCATAGTCAATCCCAATATCATCAAGTTCAACCATCAAGTCAAATGGTGTTGCTACTAAAGTTTGAACTGTACTGTAATACTTTTGATCTCCAAAATCAAAGATTTCATCAACTGTTGGAACATGAACCGAAATCTTATCATTTACTTTGTATTCATTGACTTTAAGTAAATTTGGCTTTTGAATCATACTTCAGCACCCGCCCTTAATCACCATTAATTGTAGGACGATTAAACTCCGAAACAGTATATTCTAATGAAATACCATGAAATTTAGGTGAAGGACTAATATCATTGATTTCAACCAATTTCATTCTTCCTACACCAAAGTCCATTGTTCCATTAAACAAATCTTCAATCCTCTCAGCAATTAAATCATAACGCAATCCATCACTTGTACGAATATTATCTTGATGAACAAAGACATAAAAAACAATCGACATTTTTTTAAATGTCTTATTCATTACATCTGGAACATAAATACGATGGCAAATAAAAGTACCCGTATCCTTTATCGCATCAGGCGTATAGGCATACGGATAAATTTGTTTATACATCAAATCTCGATCTGGAATTGGTGACTTTGGCTTATCGTTAATCAAATCAACAATTTTTTGATCGCTACAAAGTTTCTGATTAATCCTACTGCGAAATTCTGTCAACTCACGTAACATAGCCATAATATCACCTCAAATCCACATATCTGGTTTATCTTTCAATTCTGCACCAGTTCCAACAGGATCAAAATAGTAATCAGCAATCATCAATTCTTTATTGTCTCGCTTTGGATCGAACTGATCTTCAGCAACAGTTAAATGAATATATCCTCTTTCCCCCGCATCTGAATAACTAATAGTATCAGATTGCTTCACTTCAAAAGCTGTTGGCTTTTCTAAGTTTCTATCTAATAGGAAACGAAATCCACCATCAATCAAACGTGTATGTTCATCGAATGTGATATATACAATCATTTGTGATGTACCAATAGTCATATGTAATTTTTCATCATACCTATCAGTTTCGCCGCTACCATACTGCGTAGAGTTAATAACGCTAATTGGATACTCAACAATTTCTTTTGTCAACGGAGAAAAGAATTTAACCTTATGATTGCAAAATGACAAAGTTCCTTCCCACTGAATGCCATGCAAATTATTGGCATTCACACATAGCCAATACCCATGTTCAGGCCAAGGAATCACATCACCCATATAAATCGGCTCATGAATCATTGTTTGAATATTTGCTTGTGCTGGCGAAGTAGAACGATACCGCTGCGTATAAATACGAGGGTGAATAAGTCGTTCTGAATTCCATATAGTTACACCATCAGGAATATAGGAAGGATCGTCTGCGAAAGTCTCTTGAAGCAAATGCAAAGCATTATGAATTTGCTCGTTGCGCATCATATTCCCTCCAGCATTCATCCTACGAAGGAAATTCTGATAACCTCCCACAAACAATCACCTCCTAATCTTCACGCTTAATCCAGCGATACCGTGACAATAGGGTTTCATTGTTTTTCCTATACATTTCACGTACTTCTATTGCTTTACTCAAATGGTTAGCTGGTGAAAACGCATTAAAATCTTTACTTGAAAGTGTTGGCTTTAACATAAGTGGTACACGGATATAATTACTATCAAGATATTCAATTACCATATAATTTGATAGAATTTCAATTTCCGTATCATTTAACTTGCACTTAAATTTGACTTTGTTCCTTTGTGATAAATCTTGTCTACAACCTCTAAAGGCCGCAATCGCAGGACGTAAATAATCTGAAAGAATTTCATATACTTCATCTTCTTCCAAATGTATAAAGTCATAGTTCTTTATTTTTGATAAAACACTCTCATAAAGTTCAGTGTAAGGTGTACCCATAAGGAATCGCCTCCTTTACACCAAATCCATCAATTCAATGCCCAATTTCTTTTCAAGCAGCCGAATCATTTTCACGTTTGCAATTTTGCCATCCTTAACATACTTAACGATTTTAGGTGTCAATTCTGTCTTTGCATTAGAATCCAAACCAGAAAGTAATTCTTCAACATCCTTAATATCATCACCACAAAACCGTTTCATGTCAGCACGATTTACCTTTGTCGCATAAATCTTATCCAAATGCAACTTCTTCATAACAGTTCCATCATTAGGCAGAAGCCACTTTTCAGTGAAATAACGAGGATACTTTGTATTCATAATACGAAGTTGCTTAAAAGTCATTTCCTGTGTATCACCGACTTCCAACCACGAAAAAGTTTCAAATGTAACTGGACAAGTATAATAAACAGCAGGAACACGTGCTTCTACTACAATCCTTGTATCATCATTCAAAACGTTGGAAGTGGCAGAGGCGGTCTGTTCTGCCGCCTCATTAACAGGATTTAAATTTTTGTTTTCCTGTGCCAATTTTAACGCCTCCTAATATGTATTTAGGATTTAATTAGGCCAAATCCCAATGCCCAATAACATCACTGGTAACAGCAGCCAAACCAGCCTTAACCTGAATCTGACCTTCAAGTGTCATATCCATGTTATCACGGTTATCATTTGTTTCCTTCAGGCGAGAATCACCCTCAAACACAAATTTAATAGGCTTCGCATTTGTAGCAACAATCAGAATTTTAGTTGTAGACAGGGCAAAGTCAAAAGTACCTTGCTTAAACACCTGTGGAATTGGCATCAGATCGTAACCCTCCCAACTGGAGATCACACCGTTGCGCTTGCGCTCTTCCTTTGCAGACTCAGGAATCCAATTCTCATCAATATTTTTTTGCAGCTTACGCAAAGCAGCACCAGTACCAACAAGCACAGGCTTCACGCCATTAGCAGTTTCCACTTTCTCAATCAGTTCAAGTAGATTATCACGCTCAGTATCAGTAGACAGCGCACCATGACCAACAAAACCCTCTGGAGCCATATCAGCCATATCAGCAAATGCGGCATACACGGCATTCTGGAACGCCTGTAAGAAAGACTTACGAGCCTTATCCATCAGCTTAGTCCAAGAATCAATATTCTTCATAAACCGCTCAAACTCATTGTAGAAATGAACTTCCCACCAAGAAGTTTCAACGGCGAAAGATTTGCCCATGTCCATACGCTCACGAATAGTATCCCAATGATTACCGCTAAACTTAGAAACAATGAAATTGCCGTTATCCTCTGCGTAGAACTCATTCTTATCACCTAAGTCAACACGAATAGTCTCAACAAAACGATTAAAGAACTCGTTCTCGCTCCAGCCTTCAGGCAAAGTTTGATCCAGAACAGTTTCCAGAATCTCAAAAATGTCATTCTTGTATTTACGATAAACACGATAGTTAAACTTCTCGTCATGCAAAATTTCCTTTGCAAAACGCTCACGCATAACATCATCCATGCTACCAGCACTCGTATCAACATCCTTGGCAACGTAATTACCCACATCACCAGTATAAGTATCAATACCAAGTGCGATCAACTGCTGCTTCTCAGTAGAGAAATTAGCCAGCTTACTCATATCACAAGCCATATTCAATACCTCTCTTTCTTCTTTTCAATTAGCCTACAATATCGTTCCGCAGAATCTCGATAAAGTAGATAATATAAGGACGACCATACTGCTTACCGCCCTCAGTTTTCCAGCCAAGGCCACGCTTCGCAGTACCAATAATCTTGCCAACAAAACCCTGACCAGCAGTATCGGCCTTCTCGACCATCTTCACGGTAGTCTTACCAGCCTCGACAATAACGTACTTACCAATCTCAGGGGCATCGCCAGAACCATAATTAATACCCTCCTTGCTTACAGCATACACGTCATGCGCAATCAGATCATAAGCCCGGAATGGACGATCAGCCTCGTTAATGTAGTTATAAAGAGCCTGATTAGTACGCCGTGTCTCATCATAATCCCACTCAGGATTAGCAACCAGCACAACACGATCTTTACCAATCAAATCAGCAGTAGGAGCCAAAAACTCATGAGTTTCCAGACCTTCCACATCAGTAGCCAGATCACCAACATACCCAATGTGACCGTTCTCCACATCAACATCAGCAATCAGACTATACAGATGACCACCACCACGAACAGCGGCAATCTTAGAAGTTTCAACGACAGTGTAATTCTTATCCATAGTCTTAATCCCTCTCTTTCAATTAATCTTTCTTAGTTGGCAGAACACCATAGCGAGAATTTACCTCCGCTGCCGGAGTCTGCTGGAACACATCTGCAACAGGAGCAGAAGTTTCCTTTACCTTGCGACCAAAGTTCGCATTCAAGTTTTTCTGTGTGAACATAATTGCACACTGACTCTGAATATCCTCCAGTGTATACTTGTCACGATCTTTCTTCAGCGCAGTATAATCAGCACTATCAGCCAAATGCTGATCAAACTTCCTAAACTCTGCATCCTTTGCGGCCTCGATAGCCGCAGCCTCACGTTGCTGTTCTGCAACCACATAGGCATCATACTTAGGCTTCATTTCGTCCAACTCGTTCTTGGCGGCAGTATAATTGGCCTCCGCTGTAGCCTTTTCCTCATTAGCAATATCAATCTGGCTATTCATATATGTAGCCACATCAGAAACAGCCTGTTCAAAAACAAAAGGCGCAGAATCTTCCACACCTTCCTCGAAATCAGTATATGTAGTTTTCTTTCGAGTTGCTGTTGCGAAATCAATACTGATCTTATCGCCGTCCATACTCATCTTCATACCATAAATACGATAATGGTCAGCACGATCCATAACAATTACTTCATCGCCCTGAACATCAACAAAACAATACTGAGAACATTCGTAGCCCCAACTGTCACGATATTTCTTTTCGCCCAGCACAGCACGAATCTCATCAATCTGCTCCATCAAGTTCAAGGTAAAATTAGCTTTAGGCATAGTTTCACCTTCCTTTATAGTTTGAGTTTCACTTGTTTGTTCAACAGAAATAGTATACTCATGCAATTTGTCTTTGATTTCTTGTGCAATAGATTGAACAGTAAATTTAGCAATAGCTTCACTATCAATCATTGCTGGTTGAATACTCTCATCTGTTGATGACAAAAGGCAACAACCTTCAAAATTAAATCCTGTGAAAGTAAAAGTGCCATCGTCATTTTCTTCGCCAGTGATTGAAGAAAGTTCTAATTCCATGCTTTGCGGTTTGCCACCATCACGTTCAAAAATAGTAACTGCGTCATCAAATTTAGTCCACAAAAGAGCATCAACTTGAAAGAACTCCCGACAAATTCCATCGGAACAGACTTTTTCAATCCAACGATAGTTACATGACTCTGGAATTACACCATAAGCAGAACCAGCGTACACATAATCTTTACCATCTCCGTCTTTAACAGTTTTGTATTTATGTCCCTGAAAGTCTAATTCTCCGTCTGGATTCAGAGCAATATACCCCAACACTGGTGTATTCTTGATACTTTCGGCATTAGCATCAACAACTTCCTTTTCAAAAATACTGCCGTTAAAATTTAACCCCGTATGTAAAACATCAATCGTTATGGCAAGAAATCTCGAATCTTCTGTTTCCACACAGTTGTTGATTGTAAACGAAACTGGCAAATTTTTTCGTTCATGACCCACTTTCCTCATCACCGCCTTTCTTACAAAATTTTAATAACACCAAAAGGTGATATTAACGATTCAAATTAGCATCGGTATCTTTTGTGGTTTCACCTTCCTCGGTTAAATCCAAACCTTTGCTTTCATTTGTGGGGCGACCCCCTGCTACATCCTCGCCAGTAGACGTATAAGAAGTTGCTAAAGGAATATATTCCTCATGTAATTTCAAAACATGATTTTCCAAGAACAGACTACCAAGTTGTCTGCTGGGGGATTTGCCCAATGCAACACCATAATCAATCTTAAATGGTTCTCCATTTTGTGCTGCTTTCAAAAACGCATCTGCTACTTCAAGTCTATTGAATACAGTTGAATCTTGAATGCGTAATGCAAATTTAAATGCTGGTTTATTGAATTTCCGCAATTTTATAAACCGTGTGAAATATCGTTCACATTGTCTATAAAACCCATAAATAAAAGCAGCATCATTTTCAAGAGACAGCTTAAAAGCTGTTCCAGATGATCCACTGTTAAACAATTCACTGGACACACCAGCATTGTCATATATGTTTTTAATTGCATCACTTAGATTGTTTGCATTGTTAGTATTATCTTTAAAACTAACCGCTGTAGCTTTGCCCGGAGCATGAATTAATCCAATATCGTCAGGCATATTAGCTTTATTCATTTCAGCAAAAACAGCAAGCGTTTCATCAGTCAGTAATGGCTTATCAACTGCATCTTCATCAATGGGAATCTCAATTACAATAGCCTTATAATTATCTACTCTGGCCTTCTGCATTTTTAGTTTCTTATATACGTCTAAATCAAGAATATCTTTCACCAATGCTAATAGCAGCGGCATAGGATATAAGCAGGATTCATTCAATTTGAAACATACTTGTTTATCTGCGGGAGGCACATACCATCCATCAAAATATTCATCTCCATTTATATATTCAATATACGCCTGTTGAACATAAGCAGGATAAGATGTAATTTCAAGAGGATTAATACCACTTAATCTAATCTTGAAATTATATACACCATCTTGAATTTGCTTAATTTGGCATATAGACGGATTCATTTTGTGAATGAAGAAATCATAGCTATCTTCAAAAATTAAACCATAATAAACATCTTCGACTGTCAACACGCTCATGATTTTAAGCATCTCGTGCTTGAATCCCATCTTTTCAAATTCAGAACAAACATTTGCAAAAGCGTCACGCATTTTTGCAATCTTTTCATCAGAATCCAACTCTCCAGTTTTTACATCATACATATCAATGTTGTAATTAAAAAGTCCCATCTTTGAAAAATAATTATTGAGGCGCATATAGAATTGAGAAATATTCATCAAATATCTACTAACATCAATAATCATATTTGAATGTGCCGCTGGATTATTTAACGCATCCTGAATCCGTTCAAGAGAATAACTACCAATCTTATATGACCGTAAGATTTCTGTATTCGTGCATAGATCATGAACCATAAGCCTTCTAAATGCACCTAAGTCCAAACGGCCTTTGCCACTGACAGCATTATCAAACGATTTTGAATCTCGTTCATAATCTACTTGCGAATAAATTACTTTTGTCTTTGACACTTAATCACCGCCTTTCCTTAATACATTTTTGGCCTACGGTTTAATGCTTGTAGCCGCTTTGCAAAAGATTTTATATCAACATCACTTTTACGACTATCTGTTTCTTCTACTTTAATGATAAAATATAACAAATATGCTGTCGCAGAAAATCGGTCTTTATCAAACTTATTAACTACTTTCTCAACCGATAAATTTTTTCCGTTCTGAACCAATTTGAGATTTCCGACCTCTTGGAAGAACAATTCTTCTTGAACATATGGCATTACTTTAGAATTCAAATCTTCATCTGTACGAATTGAATAATCATCGCCGCCATTCCTACTTTCAAGAAATCGAAGCATACAAGAATCAATCACATTAATGAAATTTGAAAGAATCTGTGTTTGACAAGACTGTGCTTTAAGATCATACAAACATTGTTCGGCTTTTGGTGTCTCTGGCTCTGCGGTAGTGTTCATCGTATCCCAAGCTGGATATGTTTCTCCAGTAATCGGATCATTTTGTGATTTTAACAATTCATCAATCAATCCGCTGCCTAATCCATTTCCATCCACTACAACTTTTCTGGCATGATACCTTTTTCTAACTCTTTTTACCATTATTGCTTGTGTTGTAAAACTAAAGGTATTAGACATATGGATTAAGTTCACTAACTGAATCTCAGTAATCTTCCCATCGGCCCCTCGAATCACCTTGCCAACAGCAATAGATGACTGGTTATTACTTTTATTTTGAGAACGTGCAACGTCAACCCCTAAATAATATTCGTCATCATCGCTGGATGCACTGATTTCTGGAGCAGTTAAGGTACGGCAGTTCATAAGGCGGTTGATATTGACAAGCGCACCAGTTGAACTACCAACCCAATTACCACCATAGTTCATATCAAAAGCAATCGGGGACATATCTTTTTTCTTTTTCAAGATTGTACTTTTGCTTGATCCACGTCCATACCAGCAGCCAAGCATCCAATTAGACCCTAATACAATTTTACCATTCAGATCACGCATATCATGGAACATAGATAAATTTCGATTATACTCATCTGAACCTCTAAACCCCGGAGTAGTATAAAAATTGATTTGCTGATTAAGTTCTTCTGGATTAACAATCGCCAGCTTACCGCAAGTAGTGCGACCAACCTCCACAACAGGCTCAAGAGCATCCTCAAAAATAACATTATCCATCAAGTTAGATTCTTCGATACTAATTCTCTTTCTACGTTGTCCCTTACTGGTTTGAGCATTAGCTAATGCGTCAATTCTGGCCCCATTTCTAAAGACGATTAAAGCATCACCTTTAATGAAACTTGTTTTTACGATTTCTTTGGCTAACATAGGATAATACCGAACCAACTCATTATATTTATCTTTTAACAGTGCTGCGGCATTTTCCTTTGTCTGTGCTGTTAATGCAAGTTCAATATTAGGATACCGAATACAAACAATCACCATGTTTGCAAACTCAAGAAATGTCTTTCCATACCCTCGATTGAAGCAGCCATGTTCACTAAAAAACCGTGTTCCTGCTCTCATGAAAACACGCTGATCAGTATGTAATTTAATAGCCCCCTCTTGAGGGGCCATCAAATCTAATGCAAGATCAGGATACCAAATCCACCAGCTTGCAAAATATTCAGCTTTTTTAAGTTCTTCAGTAGTCATTTACTCACCATCCCCATAGTAATCAGGAGGCAAATTAATGAACTCTGAAATCTTTTCACGGTTTGCTAATGTTGTATCACCCTCAAAAATTCTATATGGATCACCATATTGTTTGAGATATTCTTCTACTTTTTCATCATAGAACTTATACACATCAGCATACTCAACCTCTGGCTTGCCCTCTAAACGGCGACAATAATTCACGTAGCACCAAATAATAAAATCTGGAGCATCATTAGGCCGATACTTGAATTGCGGAAGGATTCTGGTTATATCCTGTTCCCTTTCAAATTTTTGAAAGAACTCTGAAAAACAAGTAATACCACCTTGAATATCAATAGCATTTAGTTGCTTTAATGCTTCTGAGGCCAGCTTCGACCACTTTTCAGCATCAGCAATTCCACCAGAACTTGTTGCGATTGCCTCTTTTGCTGCAAACCGAACATATCTCAACAATAAATTTCGCTGATTACTTGAAATATTCGGATAATCTTCTTTACTATCATCATAAATCCGTTTCATGGTTTCATACTCTTTGGCGGTATATCCTTCACCGAACAAACGAATTACATCTTCAGTAACAATAAAATCCTCATCACTCAAATAATAAACTTTATCAGCGTTCATAGATTTACGCCTTGCTGTTTCAATACCTCTTTCTGCACTTGGATTATCATTAAAATTACTATCTTTCCAAGTCTTACTACGATGTTGTTGCATAGAAATATTTTTAATATATTTTCCCACAACGGCATCTTCAGAAACATCATCTGATCCAGTATTTTTCTTTACTTCGGTTACAGATTTATTCCATAATTTTTGAATAAAAGGTTTATCTAATTGCCGCAAAAGTGATTGAAAACTTTCAATCTCAAACTCACCATCATCATTATAACAAGCATTTCTAATGCAATCTTTACACATAGGTATTCTTCCATCGCTATGAAGTGAATTATAGCTTACAAAGAAATCACGTGTAATTGATTTTTCTTTTCCACAAGCAGAACAAACCTTTTTAACGACTTTTGTTTTGGCAGTATTAGAACTGCCTGATTTTCTTGCCATACTGCCACCTCACTTATAATTTTTTGGCTCCTGCGACTGGACTTGAACCAGCGACTCCTTGATTAACAGTCAAGTGTTCTACCAACTGAACTACACAGGAATATAAAAGGCCAAGGGATAAAAACCCCTTGGCTTCTGGTAGAAGGTGTCGGACTCGAACCGCTATACCACATCCCAAATGTGGTGTGTTACCATTACACTACACCCTCTATATAATCCACAATAGGCCGAACGACACTTCGGCATCTCCATTTCGCCAGTACGCACAATCCGGCATTGGTGATAGCTGCCTGTTCTATCCTCTATTGTGGCATTGCTGTCTAAAGCAACTACTAAATAATGTGCCTTATTCAGATGTGTTGTAACTCCAGCAACAAAGTTTGTTTATAGCAAAGAAAGGAGACTCGCTGCCGCTTACCCAAGGCGGCTGGTACTGCTGACGGGGATCGAACCCGTATGCCTCAAGGCGAGGGATTTTAAGTCCCTTGTGTCTGCCAATTCCACCACAGCAGCATATTTATTATTCATCCCAAGGAATACAATCATATAAATCGACTGGAGAACTTGCAGTTTTCATTTTAATAAATCCCTTATCAACTATCTTCCACAATGTAAATTTTTGTTTTTCTGTATTTTGACTTATTTGATACTTTTGACCAGACTTTCTTGCACATAATACTCCTGCTCCATTTTCAGATGTAGGAATATTCTTTACTACTTTTTCGCTGGTTTCTTCAGATTTCTTTCTCATAAATAACTCCACCTATAATGATATGCTGTTTTGCGGTTTCCTTTACACACAGAACTTATATGTGCAGCAGCACCAGATATTAATTTCACATCATCTGTTTGAAGAACATATCTTGCGGCATCTGTTTCACTCGAAAATGATTTTATAAATTCTCCATTCAAAGAAAACATATTGATATTTTTGCCACAGACTTTATTTATAACTTGATTTCCTGAAGCAAGTTTAACATTCCTTATATTCAATATATTTTTTACTGTAGCTATATCTATACCGACAATTTTTGCTGTTTCTTTTTGATTATGAGTTAATTCATATATGCGAACCACTAAATCATAATCGACATACTGTGTACCATCTCCACCAACCGTTGCATTATATCCATTTCTATATGTATCATAATAATTTATCCAATATCTTTCTCTTTCAGAAAGAATTAAATCACTACAAGTTTCAACTTCACTTATCTCAAAATTTTCAATACCATATTTTCTTATTGCACGATATAATGGTCTGTTTTGGTATCTGTCTTTCTGGCAATCATTACAATGCTCCTTCCATCGCTCTTGAATTGTAAACATTGTCTTACCAATATAACACTTACCATTAATTTTATTTACTATTTTATAAATAAATGGCATTTATATCACCTCTATTTTATGGTAGGGGCAGTAGGAATCGAACCTACGTTTCTGGCGTGAAAGGCCAGCGTCTTAACCACTTGACTAACGCCCCGTATTATTGAATACACCGTTATATCTTTTAAACTTTTGCCAGTTGGCTTACTGTTCCTCCTGACATTATTTATTATAATTGATTATACCGTTATTGTCAAGAGGTTTTTTGAAATTTCTTTAAAAAATTTTTGGTGGGAGAAAAAGGACTCGAACCCTTTCCCTTTGGGCTTCAACCAAATGCTCTACCTGTTAAGCTATTCTCCCATACCGGGCAGGAGGCACGATCCTCCTGTCCTTTTATTTGACGCAATCTGTTAAAGCGTTGCCGGGACGAATCTTCACATAGTCGTGGGCTGGAACTATACTTCTATCTTTAGTTCCAAAACCATGTCCCAAATACTCTTTCTTTTCCTTACGCTCAATTTTCATGAACCCATATAATGATACAGTGTCACCATTACGAATTGCATTTACAATCACTGATTCATATGCGTCCATAAAAACAGCAACATCTTTTTTGGATAATTCTGTACTGCTTGCAATAGCAGAAATCAATTCATTCCTATTCATACATCACCTCACAACTTAATAGCATACTCAATAACTTTTCCTTTTTCTTTTTCAAAAACAAGGAATGTGGCTCCAGCATTTGAGGTTTTATGAATAGATAAAGAATAATCGTCTACGCCAATAATACTTGGAACATTAATCACTTCCTGATTAATTCCAATAGTTTCACTACGAGAGTGATGCTTATGTCCCGCAATCAAAAAATCAAGTTGTACTCGATACATTTGTGAAAAATCTTTAATGGCCTGTTCCATACTTTTCACTTCACCATGAATGCCAAGTAATTTATAACCAACAATGTCAGCATAAATGTATCCAGTAGGATTTTTAGTGAAAATAAAATTAGGATTATTGGCAAGCCGTGTAGTTATAATTGCATCCACTACAAGGCTCATATTCTCTTTTGTAAATGTACCTTTAGGCTGTCCAAGCATACGAAGTTCTGTATGGTTTCCAGTAGTTGTTTGAAATTTAACACCTACGTGCTTACTTAATTCATTTAGCCAATGCGAAATGAAATCAGCATAACGCACAGTTCCCTCAACTACGCCATAACGAAGCTGCATTAATTGTTTTACACGCAATAATCCATCTTCAAAATCGCCCATTGAAAATACATGAATTTGCGAAAATCCTTCTTTTCTTACAATAGAAACAATCTGATCTAACAAATTCCACATTCGACTTTCAAAAATTTCAGGACTATAAGAATTGATTATCTCATTATGAAGGCCACGAATCTCAAATTCAGTTCCATAATGCTCATCGCCAAACAATAATACGCCTTCCCTATCAAGCAGTTCAGTATGAATTGGATCAGGAATTACCAATGGCTCCAATTTCTCAACTGCTTGACAGATATGTTCTACAATTAATTCATCACGTGCGTTTTCCCGCAACCAACGATTTAACTCTAACTTTTCAGTTTGAATTTTATAGCGTTCCTTTTGCAGTTCACGCATCTGAATCGTTGCTTCAGAAGGAGTAGCAGCAGAACTTTCCGCAGGATTTTTAATCCAGCCAGCTTCTAAATATTCATAGAATAGTTTTGCCCCCTTACGAATTGTATCATGGTGTTCATCCTTACCAGTATATTCAGTACGTAAGTCCGCTATATCCTGCCATTCAATAGTAGGATCATTCAAACGTTGAGAGAGCAAATTAAACTGTTGGCTTAAAAACTCTGTTTGTTCCAACTGCTATCACTCCCCTTCATGGATAAATATATTATCCTTAATCTTCGTTTGCAGAACCATCATCCTTTGCATCAGCATCGGGTGCATAGTCCATACACTCTTCCATTGTAAGTGTAATCATCATATCCTTCTTTGCACTTTCATGAAACTTCATCAAGGGCTTTAGCTTCTCACAAACCATATAATGATCACAACGCTCACACATAAAATTATTAATCATAATATCAATCCCTTTCTTTTTTGAATAAGTAGTTATTTCAATCAAGCAAATCTGCCATTGCAGCAGTTTCACTACGTTCAGTCTTGAGTAACTTTACATAGCCAAAACGCTTATGACCTTTAAGACGATCAACAGCTATCATAAGCCCATTATTCTCAGCAAATGTCTTATGATCGGTCTGCTTATAATCTCCATTTAACCAAAAAGCAGAACCTTCACCGACACGTCCTAAAAGTAACTGCACGTGTTCCTTGGTCATATTTTCAGCTTCGCTACACATGATAATTGTATTCTTAATATCACGCCCACGAATAAAACCTAAATGTTCAACCTCAACTTTCCCGTCATCCATTAAGGCTTCGAGGCCATCAACACCACCAACATGGTCTGCTAACGGCATAGCAAAAGGCAGCAACTTATCAAACGCATCTCCCGGCAAAAATCCAAGTGGTTTAGAATTTTTAACTTCAACATTATTCCGAACCCACATAATTCTATCATACTTTCCTTGCATTACTAAATCCAGTGCTGCCGATGCCATAAGATAATCTTTACCTGATCCAAAACAACCAGATAAAATCTTTACTGTAATATCATTGTTATAAAGTAAATCCATAGCAAGACGCTGTTGAGGATTCCTTGGTTTAATATTTCCAGTATAAGAGTTCTTGATTATTTTATAAGCAACAGGAATATATGTAGAGCCATTCCACCGATAAAAGTCTTTAATTTGACCTTCAGCATCATAAATCAAAACATATTCGTTTTGTAAACAGTTGAAAATGTTATCGCTAAGATTTCCATAGAAATCACTTAATCGTGCATCATCACACATGATTTCTTGAAATCCACGGTATTCGTCCATACGCTAACCACCTTTACAGAATTTCATCAAGGTTACAGTCCTCTCCGATAATATAATCAGTTACACCAAGATTTTTTGCTTCGTCTGCGAACATATACCATTCCTTACGCATTTGAGCATCATACATCTCAGACGTAATTTTAGTCTGCGCCAGAACATATTCTTTAATTCTCTGCTCAATGCGCTTATTAAACTCCATCTGATCCTGCGCCTTTGCACCAGAATTGATAACAAAGTTTGTACCATCGTGCATCAAGAACTTAGCTGTTTTAGACGCATAACGCTTATGCCCAGCAAGACCAATCAAAAATCCCATTGAATATTGATAGCCAAGATTAATTGTGTAAACAGGTGTATTACTCTGAAGAATTACATCAACCAGTTCAAACCCCGGATCAATTTCGCCACCATTAGAGGAACAATACAACAAAATAGGCTTACGATCCTCAACTGGCTTACCTTTATCATCAGCATTATATTGAAGAATATGTCGAACAACACTATCAATAACACAATCATCAATATCTTCAGTAAGGTACAACTTTCTATTTTGCAGATTACGCAAATAGAAAAGTTCATCGACCCCCCCAAGATTTCAGAATTGCTCCTTCATCAAACGAACAGTCAATATCATAAAAACCACGTTTATTCATAATCCACCTCCATTAATGACGGTATCTGCGCTTATTGCGCTCACGTTCCTTATCAATCTGCTGGCAAATTGAAGCTGCCGCATAATTACTATCAACAATCAGCCGTAAATACTTCTCGGCCTCTGGCAGATAATAATGATGTCGCTTACTTTTCTGAATACAGGTTCTTACAATCTCTGCATGAGGGAACACCTCACGCACACGCTCCGACTCTGACTTTGTAATAGCAATCAAAATATTCAGTCCTTTACAATAAATTTTTGAGTATAAAAGAGTTTTATTTTTATAATTAAACCCCTTTACCCTAATCACTTTTTTCATAACACCTTAGAATCTCCCCATTTTGGGGAGATTTCAGGGTATTACACTTACATGAAATCTACCGAAAATGCCCCAAAATTGCGAAAATTCACATCACACCAGCACTCTCTTATAGCGAAAATCATAAATTTGAATATCGCCCATATTGCATTCTTGCAATTTGCATATATCGCCCTTGCTTGATTCAATTAACTTATAAAATTCTTCATTAGGCTCTCCAAACAAAATGCCAAACAAAAATCTTGATATATCAGAATATTCTTTTGAATCAACAAGTCCAACTAAATATCTCATTGTTTTTTCACCAAATTTAGTATTGCAAACATAATCAATACAATCTTGCCGAATTTCTTCAGCTATGTTTCTCTTTTTTCGATTTGACAATCCATCATCTGTAGACCAAACAAGAGATATATGAGATTTCGCTTCTCTTACAACATTAATAATCCGATTTACTTGTGGATATTTCACTTGACCACATAATTTATCAGATGAAATCAAAATATCCGAAAGTCGCTTTTGCTTTTTTCTTAAAGTCTTTGAACGAAACTTATTAATGCACAATTCCAAATAATCCATGCTTGTTTCATGTCTTTGATACGTCATGCGTCCTCGTTCAACCATAACACTTCCAGTTTCTTTTAATACTTGTGCCTCTTTATAACTTTCAACCACTCCTTGCTTTATGTATTCGCCATCTTCTTCTACATAAATGTAATATCCATCACGATAACCTTTGTAACCATCAATATATCTAAAAAATAATGGTCTTATATGCCGTCCTTTTTTATCACGTACATCATACTTTTTCTTTAAACACTGTAATTCAAAAGTATTATCAGCCGGATTTTCTCTCTTTGCAGAATCAATCTCCAAATTGCTCATAACGTCCAACTGCGCAATATCGCAATATAATTCCATCACATCATCAATACTTGCACCATGATATAACCGATCCCAAAGGATAGAATTTAGTTCCTGCGACAAGTTAATAATCTCGCCAATTTTATTAACACTGGTTTTAATATCCAAATCAGCTTTATCAATATCTGTATATTTCCTTTGGCGAGTTTCAGACTCAACTAACTTGGTAGGAACAGGAAACCGATCATAATTTCGTTTAGCTGCTTGAACCAATATCTCGTTATCGGTAAGCATAACAGTATCACTATCAAAATCTGCTCCAGATAATCGTTCCAAAATATTTTCATTAATACTATTAATGTACACAATTTCCTTTGTAGGATTCATATATCGACTAATTTCCGAACGCAAGACGTTACAGGTAACAAGTATATTACCAATAGTTACATGAGGACTTCTGGAACCAAGTAGTTCTTTATTGTTTTCAAAACGTATACTGTGAACCGTCCCATTATCAATAACAGAACTACCATCAAATATTCCAATAGACTGTTTAAGCATTTCGATTGGATTTCCGCAAATCGTACTATAATTACCTTGTACTAAAAGGTGTCCTAATCTTAGATTTTTTATAAAAGACTTCACAAGATCATCTCTAAACTGCTGATAAATTTTTGTATCAGCAAATTTATCTGTGATCCCAAGCATTCTATAAATTATATCATTCTTAGATGTAATTGCTTTATTATAAAAATCATCGTTAGGGCTTTGATACTGATAACCAATTTGATGCCGCATTGCAGCTATATCAGTTTTAATCATTCTTGCATAATCCAAAGAAGGTTTAACTAACTGCTCAACCTCATCATATGTCATCTGCAAAGTATTCAATAACTGATAGTGTGTTTGCACCATACGTCCATCAAAGAAGTGGGTAGGCTTTTCGTGTTTTACCACGCCAAATGTAGATTCTAAAGTATCAAGCCAATATTCCAGCTTTCCAAATTTCACATACTTGATAGAACTTGGTGTTGTAATCAGCTTAATATCTTCTATACGTTTAGCTTTTGTCTCGCCGTTCAACTGGCCTACATCTGTTATACCATTGTCCGCAAACCACTGTTGAATATTAGCGTTGAAACAGCATGACTTGAAGAATCTGGCACGTAGCAGTAACATACCATGTTCACGTGCATCAGGATTATTCTTCTGCTGTTGCTTTTGAAAATCTAAAAACACACTACGATCCATAAGAGATTGACCATCCCAAATACTGTTGCTAATCTCTACGTCCTCAACTTTAGATACCAACCTTCCATCAATAAACCGTGTAGCTACAACCCTATCTTTAAAAACACTCTTGTAATCCTTTACGACCAGAATATTTTCAGGATGAATTTGAATAGTATCAATAATACTGCTTAATGTTAAAGCAATATAAGGCTCCAGCGCAGCAAGATCAATGTCTTGACCTTTTTTTACTTTGATACCACACATTTCCCATTTGTGCATCTGACGATAAAGCCGTTCATCAATAAAGAGACATTTTCCTACACGACTGGAACCAGCACTACGTTTAAACCGAACATACTTAATTCCATCACAAAGAAATCCATTCTCATATAATTCTTCACGGATATTCGCCACACTATTTAAAATTGGGATATTTGATTTTGCTCTATACATCCCATTTTCATAGTAAAAGCACTTTCCAAGAATGTCGCTGGTTACAGGATTATCTACTGGAGTGTCTACCTCAATACCCACCAGAATACCATTCTGCATTGCTATACAATCTTTAAAGGCCAAATCTTCATAAGCATAACCAAACTTCACAAAAACTCCATTGCGAACTCTGTTAAACGCTTTGTTGTTGTACTTAAAAGTTACATTAATTACTCGTTGCGTATAGTCCTTACCATTCTTGTTAAAAGAAAAATCCCGCCGCCGATACACGCTTTCATATACTTCCTGCATTTTAATTAAATCCAGACTATAATCAAGCGTATTTATAAATCGCTTTAAATTTAAATCACCGTTCTGATCCCGCAGCTTATATCCAATTTTCAATCCCTTATCATTGACTTTGGGTGTCAAATAGCTATTTGATATGTAAATGTCTTTTCCGTCTAATGATAGAATATGAACGCCGCTTTCAAGCATTTAACCCCTCCCGTTCAAAAAGAATTTTCAAGATTATTTGCAAAATGAATATGTTCTGGAGTATAGAACTCCGCTGTATCAGGAAGTTCATCACGAAACTCATCTGGAATTTTGCCCTGATACCACAAATTATTTGTAGTCAATGTTGAACCATCTTTGAACCTAATCCAGAATCTACGACCAGCATGACCTAAAGTTTGATTCATTAAAGGATTATCAACATTTCCGACATCACAATAACATACACCATTAATGACAATATGTTTATCTTTTTCAGCAATTATCCTTCTCCAGAAATTAATTGTAAAGCATTCGCCACTACAAAGAACATTTCCAAAATATTGACTTTTCTCAATTTCCTTACCACAAACTTCGCATCTTACCAATTAATCACCTCATTGCGTAAAATTGATTATATCGTTATTTATCGCTTATAAAGCACTACTGTATGCCTCTTAAAAATATCTTGGATGAGTTGATGCACAATACTCCAATCTGCACCGCCATTCCCGCAGCCAATCATATACGGCATAGCAATCGGCTCAGATACAGGAACAATCTTAGCCAGACTATTCATAGCCTTACTCAATGCAGCAATATCCGTATACTGCTTACCATACCCAAAACGCTCCTGTCCAAACAAATTACAAATTACCTTTCCGTCATCCACTGGAACCAACAGCATCCTACCAAGAAGATTCTTTGCTCGATGTTCGTCACAATACTCATGATAACGGCGGTATACATCAGGATACTTATTCTTAATCTGCAACGCCACTCCCCGCCCCATTGCTCCATAACAGTTCACTTGATGAGCAATATAAGTTTCCTTGGCCTCCAGCAAATCACCATTAATCAGCTTTACCATTTTCAATTTCCTCCATAATCCGATAAAATTCGCTGCCTTTAATTTCTGTAAATATATCAGAAGACATTTCAATCTGATCTGCACTAAAAGAACAATACAGAACTCCATTATAATCAAATAACCGTGAAGAACTGCGTCCCATATAATTGTTATACCATGCAGGAGAGGGTTTATGCGTATTCTTTATTTCTATCGCACGTTTTACCCACTCTTTATTAATCGCAGAATTTTTCTTAAAAAACCTAAGTCCTTCATTTGTTTCCTTTGAACAAAGCTGTTTCTCAAACTTAGCTTTATCATTTTCAGTTGGCACAATTCCAATTACATTATGACTTGGGCAAAACAAAGTTGATTCAATTCCAAATTCTTTGAAAAAATCATCAGCTATCTTTCGATTAGGCTCAATACTATTTTTCCAAGCCCAATAATCATCATATAACTGAGAACCTTCATTCACTGTATAAAATTTCTCCAACAAAATTCTCCTTTCAAATATGCGTCCAAATTTCATTTTTTACAATCCGTGAAATAAGCCCAACGCTTACTCCAAAATAGTTAGCCAACTCTTTACGATTACATTTCTGCCCTTTACCTTTTGGTATATAATGCTCACGAATATATTTTACATCATCCTCTGTCAGCTTTGACATTCCATTATTACTACCCCGATACTGTCCATAATGTGAATCAGATGCAAACCGCCAAGTATGAATCGGATTTATTAACTCCATATCCATTGCGTGTTCATAATTATATTCACGTGAACACCACTCAAGATTTGATAATTGGTTATTTCTTTTGTTACCATCTCTATGATTTACTATCTCTAATCCATCAGGATTAGGCAAAAATGTTTCTGCAACACATCTATGTACTCTAATGTTTTTATTCTTTCCACAAACCGATGTACAAATTTGTAGATACTCATTTGTTCCAGCATGAAGCGCATATATTCGTTTAGTCTTGGCGTTCCGAATCCTTCCCCATGTTGATACTTCAAAACGCCAAGAATAATCTACACCATCATACCAAGCACCAGCCCATACTTCTTGCTCCATTACATCATTGCTTGAAGCTGCTTAACACTTTCAAAAATGGCGTTAGCTGCTTGAATCATTTCATTGCTATAGTTATTAGCACTCATAGAAATCCTAATAGTACAACTCGCATCCTGATCATCAAGATATAATGCTTTCAAAACATGGGACGGATCAAGCGAACCAGCAGTACAAGCGGAACCAGCAGAAACACAAATTCCTTTTTCATTCAGCAACAACAGCATAGCTTCACTTTCACAATTCGGCAAAGTCAAACTAATAATATTCGGTACACCGCCATTACAATTAACAATATAATTTACACTAAGCCGATCTAATTCATCAAAAAATGTTTTACGCAAAAGTTCATAGTGCGTTTTATTTGCGTCCATATTTCGTATAGCTGTTTCCGCTGCCTTGCCCATAGACACAATCCCCGGTACATTTTCTGTCCCTGCCCGAAGATGATATTCTTGACCCCCACCTGTAATAATAGGTTCCAACTTAATACCACGCCTTACATACAATGCACCAACGCCCTTCATGGCATGAATCTTATGACCCGACATTGCCATCAAATCAATATGATTTTTATTTACATCAAGAGAAATATGGCCTAAAGCCTGAACAGCATCCGTCATAAAAAGAACACCATACTCCTGACAAAGATCACCAATGTCATCAATAAGCTGAATAGAACCAATCTCATTATTTACTGCCATAATTGAAACCAAGCCAAGCGTATCTTTAAAAATTTTCATAACACGCTCTAATTCTTCAATATCTACACGCCCATCTTCATCAACAGGCATATAAATAACTTTAAATCCTTCTTTCTCAAGCACCTTACAGGTATTAAGAACTGCATGATGCTCAATCTGGCTGGTAATGATAGTTGTTCGTCCAATCTCCTTCAGATAAGGCGAAATCCCCCTCAACGCTAAATTATCGCTTTCACTACCTCCAGCAGTAAAAATAATCTCATCCGATGTAGCACCAATACATTTGGCAATTTGCTGCCGAGCATTATTAACCATTTGTGCCGCATTTGTTCCCGCCTTATGCAAACTACTTGGATTTCCATAATTCTCATATATTGCTTTTAGTGCAACTTCAGTAGCCTCCCTTGACATTCTTGTTGTTGCTGCATTATCAAGATAAATCATTCTATCACTCCGTTTCAATTTCTTCAAAATCATTGTCATCATAAGGTTCATCATCATTTTCATCAATTTGAATATTTCCATCACTAAATTCACTGACATATTCGGCATATGCTTTCCCGTATTCTTGTCGGTTTAATTCAACAGCAGCTTTAACTTCTTCATCTGTTAATGTATCACCACTATGTCCGGCATCAAAAAATTCACATGGCACATCACTTTCACATTGGTCATGCCAAATGCAATCTACGCAAGAATAATTTTCGTTTGTTTCCATCCCCGTAATTCACTCCTATTCATTATGCTATTCCTCCTTTTCTGTTGAATATATAGTTATTAGTCGAACATAAAAGCAACAAAATCGCTTTCCTGAGACTCTTTCCCATTGTACTGTTTAGTAGAAGAAATATGCAGTATTTTTTCTGCTCTCGTAATTGCAACATACATAAGCCGCTTTTCCTCATCAATATTATCACTTTTTTCATGAGGCAGTAATCCTTGATTGACTCCAGCAACAAATACAATCGGGAACTCAAGTCCCTTTGATTTATGAATTGTCATAAGCTGAACAGAATTAGGATCGTGCTTCTTCTCCTTTGAAAACTTCATCATAAAGGAAATAAATCGCTTTGCATCATTGTAATTCGAGGCCATACGCTGAAGCGTATTCAAGTTATCAGTGCGGTTGTCATCGTTGTCACACAAATCCTTTGAAACATAAGAATCCAGATTCAACGTTTCCCGCAGATCAGCAATCATATCGGCAACTGTTTTATACTTTGATTCACTAATTGACTTGATTGTTGCATGAATACTATTTACACTATTCTTTACTTTCCAATTCGTTCTGCTTACTCTAAACATAGCACAATAAAGAGACATTTTTTCTTTTCTTGCAGTACGCTTAACTTCCTGTAAAAAAGACTGACCAAGATAACGATTAGGGCGATTATAAATATATTCAAATGCTTCATCATCATTTATATCGCAAACTAATCGCAGATAAGAAAGGACAATTTTAATTTCACGGCGATCAATAAATGACATACCATCTACAATCGTATAAGGAATTTCACTACGATATAATGCTGTCTCAAAATTTTGTAGCTGTGCATTCGTCCTTGTTAAAATTGCAATGTCTTTGTAATCATACCCAGCATTGATATACGTTTGAATTTTCTTTGCAATCTCGTTCGCTTCTTCGCTTTCATTATCATATCTTACATACTGTGGTTCTTCAAACTTATCCTTATCGGCAACACTCTCAACATAATGCTTATGCTTTGATTCTGGAATACACTCAGCAAAATGATTTGCTGTTGTGACAATATCTTGACTGCTTCGATAATTCTTGTTCAAGTGGATAACTCTTGCATTAGGCCAATCATCATCAAAATTCATCACAAATTTGTTATCACTACCCCGCCACATAAAAATATTCTGGAGAGGATCATCGACAACAAAAACATTTTTATACCTTGCACCAATCAGTTTGATAATTTCATACTGAACAGCGTTGGTGTCCTGCATCTCATCAGCCAAAATAAACTGATACTGCTCTTGACAATAGTGAAGCCCCTTTTCGTTTGTACTTAAAATCTCATAGCACTTTACCAGCATATCATCAAAATCTAACTGATTATGTTCGGACTTATATCTTTCATAATACTTATAAACCTTACCAAACTTTGTAGATGTATCTGGCTTTTTCATTTGATTCTTTTGAATCGAAATATAACTCAAAATATCTGCAATTTCTTGTCCATCTGGTTCCTTTTCTTTAAAATAATGTTGTAAAATTTCTTCAATGATTTTAACTTTTTTCCAGTCAGCATCTAAAATCTCAAAATCTTCTCGGTTAAACTTTCGTACAATACGAAATCCAAAAGAGTGAAAAGTTTCAACATTAATAAACTTCACATACCCCGGAATCATCTTGGTTAATCTCTCAACCATATTTTCTTTTGCTTTCTTGCTGAATGTAATCGCAAGAATCTTTCCGGGATCAACGTCATAATTCTCAATTAACTTTACAATTCGATTTACAAGTACCCTTGTTTTACCACTACCAGCAGAAGCAATAACATTACAACATCCTTCGTAAAAATCAACTGCCTCTTGCTGAACTTTACTAAGTTCCATTATCTTTTTCCTCCAAATTCATTATTGCTCCACAATGAGGACAATACTTAGTTTTTCGTTCATTCCACATATCACAACAGCTTGATACAACACCACTGGCTACTGATACGCCAGACCGATATTGTTTAACCCATTGTCCGTAATGAACAGGTATAGCTTCTATTTCCTGCTGCCTATTAATTACCGATAGCGCATTGGCCTGAAACCCCGTACCACACATTGCATACATCATATCCTCATAAACAGCAGCACGATCAATCAGTTCCATCACGTTTCCCCCCTGTCCCATATTCTACTTCATATCCATATCGCTCTTTCATAGTATCTTGGTAATCTTTCTCCTGAACAGACGGTAACATTTTTATCACATCATCTGCTCCATATAGCAAAGTAATATCAGACAATCGCTTAAACTGTTCTATGTAGTTACTGCCCAATGCTTCATTCTTTTCCAGACGTTTTTCTGCATTGGTATCCATAATGGCTTTTAGCACTACGCCAATCTCTTGCCGCCGCTGATCAATAGTTTTTTCATTAAAACTGCGCAAAATATTTTTACACTGTTCTTCATCAACACGCCACAATTCAAAAGCACGACATACAAATAAAATCCCATGTTCTTTCATCATACGTGTCAACTCAGTATTGTAACGCAATGCTTTCTTCCCATACCACTTTTCACTATCAGATAAAATTTTAGCTTTGCGGCTGGCCTTTTCAACCAATTTTGAATACAACTTCATTTCATCATCTGTAGCTTTTCTGATCTCCGCTTGCTCAACAATGATATGTCCATTTTCAATCTCTGCCGTTGTAGGCATAACACCAATCATATGTGTCTCATTGTAAATCACACAATTCATTGCTGCCAGATACTTAATGCACCGCCGAATATAATCATCAATTCGATTGTCAGCCTTGTTGAAATACTCTGAAAGAATATTTGCATCAAAGTCCATATCAATAACTACTGAATCCTGATTATATTTCATCTTGGTATAATTGGAATTTACCATGCTTACTACTTGTGCTAAATCTATAGATGTAATTACAGCCTTACGATCTTTATATCCCTCGCCAAAAAGAACCTCATATAAAATCAGCGGTGCAAGGTATTGATAAATCCCTTTGTGTATCTTGGAATCATACAATGACTTTGGGTACTTGTAGACCTCCAGCACCGTATACTTTCTGGTTGCTACATCATACTCATAATCACAGTATCTTGCCAAAGTATCTAAGAACATACTTTGATGTTTTCCACTGGCGAATTTTTCTTTTCGATGATATGATCGCCGCTGCGCATCAGAGCAGACCTTATCCACCAGCACACTTTCATTGTAGGTTCCCCGCTTTAGTCGAACTTCCCGTTTTTCGATTTTTTACACTCCTTTCAAAATTGCCGAAGTTGCTCCTTCCACAAAAACGCCTGAAACCGTTGTGGCGCAACGGATACAGCGATTTTACCTATGTACTTTTTTGCCATAATTAAATATATATAATATTATGGCCTTTTGGTACATACAGGAATCCCGCAGAAGCAAGCCAGTTTGGGGTTATTCTAAGACTTTTTTCTGGAGGACAACTATCAGATACAGCTATATTATTTCATGAACTTGCCGTAAGGCAAGTGAATGACAGCGAAGGCAACGCTTCAGCGTTGGCAAGCTGAAATTATACCTCCCGCCAATTAAAGCCCGTGGTTTTCAATAAAGGTATCCATTTCAGTTTGACTTCGTTTAATATAATGATAAGTGGTTTTAATATCATTATGCTGTAGGAACTGAGACACCATTACTTCATCTTGGGTATCAGTGCTGGTTGAAATCATATGATAAGGATTGGTTTTGCGTAAAGAATGCGTTCCCATGTGCATATCAATATTTAATGCTTTTGCCGCCCTCTGGAGCATACGCCGCATTCCATCAACTGACATAGGTTCTGTTGGTTTCTTTCCATTAGGGAAAAGCCAATCAGACATTTTGTACTGACCAAGAGTATTAAAGTATAATGTCAAGGCTTCTCTGGCCTTTGAGTTTAATAGCACTACAGATTTCTTACCCGTTTTTTGTTCGTGTTCAAATGTTACGTGGGTTTTAAAAGACCCATCTGAGTTCAAAATATCATATACATGAAGTGCTAATATATCCCCCGCCCGTCTGCACATATTCAATGAGAACACAAAGTAAGTGTAATCACGAATATTATTATTGGCCCATCCTTTACGACTCAAGAAGTAATTCTTCAACCGTTCAATATCATCCAGTGAACGAATAGGATCGGTGGGATTATGATTACAATGGTCATGCTCTACATAATCCTGATCCATAATAGGAGCAGCTACTTTTGGTACATTAATAGTTTTTTCCTGCATCAACCGTCCAAGCATTTCTTCCAGTTCAGGAGCAAAAGAAATGGTTACGTTTTCGGCATTGATAGATTTTTGAGTGTTCATCGTGCAAAACCTCCGTTTTGATTGATTACACCGTTATTCGTTGAAATTAAAAACCGCCCAAATTAGGTGTCTTTCTATTATCTATTATATATGATTCTATTTAAGAAGTCAAGGACTTTTTTGATTAAACCGTTATTTATTTTTCATTACTTTTACTGGTTATTGAAATAGCCGGGACACAAATTCCCCATTTTAGGGAATTTTATCGGTAATGCTTAAATCAGAAAATGCAATTTATTGTGGTCTGTGTAAGTTCGCAGTTGGCTACTTTTGCCCCATTTTAGGAATCTTCTCCGATGACATTTGCGATGACAAATTGCAGTTTGGATGTTGAGTAGGTGTACTTTACCTTTTTGGGAAAAAGAAAAAGCCTTCAAAATGTAAACCATGCCCCACGTTGACACGGGAGGGATCACGGCGGGAGGCCGTGGCAGTTTGTCCCCATTTTGGGCGGGTTTGTTCGGCATACCACAAAAACCGAACAAACGGCAGCAGGACGGCAAACGGCAACAGGCCACGGCGGGAACGTCTACCAGATCAACAGGGGAGGCCGTGGCGGTTTTGTCCAGCCTGAAGGCCGTTTTATATGTCGCTTCGCCGTCTATCGCTTTTTAAGGCCGTTTCCCGCCTTTTTGACGTTCCCACATATACCAACATAGACAACCCCACAAAAGCCCATTAAACCGCCTTAAATCGCCGCATACAGGCCAGCGCATAAACAAGCCCTTCCCCGCTAATACTGGCACAAGCCGCAATATAACGGATTAGTCAATAATGCACAATTTAGGCTTTTGTTTTTTGTGCAATTTTGAAGCAAAAACGTTATTGACTTTCCCGTTATGCGGTGCTATACTTTAGCCATACCAAACGAGACAACAAACCGCCACAAATAAGCCGCTTGACATAGGAGGCAAGCGCAAGGGTGGGAGGCAAGGTCAGAGCCGTGAACCTTGAAAATAGAATAGGCCGTTGATCCCCTGTTATATAGGCTTAAACACTGGTTGACGTGTCCCACGTGTGCAAGCTGGCCTTCCTTAATATAGGAAGTCTACTACTCTGGCGGTTGAAATACCGTCAATGGCGAAGTAAGGAATTGAGGGGATTTAATGAGGCCATAATAACGATTTATTCAATATTCCAGCACTTTACCGGGCTATTGGAGCATAGCAGATCAAAAAGGCAGAAGGTAAACTGCGATAATTAAACCGAAAAATGATTGAATGATTGCATTTTGACAAACAAACCACAATAAAAAATTGTTGGAGTCCATGCAATAGCTATAAATCACGTGTTTTTCTGAAGGGCTTTTCACGCACAAAAAGCCCTATCCCATGAACCATTAAACCACAATAGAAAATTTATGGAGGTTTTCAAAATGACAGTTAAAACAGAGTATCAGGCATGGGAGGCCGTTACCGCATTCTTCCCCGCAGAGTACAAAAAAGATGAAGAGTCCAGCGCAAAAGCGGGTTATCCCGTTTATAGAAGTATTAAAAATCACTATGATTATTTTTGTATGTTGGGCGATAGAATCGAAGTAAATTTTTCCAATGGCAAAACCGTCAACGTATGGATTAAACCCGATCCGAAGCCTGAAGTCAGGGAACATAAAAAAGAATCAGAATTAAAAGAAATTGCTGAAGGTATTAGTCAAGAAGTTGTTATCCGCACATATGAAAACGGCAGCAGTAGAGACACACGGCGCAAGGCAACGGCAAAAGAAAAAGCCATTATTTACCGTGTAGCATATGGGGCATTGTTGGCATTAAATCACGGCGAAGATAGCAGATCGTCACGACTGGCAGAGCAAAAAATCATTGATACGGCAGAATTTACAATAGGTTTATTTATTCCCGATTGTAACGGATATGACACAATGTATATTCCTCTGAAAAAGGCCGTTGCAAATTGGGCGAAGGAGGCCAAATAATGAAAACGAAAAATATTGACGTTCACGGCGTTTATAGCCTGTTTAACACTGGCGGGATCGAAGTACACATTGAAGAAGGTTATGATCCTTTTATCCTCTGGCGGTTTTCTATCATTGACACGGAGCCGCAAAAATGGCACAAGGCAAAAATCAACGACACGGCAGCAGGAAGGGCATATTTCCGGGCTAATGGCAAGCGGATTTATTTAGATCAAGTTATGCATGTATAACGATATAATCAACAATAAAAGTAGCTGGCCTATCGGCATAACGGGGAGAAAGTGAAGGTAAATCATGAAATACAAAACGACAAAAAAGGCGATCCGGGAAATGGGCGATCCGGTTTATTGTGTCAGTTATTGCAATCTTCAAAATCTTTTGCGTTTCCGTGATCCGTTTGCCTATAGCACAAGGGCCGAAGGTTGGGCTTGTGATTATTACAGTTTAGGAAACGTGATTATTTCCACAGGCTATTCCCCCATAGGGCGCAAAACTGATTATAACCTTTGTCACGAATACGATCAAAAAGCATATAAAATTTTACGTGATTATTCCCTGAAATGGGAGCAGCAACGGGATCAACTCGAAGCCTTGATTGAAGAATTTGTTCAGCGGTTGACCAAAAAGAAAAAGGGATAAAATAGGCGGTTTTCTAAAGGGTTTTCCGCAACAAAAAGCCCTATTCCATGAAGCTATAAACTAAACGGAAAAATCAGGAGGTTTTATCATGACAAACCAGAATTTGACTTTTAACACGCTTGACAGTTACTTCCTTAATACTGGAAATATGCGCTTGAATATCGGTTATTTTCGGGATAGTGTACGGGATCAATTCGATATTGTCCAGCGTCACACAAACGGCGGAAACGGGAAAAGTCTGTTGACTGTAAATCTTGAAAATTCCCGCCGTTCGATCCGTTCCCTTGTATGGGAAGCGTTTGTAATTATGACTAATGACTATATCGAAAATGAGACAGGAAACAAGAAATTTTCTTGCACAAGTCAGCAGCTAAAAAAGTACCTTGCAAAATATGGTTATACCATTGAAGAAGCCCTTCAACCTGTTATTGATGAAGTAACAAAGTGGAGAAATGACGTAAAAGCGGGGAAAGCGGTTTAATAAAAGGAGAATAAAACAATGACATATTATCAGGTGAAGCCAGAGTATGACGGGAAAACTCTGTATAAAAAGTGTGGGGATCGTGGTTATAGAAACGGTTATAGAATCCCTAACGGCTATAATTTAATAGCTAATGAATTATTGACGGGAAAAGAAGTGGAAAAATTGAACGTGCCGCAAATGTGCGTTGATCCCGTCAATATAAAAAAGACTGAAACATATTTCTGTTTTGGCGCACGTTTTCAAATGGAGAAGGAGGCGGTTTGAAGTGTACGCATTCAAAACCTATCGGAAAATTGACGTTGCTATTAATGGCGTATATGCCTATAGCACAAGCGCATATAGAACGTGTAAAGAGGCTATAGCAGCACTACGGGAAAAACAAACCGTAATAGTTGCCAGCATTCCAGACTATACCGTGACAGTTAAACCAGAGGACAAAATAACGGCGCATTTTGCCAGACGATAAAAGGGAGCGGAAAAATGAAAATTTTAGAAAAGGCCATTTTGAAAAATGGCGTACACATTCAACTTGAGGACTGGAGAGAAAACAATACACCTAAATTTCCCAACTTGTATGGTTTAACTATAGCGGCCTATCCCATAGCGGAAAGATCAGACGGTTATTGGATTAAAGGAGGCGAAGAATTTAGATTAGCAATTAGCTATAATCAATATACTAATTATACTAATGATATGGTATTAGCTGATTATAAAGCATTGATTAATGCGGAAAAGTCTCTTGAAGATTTAGCGGATCGCTTTTATAACGGCGAGAAGGACAAATGGCGGTTAGGTATGTCAACAAACTACAGGCCACAATAAATTGGAGGACGGAAAAATGAAGATTAAAATTACATATAAAGTTTGTAGAGTGGAATTTTCCGCAACGGCAACTTGTGTATCTGAAGCGTATGAATACCTTCAAGCTATCATTAAAGCGAATGCAATTAATTTTCCCCGTCAAGCGGAAACACTGTCGGAGTATATGTGTATTCTTGTTAAAATCCAAAATGGAGAAACAATCAAAAGTGAAAATCATATCTTTAGACTTGAAAAAGTTGTGGAGGAAAAATCATGATTTATAACAATACCATTTCTGATATTGAAAGCAGCATTTTTGAGCCGTGGAGAATATGCGGAGAATATAAAGACGGTTTTTCTGTTACCGTGGGCGGGAATGATGAAGAAGATTGTATGCAACGGCTGATTGACCTACAGGAAAAACACGGCGATTTAACGTGGTATTCTGGTTATACGGATCAAGATTATGCAGCGGGAGAATATATCAGCAGAGAAAATTTTATCTATGACTAAAAATGGAGGCTGGAAAAATGATTAAACATGAAATTGAAATGGTTTTACATATTGAAAGATACCCTAACCATTGCAAAGAATGTCCTATGTTCTATCAGCAGCCTTATTCATGCCATAATGAAAGAGGGATGGAAGGCGGTTGTCAATTAGGATATATGGCACATAGCGATACAAGGGATTTTTCAGGACATACGCTTTTTAAAGGTTGTCAGATTAAACAAAACAAAAATGTAATTCTTGATCTTTAATAGGGAGGCTGGAAAAATGGTAAAGTTTGAGATTAGACAGATTGACGCATGGGCAGAGGCCGAAGGCGGTTGGACGTGGAATAACTCTATAAAAGTAGGCGAATTTCAGACAAGAGCAGCAGATCAAAAGCGGGCTTTTCTATATGCCCTTCACAAGTTGGGGATCGTGTGCAAGCGTGGAAGGATGGCGGTTGTTTATGACGGTGATATTTATGAATTGCAAGATAGGCGCACAAATGAACCGCTTTTTGCCGCTATTCCTTGTTAAATAAGAGGTTGAATTATGAAAATTGAATTTACCCAAAATGAAATAATATTCGCTAAAAAAGCATTGCAAGAGTGGAGTTGCGGAAAATTATTGTCAATACCTCCAGACATATTAACAATACTGTTAAAATTGGAAAATGCGGAAAAATGTCTTTCTAACAAGAGAGCGGACAGGGAAAGTAAGGAGGATACATAATGTTTCAAGAAGTATTTAATAACATTCTTTCTAATCTGGAATACGATAATATTAATTATGACGTTGTTACAGAATGCGGAAAAACTGTTATCAAAATCAAGTGTGAAAACGGAAAAATTGGGAAAATCATATTTGACGATACGGAGGAAAATAATGATTGTCTATAGTGTAATTGGTTTTCCTATGGGTGGAGGTTGGGCAACATTTCATAAAGAATACAAACGGCGCAAAAATGCGGAAAAGCAACAGAAGAAGTTAGCAGTTAGCGGAAATTTCAAAAGCGTTATGTTGCGGCAAGAGGAAATTCTTCTTAATAATGGAGAAGATTATATATCTATTGATAGTCCTCTTAATTCATTAGAGCATGACGCAAGCGGAAAAATCACAATGAAGGTATTTCATGCGGAAAAATAAGGAGGCTAATACAATGAAAATCTATGCAAGACAGATTGAGCCGGAATTTCAGGATAGCAGGATTTTTGATGATGATACATATAGTACAGAGTATATCAATATATGCGGAAATAAGGACTACCAGAGCCGCACAAGCAGCGTTTTTGACAGGGTAAAGGAATGTCTTGACGCTGGAGAACTGGCAACGGAATTTGAATACATTGCAAAGAAAAGTATGTATGCAAGTTATGATACTGTTACAGAAGCAATCAATAATTGGTTGTACCATGACGGCGGAAAAACCTACAACAAACAGCAGATCGGAAAACTGAAGCGGCTTGTTTTGGAGTATAGCGAATGTAGTAGCAGTAGAGAGGATCAAATTTTGGTTGAAGTTCTTTCTATTGTAACAGGAGAAGAATGGGACTATAAGCAAATCCACGGTTGTTGTCAGGGAGAATGGAATACCGTATATTATCCTATCCAGTATTGGACAAAGGAAAGTCTTGAATCCTTTGAAGTAATGTACTTCAATAATGGATCGGAATGGATTGTCCATGATGGTGATACAGAGCCGACAAACCCGGAAGAAATTGATGGTTGCGCTTACTATTGTGTGTCGTGGAATGATGAAGGCATTAAAAAGGAGTTAGCGGAGGCCGTGGGAGTGGAAAATCCTGAAGATATTATTCTTTACAAGTATGCTGGATCGGTTAGTGTTCCTATATACAAAGTAGCTTGACCATTGCGGAAAAATAAGGCCATACGGTAGAAGGGAAAACTGAAATGGAAACTTATTATGTAAAAACAAAGGACATTGCTTCTTTACAAGACGCATTAGGAAGAATGATTGAATTTGCTATGTTTATGGCAAAAGAGAGCGGATCACAAGATCGTGTCAATTATATAAATGAAATTTTAAAAGATGATGATATTGAAGTGGAGGTACAATAATGGAAAAGGGTTTTAATGCGGAAAAGTTTATGGCCTATCTGGAGCAGGAATTTAATGGCATGGAAAACTGTATGTTGCGTCAGATTGTGGAAAATTTGATTAACTATGGACACAAGCATGAACAAGTTAGCAAGGATCAGTTTGTCCAGTGGTTAGCCGACATGATCCCCGAAGTATCTTTTGGTGAAGTTGCCGCTTTTATGGAGGATGATTGTTTGACAGAAAACGGCAAGCGGGAAAAACAAGCAGCCTTAAAGAATATCAAGTGGCCTATGTATTAATGGAGGTAGAAATGTGAACTACATAGATAAAGAATGGGCAGAACTTGAGCGGAGATCAGAAAAGATAGACAAGGTAGAAAAGATTGTACGGACTATTTCAGGTTGGGCAACGGCAATATTCTTTTTCTTGATTTTAGGAAAAGCTGGTGCTTCAGATTGTGGCGCACCGTGGGAAGAAATTTTCCCGTCAACATTTATCTATTGTGGATTGATGATCCTATCGTTTCATATATGGGAGTCCGCTGGAGGTAATTGTGTAAGCAAATAACGACATACTCAATAAAGGATGGTGGAAACGTGACGTACATTATTTGTGGTATTCCTTGTATTGAAGTTTGTATGGAAAGTGACCACAAAAAATCATTCTTTTATGCAGGGAGGTATTTTGTAAAACTGTCAGATTATTATGAAGAGGATTGATTAAAGTGAAATGTTCACAATGCGGAAAAATCATTTCAAACAAGCGTTATGGAGGATTGTGTCAGGGTTGTTACAAGTATTTCAAAAATGGTGGAAAGATACATGACATTCCAGCAGCGGGAACAATCGCTTATGACAATCGGGGAAAAATCATATGTCACATTTGCGGAAAATCCTTTGTGCGATTAGGAAGTCATGTACGGGAAAGTCACGGAATGACCATTGATGAATACAAAGAGCGTTTCGGATTATGTCATAGTGCAAGAACTACAGAACAAAACTATTCTAACATAATGCGGAAACACGCAAAAGAAAATGGAATGGTGCAACAGATTTTAGACGCTGGAAAAGGTACACGGATCAAAAAAGGTGAAACACATTTGAGAAAAGGAAAGAAAGTAAGATTGCAAGAAATTATTAATAGCAATTTGCGCAAGCGGAAAAATCACAAGTAACTACAAACCAAAATTAACAATTATAAAGGAGAATATTACAATGAATAGACTTAATGTACAGTGGACAGCAAAGACTCTTGTTAATCAGATGAAGCGTGGAAACGTCAACTTTGACAATGCGGTGCAGCGTGGCCTTGTGTGGGACGTGGAAAAGAAGTCCCTCCTTATTCACAGTATGATTTACGGCTATGCAATCCCCGCTATGTATTTCACACGTGACGAGAATAAGATTTATGACAGTCTGGATGGAAAGCAGCGGAGTAATGCAATCTGTGAGTTTATCAGTGACGAGTTTGCACTTTCCACCAATACGCCTCCTGTTTTTGATGATGATGGAAACGTGGAGGACATTAGCGGAATGACGTTTAGCCAGTTGCCCGAATGGGTACAGGATCGGATTAACGAGTATTCCCTTACGATTTACTACTATGAAGATATGACGGAGCAGGAGATCAGGGAGTTCTTCAGGCGGTTGAATAATGGTAAGCCCTTGACGGCGGTTGAGTTGACCAGAGTAAATACGCCTTGTCTGGTAGTGTTCCAGCAGCTTGCAGGGCATGACGCTATCCAGAATGTTGTTACAGCAGCGGGCAAAAAGCGGTTTACCGATGAAAACATTGCAATGCAGCTTTATCATATGGCAACTGTGGAAAACCCGGACTTCTCCACCAAATCTTTCCGTGAATGGGCAAAGTCTGTACAGACTGACGATGATACTATCGGAAAAATCCAGTCTGGCCTTGACGCTTACAGCGCATTCCTTGAGAGTCTTGATCCTACCGATGATAAGAAAATCCTTCGGGCAGTAAAGACACGGACGCATTTTGTAAGCTGTGCTTACTATTGCTATCTGGCAGTACAGGAGGAAAAGACGCAGGACGAGATTAACCAGACGTTGCGGACGTTCTTTAGCGGAAATCCTTCTACTTCCGATGATTATAACAAGACTGTCGGTAGTGGTAGTGCGAAGCCCGGAGCAGTTCAGACACGGCAGCGGATTATGCGGGAATTGGCTGGTGTAAAGGTGCGGGAGGAAAATAACGTAGAGGATCAGAATGCAGTACAGGATCAGGAGCCGTTGAATGATGGCGAAGCGGAAAATCATGATGAATCTGGTGAGCAGCTTACTATTACAGATGGAGAAAAGCAGGAGTAAGCTATAGCGGAAAAGCTGACCTATCGGCTATACGGGGAGAAAGGAATTAAACAATGCGAAAAATATCTAATAAAGAAAAGATTATTTATCAAAATCAAAATGGGAAAATTATTGCCATTGAAAATATGATGTTTGGTGGAACACGATATATCTTACTGAATGCAGATGGAAATTATGTACAAGATTTAATAGTTCCATTTGCTGTAGCAGATTATTTATGAAGGAGAATTAAGATGATTAGATGTAATAATTGCGGAAAAATATTTATGAATGAAGAAGATATACCTATTCTTATTGAATGGGAAAACGGGGAAACAAAAATATTGGAGGTTGGAAAATTTACAAAGCCCGGAGGTGAGACATTTAGAGGCTGTCCGCATTGTATGACGGATATGTATTTGATGGATATGGAGGATAATGAAAATGCGAGTTAAAACGGTTTATGTCAAAGACAAGCAGCGTCTTAATTTGAGCAGTTTTCCGAATTTCAGTGTGACAGGCAGTATTGCGGGAATGAAGAAAAAATACTATGGTGAGGACGCATTACTTGTTCGTTGTGGCAGTTGGATTTATAACGTAACCAGTAGACCAGACATTTACTATGGTGAGGCACATTAAATAAGGAGACTGGAAAAATGGATCGTATCAAATTAGGTATTAATCATGAAAAGTTGGCAGAGCAAGGTTGGAGTTTTGAAGATTGGAGCGATATTTATTCTTACATAAGCGGACTTGTGGATTGGCTGGAAAGTCACAACAAAAATTACACAAAAGAACAATATCATAAGATTGTTATTTTAAAGGAAATTCTGGATTGTATTGATTATGGAGTATAGGCAGTAATGCCAGAAAGGACAAAGTAAAAATGGATAGATGGACGAAAAAACAACTTGAAGAAATGAACGATTTAGATTTTGCGATTTGTATTTTGACGGAGCGGAGAAATAAAGTAAGCCCTTATTCTCCATTAGGTTTGAAATTAGATCAAGCACGACGCACATTAAATAAAATAAGAAATGAAAAGGTTGGTATGTCATTATTGCCTATAAGGGAGGAATTGGAAAAGTGACCAGTATTGTATATCAAGATAGAGTTGGCGGTTTAATGTACATATATCAACCTAAATATCCAGCACAGCGTAGTTTGTTTGAACAAAAGCGTACAGAACGGATTATTGCAGCACTGGAAGAATTAAAGCATATTGGAAACATTAATGTCTTTCTTTATAAGAAAGGTAAGTTGCGGAAAATTGCAGAACACAAAATATAGGAGGTTTAAAATGCAAGTATATATTGTTTGTGGCGGTTGTGTAGACGATCATCATATCATTGCTGTGTATAAATCATAAAAGAAAGCGGAAAAGCGTGTAGAGCAGGAAAATAAAGAATGCAAAGGGCTTCATGCTTATATTGAAGTATATGAAATTTCAAAATAGAGGAGGAAATCACAGTGGATAGTATTAAAGCTATGGCAATTTTTACAGAAATATTAAAGGCCGGAAATGTGGATCAACATATGGACGAAATTAAAGATTGTTGCAATAATATGTTAAATGATGAATTAAGAAATGTTGCATTGGAATTGATTAAGTCAGTTTACACGAACTGTAGATTGAGTGTTTACATGAAAGTATTTTTAGATACAGCTATTGAGTTAGACGAAAAATATGATACACAATATCAATAATAAAGTAAACCGCATAGCGGAGAAAGGAAAATTATAATGGCAACTTATAAGGTATTAATTAACACGGACAACTTCACGCATTTTCCTTGTAGCAAAAAGAATTGGGAGCCGGGAACAATTAATGATTTTATGATGGCTATTAATGGCTGGAAAAGTACAGAACATAGCCTTCAGGAAGTTCGTTGGAGGATTGAGTTATTTTTCAAACACGCACATTATCATTGTGGAAATCAGCATTGGGAAAAGTGGTTTGACCAGAAAAAGAACAAGATTAAATATCGGGATCGTCTTTGTGAATTAGATAGAGTGGATGATATTTCTGTTCCGGGATTTGCACAGGGATATGTAGATATTGAAGAATTGCTGGAAAAGTTGAAGGCAGAAGGAGTAATTCGTATTCCGTTTAATATGGGTTATGATATGCGGCAGCGTGGGAGTAAGGCTTATAAAGGATGTTATATGGAGATTAAGAAGGTGGCGTAATGGAACGTAGAAAGCGTTATCAGGTTAGACATAGTAAAAATGAACGGATTGGAATATTAACTGGTCTTTTAGATTGTGAAGGAAACGAGATTAAGACTGGCGATTATATTAAAGTAAAAGGAAAACATTACGATGGTATAGTTTTGTGGCATAGGGAGCAGAAATGTTTTGGGGTTTTCTTTGGCCTTTGGTATCTTGACAGAAATCCATATAATGCAGATTGTTATGGAAAGTTTGTTGATATTCCTAACGATCAAGGTATGCGAATGGAATTGTTACCCATAAGCAAAGATGAAATTACATATGATAAGGAGAATTTGAAATGAATACCAATCTGATTGATACTATTAAAAGAGATTGTGAACATTGGCAGCGAATTAAAGATGGTGGGTTTTATCATCGTCTTTGCCTGAATGAATGCGCTAATAGTAAGGAAAGTGGTTTGTACCAGTTGATTTTGAATGGTATGGAATTGTGGTATGGAACCTTGCAGGAAATTAATGCAGTAGTAAAGTCTATGATTGCTTTGATTGAAAAGAAAGATGAATACGAGGTTTGAAAATGGAAAAGACAATTTTTGGTGGTAGGCCAAAGAATCCAGTAGCCTACTGCGCCCTTCATTGTGGATCACTAACCGTAAAAGAAATGAAACGTAAAGGCTGTCTTGGAAAACAGTGTTGGCATTTGCAAAAGAATGAACAGCATGAATACTGGAAACAAAGAGAATTGGCAAAGGCCAGAAAGGAAAAGTAATATGAATGACGAAATCTTCTATGTTTTGATGGACGATCATATTGTTACTCGGCATGAAGTTGATATGGCATTCTATGTGACGCATGGTTATCATAATACGTATAGGCATGAGCAGGAATTTTTGAAGTGGTTGTATTCTTTGTTGGGGAAAACTATTAAACAGTTAATCCCGGAGTATGATATGCAAGTGGAAAAACTGGCGCAGAGTCGTCCGATTCTTGCGGTGAAATTGTATCGGGATCGTTATGGATGTACTTTGAGGGAGGCCAGAGAATATGTGGAAAACTTGAAAGATAAGTCTTGACAATAACGATATAATCAATTATAATCAAAGGTAGAAAATTAATTAGGCGAGGTATTGAAAAGCTATGGATAATATAAAAGAAGTCAGATACTTTGAATGTACGTGCAGCGGATGTGATAAGGTTGTCAAAAATAAGCGTGGTTGGACTGATCTGCGAATGAATGGATGGAAACAGATAGGAGAAAGGCTATTATGTCCAGACTGTTATAGTCCATTTGCTAATCTTAATCCACAAATAGGCGACAAAGTTCAGTGTTTGCTTAAATCTGATTCATGGAATAGAATGGAATTTGGAAAAATTTATAAAGTATGTGAACTGGTAAAGAATGATCCCGGAACAATTTATGTTGATGTTGGTGATGGATGGCAGCGTAAATTGGTTCGTGGCGAATACCAGATGGCATAAGGGAGTTACATATGGATAATTTAACGCTTGGACTTATCTATGCTGTTAAACATAGTGGAAAATCTGCAAAAGAATCCATCATTAATTTTCTTTCTGAATATACTGGAACACCAAAGGAACATTATTCTGATAGTGAACTGGTACGGATAACTCGTGATGCTTTTGTGGATTATTTAAAAACTGCGGATAAACCAGCTTTTGATGTGTGGCAATACTTTGATGCAAAGCGACAGCAGGAAAACTTCAAAGACGTTTTTCCAGAGCAACAAAAGAAATATGCGGAACGTGATGGAAAGATGGACATTGATACTGAAGCTATTGTTTCTGCATTGCGGTTAAGTCATGTTCAGGAAAATGGTAAATATATAAATGGATTTAGGGAGTGGAATAATGATTAAACAGTGGGAAATAACAGCAGAAATTAATATGGATGCTTCAAGATATAAGACTGTAATTGTAAAAGCAAATACTGAAAGAAAGGCCAGACAATTTGCAATCGAAAAGCTAAAAAAAGATGGTGCATTTTTTGTTACAAATATTTCAATTAAGCAGATTGCTTAGAAAGGAAATTTTATGAAAAAGGTTACTGGATATATAAGCGTTCGTGCTTTGGGATGTTACGATTTTGAGTTTTACGTAGACGATAATGCAACGGAAGATGAAATCAAGCAGAAGGTTGATGATGTTGCGGAAATGTCTATGGACTATCATGTTGAAGAAGGATATATTGCAGAGCAACAAACTGTCTATCGGAAAAAGCAGCCTTGGGAGGATAGAAAATGAAACAACCAATTACAAATTATCTTACGCTTATCGAAAGAAGAAATAATCCAATCGAAAAATTCTATTCAAGATATGTGTTAAGATATTTCATTGATACAGATGTATTTACCGCCGTAATAAAAAACTTGGTGGATATACTTATAATCTTTCTGTTGGTAAAATTGGCAATGTTACTATTTTTAGTGGATACACATGGTTGTCTGTGAGTGAAGTTGACTCTTACGAAGATGGCGATATGTGGGCTAAGAAGTTTGAAGAAGCATTTTTTGAATACATGAATGAAAACAATCAAGAATTAAAAGAAAATAAAATGCTGTCGAGTTTTGGTATAGAATAACATAATGAAAGGAAACTTAACATGAATATTCAGGAAGTCTTGAGCCGCCCGGAATATCAATTCATTCAGACCAACCCTCATCTTGGGGGGGTCGATGCTGTTTGCAACATTTGGTGGTAGTCATGCGTATGGTACAAATAAACCTACGTCTGATATTGATATACGTGGATGCGCTCTAAATTCTAAAAGCGATTTGCTTGGAAGAACAAACTTTGAGCAAGTTCTTGACAAAGATACAGATACTACAATCTACGCATTTAATAAGCTGATTGGTCTATTGGAAAATTGCAACCCTAATACAATCGAAATGCTCTTTTGCAGACCTGATAGCTATGTGTTCTATCATCCTATTGGAAAAATGATGATTGAGCAGCGTGATATGTTCCTTTCGCAGAGAGCAGTTCAGTCTTTTGGTGGCTATGCTAATCAGCAGCTTCGGCGGCTTGAATGTGCGGTTGCTCGTGATCGTCTGCCACAGGCCAAGAAAGAGGAACATACTCTTAACTCTATGAAAAGTTCTCTCAAACATTTTGAAAGCAAGTACACAAAATTTGATAAGGGTAGTATCGTTCTTTATACTGCGGAAAGCCCTCGTGAGGAATGTGATACAGAAATCTTTGCTAATATTACGCTCTCTCATTATCCAGCACGTGAGTTTAACAGCATCATGAATGAATTGAGTAATGTGCTTGGCACATATGAAAAGCTGAATCATAGGAATCATAAGAAAGATGAAGAACATTTGAATAAACACGCTATGCACCTGATCCGTTTATATCTGACTTGTATTGATTTGTTGGAGAATGGAGTGTTTTCTACTTATCGTGAGAAAGATATTCCTCTGCTTATGTCAATTCGTAATGGTGCATATCAGAATGAGGATGGTACATATAAGCAGGAGTTTTTTGATATGGTAACTGACTATGAAAATCGTATGAAACACGCCAAGGAGCATACTGTTTTGCCGCCAAAGCCTAACTATAAGCAGATTGAGAAATTTGTGATGTATGTAAATGAAGAAGCGATAAAAATTACTGGAGGATAATATATGCGGTGGCTTGGGAATTTTGTTGGTGAGGAACAGGTTGTAAGAAAATTTGCATTCTTACCAATTAAAGCTAATGGGGAATGGTGATGGTTGGAATTTGTATATGTCCATCAAACTTGGCATGGAAGTTCATGGTACAATGATTGGTTTGAAGATTAGGAGAATATTATGATTGCAAATGTAGTAATTGAAAAACCTCTTGTATCGCCAGAGTCATTATTGGCATTAGATCAAGAGGATTGGGAACATATAGAAAAAGAACAAACTTTATTTACAGAAACCAGATGCTTACCAGCAATTATGAAAGAGGCCGGAATTGTATCGTCTACAAATGAAGTTCGTAGAAATAATCAAAAGTACAATATAACACTGGAAAAACCAGATTGTATGATGATTAAATGGGGAAAGAAATTTCTGTTCGTTGTTGTAGGAGAATAGAATGAAAAATAAAATTCGTGTAAAATATTTTAATCAAAAAGGATTTCGATTTAATTGCAGTAGTTTTAAAGACACTTTTCGTTATCCAATTTATAGGAATGTTACTATTTCAAAATCGGTAAATGGCGTATGTTGGTGGTTTGATTCAGAAAACAAATGGTTTAATTGGGATGATGCTATTAGATTAGGGCTGTTGGATAAAAATAGTCGTGGTTGTTCAACCCACAGCAGAGAAATTCGTAGCGTAAAAGCGGCTATTCGTCATGCCAAAAAGCATTGTGAACTTCCCATTGGAACTGTGCTTACACTTTGTTCAAATTTTGTTGGCATAGGAGTTGAGATAAGTATTATTGGAAAAATAGATTGATAAATATGGAGGCAAACATGGAAACTAAATTTGATTTGACTTTTATAGAGGCTATGAACGCTGTATTAGCTGGTAAGTATATTCAAGGTGAGAATTTTATGTGGAATGTTTATCTTGCCGCAAAGGATGGAATTGTGATGATTAATTCTTTTCATGGTGATGATATGATAAAATATCACGTAGATGGGAAACTTTTCATTACGAATGGCGTACTTTCACAGAAATATAGGGAAGTTTCAGTATTGAATGAAAGTGGACTGTTTCATATGTAATTAAGGAGAATTGAAATGATTCAAATTGATATGGAAATGCCTACTGATTGCAATGTATGTCCTTGCTGTCAGTCAAATGTGCATTTCACTCATTTTAGCTGTGGCATAACAGAAGATGATGTTGTAGATGATGAAACAGGAGAGATTTTTAAAGATCGTCCGTCTTGGTGTCCGTTAAAAGAGGTATAGATACTATGGGAAAAATAATTAACATTCCAGAGGCTCCAAAGCAGCTTATGAAAGTTTTGCTGGATGCAGGATATGAAGCCTATGTGGTAGGCGGCTGTGTTCGTGATTTTCTGCTGAGTCATGAACCACATGATTGGGATATTTGCACGAATGCACTTCCTAATCAGATGAAAGAGTGTTTTGCCAGCTATCATGTAATTGAAACTGGCTTCCAGCATGGAACGCTTACTGTCATGGTGGATCATGTTGGATATGAAATTACCACATACCGAACAGATGGAGAATATACAGATCATCGGCATCCTGATTCTGTACAGTTTGTTGGTAGGCTCCAAGAAGATTTGATGCGCCGTGATTTTACAATCAATGCAATGGCTGCTGACATTAGTGGAAAAATCCGAGACTTTTATGATGGACAGTTTGATTTGGAGCATAAGTGGATTCGTTGTGTGGGTGATCCTAATAAGCGTTTTATGGAAGATCCATTGCGTATTCTTCGTGCTATGAGGTTTCAATCCAAATTGGGATTTGTAATCGAGCAAAGCACAGAAGATGCCATGCGTAGGTATCGGCATTTGCTTCAGTACATTTCAGCAGAGCGAATTAATTCTGAACTAACTGGAATTTTGATGGGCGATTGTTATTCTACACTGACCTGTTTTCCTGATGTGTTGTCGGTTTGCATTCCTGAAATAAAGCCTTGTATTGGATTTCAGCAGAACAATCCACATCATAATAGAGATGTTTGGGAACATACGCTGTTTGCTATTTCTGCGGCTCCTAAAGACCTTTATACTCGGTTGGCGTTGCTGTATCATGATATTGGAAAACCTTTGTGTTATTCGTTTGAGAGCGGTGTAGGACATTTTTATGGACACGCTGCTATTAGTAAAGACATAGCGGAAAAATCCTTGCGAGGATTACGGTATGATAATCAAACGGTTAAGTTGGTCACACAGCTTGTCGAAGCCCACGATAGAACGATTGAACCACGAAAGCCAGTAATTCGCCGCTGCCTGAATAAAATGGGTCTGGAGCAGTTTCTTCGGTTACTGGATGTAAAAGAGGCTGACTATGCGGCACAAGCACAGTTATATGGAGATCGGTTGCATAAGATTGAGATTCTTCAAATGACAAATGAAATACTATTAGCACAAAAATATCAAGAGGATTGTTTCTCTCTCAAAGATTTGGCTATCAATGGAAATGACCTGATCCAGCTTGGATATAAACCCGGAAAAAAGATTGGAGCAGTATTAAACCAGTTGCTTGAAATGGTGATTGATGGTATAATGGAAAATAATAAGTGTCAGCTTAGATCATATGCAATAAGTCAAATGGAGGAATAAATTTATGTTGTTTTTAAAAGGCGATAGAGGAAAAAGTGTTGTATGCGATGCAATTATTCGAGGAAATAGAAATGTGATTTGCTGTCAGTATGTACAAGAAGTTGTTCCTACATTAAATTCATATATTGTTTCTTTAGATAACTCACAGGAACTTTTGGGTGAGAAACTTTTTCATGAAGTTGAAATAAGTAATCCCGTTATGCTTGTGATATATACAAACGAAAAGCAAGAGAATTTAATTGTACTTCAAAAATGGATTAATAAAATTGAAAGTTCTTTCGGTTGTATAGTTGTTCTAACGTGTAAATAAGGTGATAATATGATTAAGTGGAGATATAAATTAGAGTACCACGGCAAGGCCCTCCGTGAAACTATTAATACTGGTGGCGATGATTTAGAGTCATGTAAGAAAACGCTTTTAGCTTTAAAGGATTGTTATGACCAGATTAAATCATTAGTGAAAGATGATTGGTGGGAATTTGAAAGTGATTACAATACTTTGAATTTCTATATTGAAGCATTAAACAATCCAGATGAAGGCAAACGTGAAGATGCTTTGCTGGACGGTGGCTATGATGGGTATAATCCAGCACTGGATTGTGTAAATGACAGCCTTAAAACTTTTTATGATCTTTGCGACTATCATAGGATTTGGGTAGGAGTGTAAAATGACAAATAAAGAGAAATTTATTCTTTTGCGAAAAGGTATTGAAACAGCAAAAGAATTACAGGACAAAGCAACCGAAGCAGAAGATTTAATTTTCAAAGCATTAGACGATCTTGGCGTTGATTCTGCAAAGCATAATACCGCAGCAGAAAATGCCAGTAATCTATTAGAAGCTATATCTTGTTATATACATTATGGAGAATATTCTATTGATGGCTTAATGAAAGAAATTCAGAAGGCATATGAGGAATAGTAATTATGGAATTGTATTGTAAAACTTGTGATAGACATACGAATCATAAATATATGGGTAATTTTAAAGACGGCAATCGTTTGTTGGGCAGATATATTTGCAAAGAATGTGGAACAGAACAAGAAGATGAGCCAATGAAAAAGGAGAACAATCATGAAAATGAAATATTTTAATGGCAAAGAACTTGACGATGCGAAAATCATTGAAACTTTATCTAAAGTGGTAAGTATGTATGACAATGGCGAAATAGCAGAAGTTAGGGATGAACTTTCTGAAATTGTAAATGCGATTGATGAATTTGAAAGACAATACAATATGAAGGAGTAATTCTTATGAAAGAAATTGAACAGATTAATACGTGGCTTGGTCAACGTATGAAGAATATGAGCGAAGCTGAACTTGCAGAATTGTTTAAAGAAATTTCTGGTTTTCGTAGAACTGGAGTTTTAAAAGGTGAACAGTTAAGAAATTTGGCAAAAGAATTTTCAGATAATGTTGCTCATACTGACTATGGACAAAATATGCGGTTAGTTGAAGATGAAGTTCTTTTTGAAATGAGCCGTAGATATTATAATTCTTTGTTTTTCTGAGGTATCAGTATGAGAAAATTTGATCACAATTCAACATGGGAAGATGTTCAAAATATGACTATCGAAGAAGCTATTGCTGTACTTTCGCATGATGCTGATTCAGATGGAAAGGAATGGTCAGCCAGACCGCATAAAGCAAAGGCTGCTCAAATGGCTATTGAAGCATTGAAAAAGACTGATTATGAAAAATCATGTCTCGGTTGTATTCGTTCAAATGGCAAATTTCCAGCGGGGTTAGATTGTCATGACTGTTCCAGATGTTATTCTGATTTGTATAAGGAGAAAGAAAATGAGGTTTAGAGATATTCCACAATTTATCAGTGATGGATCATATCAAGTCAACGTGTCGTGGGAGTATATGATGGATTGGCTTGACAGGCTGGTGAACGAAGAAGGATTGCAACTTAATCCAGATTTCCAGCGAGGTCATGTTTGGACTGAACAACAACAGATTAAATTTTTGGAGTTCATTCTTCAGGGTGGTAAAACTGGTCGTGTTCTTTACTTCAACGATCCATACTGGCATAGCTGTGGCCCTAAGACTGGATACAGCGACTTTGTATGTGTTGATGGCCTCCAGCGGATCACAGCTATTCAGCGTTTTATGAACAATGAAATTCCTGTGTTTGATATGTTTCATTCTGATTTTGAAGGCGATACAGATTTGATTCGTCATAGTATGGTGTTCAATATCAATGATCTCAAAACAAAGAAGGAAGTATTACAGTGGTACATTCAGATGAATGCTGGTGGTACGCCGCATTCCGCAGAGGAAATTGATCGTGTGAAAAAGTTGATGGAGGAATGTTAAAATGAAAATAAAGATTGATACATATTTTGATATATCGTGTTGTCAATGTGCAAAAAGTAGAAGTACAGATTATGAGCAGGGAATGGAGGTTAGTAAAAGTAAATTATCAAAATTAGCATATTTAGAAGGATGGAAATGTATAAACGGTAAAACGCTTTGTCCTGTTTGTGTAAAAAAGGAGAAATAAAAATGTGTGAATTTTGTGAGCGATTTGATTTTGGTTCTGCTTCTTATGAAATAGATCGGTATGGAACAAGAATTGTTATGGCTGGTGGTAGCTATCGGTTTCCACCTGAAAGGCAGTTTGAATTTTGTCCTCGCTGCGGAGCATCCCGTGATGAAATATTAGCCAAGCGTCTTACCGAAAATAATTGAGGTGGCAAGATGAGCGATAAATCTTGGACTAAGATAGATTTAAGGAAAGGTGAAAAGACACTTCCTCCAGCACATAAAAAAGTATTGCTTTACATTAATGGTGAATATCAGACTGGCATAATTGGTGGGCTAACGCCATTGTCAACAATCCGTAGATATGCTATTTATGGTAATGTAGTACGGAGTTTAAAATCGTGCAGGGTATGGTGGCAAGATTTACCGCAGCCGCCTATTTAGTAAGCTAAATAACGATATATTCAACAGGTGATTGTAATGATTAGAATAAGTGAAAACGAACTAAACCTAAGAACAATTATGGATAGTGGTCAGTGTTTTCGTATTTTTATTGTTGAAGAAAGTTACTTTGTTGCTGTTTATGATGTGATTGCAATGAATAAATATGTTCGTGTTTATCATGTCAAATCAGAGGGAGCATATTTCTTTAATTGTGATAAGAGCGAATGGGATTTTTGGAATATGTATTTTGACCTTGATACAAACTATGAAAAATTCTATATCGCTATAGCAAATTCCGATGATAACTTTCTAAAAGATGCAGCAGAGTATGGAAAGGGTATGCGAATATTAAGGCAATCATTTTGGGAGGCACTAATTTCTTTTATTATTTCGCAAAATAATAACATACCACGAATTAAAAAGTCTATTGAATTGCTCTGTGAAAAATTTGGTAAGCCTATTGAAAGATATGGGATGGTTCGATATTCATTTCCTAATGCAAAAGATTTAGAGAATGTAACTATGGATGATTTGTCTGATTTAGGATTAGGTTATCGTGCAACTTATATCTATGGTGTATGTAAACGTAATCCAGCTTTGGTTATGCCTAATTACGATATGTTGTTGGCTATTCCGGGTATTGGCAAAAAGGTAGCCTCCTGCATCATGCTATTTGGTGCATATGATCTTACACAGTTTCCGATTGATACATGGATGAAGAAACTACTGGATGAAGTTTATAATGGGCGTTTTGATACAACCCCATATAAGGGGTTTGAGGGATTTATTCAGCAACTTCAATTCTATTATTACCGCCATTTGAAAGGAAAATAAAATGCGAAAACCTACAGTAAAGAACAAATATAATCTTACTATGGCAAAAATCCGTAAATTAAAAATTGTTGATAGAAGCAAGGTCGGCAAACCTTTGTTTTGGCGTAATGATGTAATTGGCGCATGGTGTATTGTTGGTTCTGCTGGTAATAAGATGGATGTTGTGTTTGGTACAGATAACGAATTTTGGATTGGCATATATGATGATAATGCTAAAACATATGCAGGAAAGTTTCGTGTCCATCTTACTTCTTATGGCGGAATGTGTAGCTATAAATTCAATCAATTCTTTAGAGAAAAAGACATTCAATGTGATAATGACTTACGTATTCAAGAAAAGTTTCTCGGCAAAATAAATGAATTAATTGATTTGGGAATTTTAAGCCAGAGGTGATATTATGCTATTATATATATTCTTAGTAGTTTTAGTCTTTGCTTTGATTTGTGTTGCTCTCTATTTTTATGTTGATTGGAAGGTTGATAAAGAAATTGAGCAAGAACACAAAGAGCGTATTGTTGCTGAAAGTAGACTTACAGAATCATTGAAAACATTATGTACTCAACTTGGTATTGGTTTATCATATCATGAAAAACTTGGAACTGCGGCTGGACGTATCTTATATCATTCAATGAATGGGCGACTTTTTGTTGATGATGCAAAGATTGAAATTTTAGAAAAGTATAAAGATGAGCCTTATGTTCTTGCTCATGAACTCGGTCATTATATGGCAATCAAGCAACGCCAAGATAATTCTGAGCGTGGAGCAGATGATGAAGCTGATAAATTATGTCGGTTAATACTAAATAAAAAAGAACAGGAGTTACTTTCGATTGGTTTAAAGTGTCATTTTCATAATAAGGAGGTAGATGAATGACTGTAGTAGTCATGTCTCGTGATGCTGCAATGAGATACTGTAGTGAGTATCATAATAAGCCAGCAATTATGATTTCAATTTCTGATCCCTATATTACATATCCTACGGAACCATATTGTTCTAATAAAAATGGCCTTGTAGCAATTCAGCCTTTGTTTTTCACAGATGCAGATAAACCCGGAAAAGATGTTTATGATCGTGAAGTGACTGAGAATGATCTTATTACCGAGGCCGATGCCCAGCTTGTCAGACAGCTATTAGACAAGTATCCAGATACAGATGTGATTGTTCATTGTGACGCTGGTATTTCTCGTTCTTCTGGTGTAGCTGCGGCAATCTTGAAAGCCAAAACAGGTGATGACTCGCAAATTTTTAATAATCCAAAGTATCGTCCTAATATGCGGTGCTATCGGATAGTATTAGATGAATTTATGCAGGAGGATTGATATGTATTGTAGTGGTGATTGTAAATATTTAAACAGTAAGAATCATGTTTGCAAACTTACTGGTGAAAAACTTACTCACATGAGATTTGGTAGCAGAGGATTTCGATACCAAGTACATGAGCATAATGGAATTTGTGAACAAGATAAAATTGAAATGGAGGTAACGAAAAATGGGAAATAATCGTGATAGTCTTGGGGATCGCATGAAGCGGTATGAGAATGTTCCAAAGGTAAGTCTGGTGCGGCGTATGCCTGTAATTATTCGGCTTGATGGGAAAGCATTTCACACGTTTACCAGAGGTTTTGTAAAGCCGTTTGATGCCCTGTTGATGCAGACTATGAATGATACCATGAAATATCTTTGTGAGAATATTCAGGGCTGTGTGATGGCTTATACGCAATCCGATGAAATTTCTCTTGCGCTGGTAGATTATCAGACACTTACAAGTGATGCTTGGTTTGATAATAATGTTGAGAAAATGTGCAGTATTGCTGCGTCTATGGCTACGTTGGCCTTTAATACCGCATGGCGTAGGAATGTTGATATTTGGGCGGCAAGCAAAATTCCCGATTGGTATAATAGTGGTACAAATAATTTGCGCTGCATAGATCAGCCAGCCGTAAAGCAAGCACAGATTTATTCTTCTCGTTTTGATCGTGCGCTTTTCGATGCTCGTGCTTTTAATGTTCCAAAAGAGGAAGTTATGAACTGCCTTTGCTGGCGGCAGCAGGACGCTACACGAAATAGTATTCAAGCAGCGGGACAGGCACAGTTTTCACACAAGCAGCTTATGGGGAAGTCTTGTAACGAGATTCAAGATATGTTGTTTACAGAGAGGGGCATCAACTGGAACGACTATCCTACATCATGTAAGCGTGGTACGTGTTGTGTTAAGAAGCCTATGACTTTTGAGGCCAGAGATAAGAATGGTAATGTTACTGGTATCTGTTCTCGTAATAAATGGGTTATTGATACGGAGATTCCTATTTTTAATCGAGAGCCTAACTATATTAATTCTCGCATTTTTGTTGGTGGTTAAATGTAGGAGGGTGATTTAATGAACAATGTTTTTATTAAAGGGCAAGCCCCTGATTTGAATTTGGATCGTAAGCTAAATTTGCATAATGGTTCATTGATTATCGTAAAGTATGGAGGTGTTGCAACTGGTATTTATATGGTTACATCATTCCGGGACAATAAAAATAAATATGATGGTTGCAATACTACATCTTATTGTTCACTTGTAAATTTAGATAATGGTTCCTTGGTTTTTGAAGAGCGGTGTAGTCGTAACACTACTGTACGTAGAGTTCTTAATCATATTTTACGTCTTGGTTTTTCAATGCCTTATAATCCAAATTCAAAAGAAAATGATGGTTAGATGAAGAATTATGACATTGACTATTATGGGAATGGTACGTATAAACTTGAAGTTGATTTGAGGTGATAGTATGAAATTTATTTTGGCGTTCTTTGTTTTGGCATATGTGTTTACATTCTTTTATCCTAAATTTACAGTTTCATTTAATGGTGTTCGTAACAATAGTTTTTCTGCGAGAATTATAGGAGCATTGGCGGTTGCTATATTGCTAACATTGTTTATTGGTTTGCCGCTCTTAGGTGTTATTTCATTGTTTGCGTAATGGGAGGATTTATGGGGATTGGATTTGTACTTGATGAAGAAGGTAATATTATTACATTTGATGATCCAGAAAAGAATATTCAACAAAGTTTAAATTCAATTAAACAGGCTGCGAATTATCTTATGCGGGATAATAAGGCTTTACGTGCTACATTAAATAAGTACAATAAAGATGTTGAGATTAAGGCCAAGGATGATGAGATTCGATCCATTCAGCAGCGGTCTATTAGTGTCCTATCACCAGTAGAGTATGAACGAGATAAGGAATTTCGGGAGCGACATTATCAGATTTGTAAAAATGGTAGCCATTTTATCTATGATCTTCAGGGAACCGGGATTGGTACTGTAGTAAAAATTAGGTGTCCAGTATGCGGTGTTGAAGAAGATATTACGGATACAAGCTGCTGGTAAAATTTTTAAAGAAATTTCAAAAAACCTCTTGACAATAACGGTATAATCAATTATAATAAATAATGTCAGGAGGAACAGTAAGCCAACTGACGATGATTTAAGGTAAATAACGGCGCAATCAATAATTAGAAAGGAAATCAAAAAACGAACATTGAGACTAAGGCAAACATCGGAGATACTATTTTCTATCTGAAGAAAATCAATCGTGAAACTTGCCCCATCTGCTCTGGTACTGGTAAGATTTGTATTGGAACGGCAATTAATCCGAATTTTGATTCGCCTGATAAGTTTGCTGAATCTATCAGTGATCAGATTGAGCAGAATTTGACTCAGATTTTGACAGGCGATGTAAGGGAGTATAATTGTCCTGAGTGTAAGGGTAAAGGTACTGTCAAGGTTGCTGGTCAGCCTAAGTATGAAGTTGGTTCTGGTACAGTAATTACGATTGATACAAATATGAACTCAACATCTACAAATGTTACTTATCGTGTAATTGATAGTGATGGATCAAATAGGACGGTTTCAGATGATAAGATGTATCTGAATCAGGAGGCCGCTGAGAAGGAGTGTCGTTTTATGAATCTGGAGCGGCGAATGGTTCCTCTTGAGTGTATTCAAATTCCACGTTCTTTTGCAAATACAATTCCTTGCAATGAGAAGCTGATGCGGCGGCTGGACGAGTGGCGTAGTCATCGTAAGTTTAAGACAGAGATTTATGTAGATGAGAAGTTGAATCTGTTTGATGGTTATACTTCTTTCTTGATGTATCGAATGCTGGGTATCTTTGATATTCCTGTTGTGATTTGGCCTGAATGAAAGAAGCTGTAATGGATTTTGTAATTGGCAACACATATCAAGATCGACAGGGAGATAAGATCAAGGTTTTGGACATTGCTGAGAATCCACAAGATAAATCAAGGGTGGTTATCTATAATAGGAAAAGCAAAGGCAAGAAAGTTCTCCAGTCGTTTCATGATATATTAATGGACACTATCAAAAGAAAGGAAATGATGTAATGAAAACTATTAAAAATATTCTTCTTGCCTTGCTTGCGGTTGTTATCGTGGTCGGAGGAACTTACACCGCTATTCAGTGGGATGCAATCGTAGGTAAATGGCAGACAGAAGCAGATCGAGAGGTATTTAAGCAGACTACAACATATTCTGAAGTTGCTGCATCGTTTTTGGCTGATAGTTATAAGCAGTATAATGATGCTGAAACAGATACAGATAAGAATACAATTATGGAGTATGTTGTGATGAGGTATCCGAATTTGGATACAGATTCTATTGATAACGCAACTCTGCGCCAGTTTTATAATCAGTGTCTCAATCATTAAAATATAAGGAGAATATAAAATGAAAAAGTTTAAGATTGTAGCTATCGCTCTTTGTGCAGTTCTTATGACTGGTATCTTGGCTGGATGTATGTATGATAGTGAGGAAACTCAGTATACCAATGAGTTGAAGGATCAGATTCAGAATAGTATTGGTTTTCCAAATATCACAAATTTCTTTGAGTATTCTCAGTTGAAAGAAATTTATGAGATGCGTGATAATCCTAATCTTATCTGTTATTGGTATACCAAGAACGAATATACAGGTAAGTGGATTTATCAGGGAACTTGCATTGGATATGGAATTCCTTATGGCGCAGCGATTACCGCACCTGAATCTTCTCAGGAGGCTCGTGGTGGAGGAAGTTATTGGAATATTGTATCGCTTGCAGAGCCGAATGGTCTGTATACTGAAAGTGTTGTTACTACTGCCACATGGATTCTTACGACAAATGATTCTGGTGAAATTGCACCGACATATGTGGAGAGTGAGATCAGTGTAAGTCAGACTAAGATGGATGCTCGTCTTTGTGAGGACTGGTCTATTCCTGATAACTATTAAGGAGTAATTGCAATGGATGATTTTCTGCATGAAATTCTTGAGAACACAAAGAAAATGTTTCCGGGAGCAACCAGTGTAAGGATTATTGTCACAAATGAAGATGTGAAAGCTACTGCATCTTATAATGGTGAACTGTCCGATTATTCTATGAAAAAGATTGACGGATCGTGGTGTAGTAAGCGCATATAACGACTTATTCAGTAGGTGTTATTATGGACGTAATTGAAAAATTCCTTCGAGAACATTCAGATGGTAAAGATTATCCAGTTTGTAGTAGTGAATTGTCAAAGCATTTTGTGTTCCTCGAACTACAATCAGGCGTATGATCAACACAGCACGAAGCAATGGAAGTCCAATCTGTTCCAGTCCCAAGGGGTATTACATAACAACCGATAGAGAGGAAATCAAAAACACAATCAGTTCATTGCGTGGGCGTATTGCAAAAATGGAAAAGGCTATTGCTGGCCTTGAAGCGTGTTTGTAAAACAAAAATCTCCCCTACTGCTTCATGTAGTAGGGGAGGGATATGGCAGATTAACCCTAACTGGTAAGGGACGAGTCTTGAAAACTCGCAGTAGTCCGAAAGGGCGTTTGGGTTCGAGTCCCAAATCTGTCGCCAGCCTTAAATTAAGGCAAAGAAAACATATTATAATAAGAAATCAAAAACAGAAAGGAAACAAAACAATGAAAAAGCTGAATGTAACTCTGATTGGTAATTCTCCCCTGATTATGCACTCTCCTAAGTGTGTAAATCCGCTGCATCCGATTAGCATTGAAATGAAAAAGTACACTTCTAAGAAGAAAAAGACAGAGGAAGATTTGCTGAAGATTTCTGATCTGGAATGGGAGTCTGGTGTTTATTGGGATGATACTGTTGGTTTACATATTCCGAATGAGTGCATCAAGGCTACAATCCAGAATGGCGCAAAGGCCAATCGTAAGGGCGCAGATATTTCCAAGTATCTTCAGGTTGATACTTTAATGGCTCCTGTTGATATTTCTGAGCCGCAGAATTATGAGATTTTGAAAACTGATAATCGTTATCGTGATGTGCGTTCTGTTTGTGTGCAGCGCAATCGTGTGATTCGTACACGTCCTCGTTTTAATACATGGAAAGTAACTTTTGATATTTCTTATGATGAGAATATGATGGATATTTCCACTATCATCAATGCAATCGAATATGCTGGCAGTTATGTTGGCCTTTGTGAAATGCGTGATCGTGGATATGGTAGATTCTCTGCTAATATTGTTGAGGTAGCGTAAGATTTATAAGGATATAAAGTCTGTACCATGCTACAAGTGTGGTATGGTACAGACATAAAATTGAGGATTATAGGGTCTGGTATGGTGAGGTTGGATAGGCTCGGATAGGATCAGGTATGATGAGGTAAGGATTTTAAGGTATGATATGGTCAGGTTGGGTATGGTTGAATCGGGTAGGATGCGGTATGGTAAGGATTTTAAGGCCCGGTAAGGTAGTGTATGATTAGGTTAGGTTAGATTAGGTGTGGTATGAATTTTAAGATTTGGCAAGGTCAAGTGAGGTGTAATCTGGTTTGGTTAGGTAAGGATTTAAAAAGATATTTTTAATAAAGGAGTAAAATCAAAATGAAAACAAATAAGCAAGTAGAAAAACTTGTAAATTATATTGTCGAAAAGGACTATGGAACAGTAATTTTTCATCAGGAAATTGCGAATTTGCTTGGTGTTCAATATGGTTCACAGCAATATAGTAGTATTGTTCAAAGGGCAAAAAAGAAGTTGCTTGAAGCTGGCAAGATGATTGATTGTGTTCGCAAAACGGGATATGAAATTATTATGCCAGATAACTATACTAATTCCGCAGTAAAAGCACTTTCTGATGGCGCAAAAAAGATTGATAAAGGTGGCAAAATTATGGGTAATGCTCCAGTACAGAAAATGAGTCCTGCTGGTCTGGAATCATATAATCTTGTAAATGATCGTTTGCATCTTGTTCGTGCTGCTATTGCAGGAGCAGTCGTAGAAGTTAATATGCTTAGTCAAAAGCGACCTCATCCTCTTGCATTAACAAAGTGATATATTAGATTAAGGTAAGGATTTTAAGGTTAGGTTTGATGGGGTGTAGTGAGGTATGATATGGTGAGGTTTGGTATGGTTAGGATTTTAAGGTACGGTATGATTCGGTTCGGTTAGGTCAGGTGGGGTATGGGTGTAAAAAATCTCCCCCATAAAGTGGGGGAGAAATATTGGAGAATGGTGGAATGGTAGACACGCCGCCACTATAGAGCGGTGGAAGGTAGCGCAACCTTCTTTGTAGGTTCGAGTCCTACTTCTCCAGCCAAATTATAACGTTGATTAACCAATCTTCTCATATCATTTTCCCAAGCTGTTTTTCTGTGACTACGTTTCCACTTGAGATATTCTCTCCAACGCACATCAGAAGCCTCCCATGACAGCCCAAAGACACGCTGAACATCCTGTGCTGACTGAATACGAAGCTGGTCATATAAAGGCATAGGACAAAGCAGGAGGGCGGCAAAGTAGTCTGCTTCTCCCTCCAGTTCAGGATTAGAAAGGTTATTAAAGTTGTTTTCTGCGATCCGTGGCTCTGCCAAGTAAGGAAGATGATTTAATTTGACATGACCAAGTTCGTGTGCCAGAGTCCAACGAATACGGCCTATAACATTGTTGTTAGCTGTAGAACTATTAACAAGGACAAGGTATCTATCGTTCGTTATGTCATAATGGGTACAGCCACTTTCACTTTCGCATAATGCAAAAACTTCATCTAAACTACATGAATTGATTTTAGCAAAAGTAGAATATGGCATTATTCTACAGTTTTCAATCTGATTAAAAAATAGCCGAGGATTCATAGGGAAACTGATAGAAGGTAAGCTGCGGTAAAGTTGTAGAACTTGGTTGCAAATATACGCATATCTAATCAAGAGTCTATCACCTCGCAATTATCATAGCAAAATTAGTGTCCAATAAAACGGACTATTCATTATCATCTCTAAAAGCATAATCAAAGCCAAGACGAAGCATCTGCATCATGCGCTGCGGGTCGCCTTTAATCATTTTTGACTTTGCTCTTTGTATTGAAATAATATCTGGATCACCACAAATTTCATCTGCCGATGTAGGAATTTCGGTTAGGCCAAGCAGATAGTCTACTGTGACACCAAAGTATTGTGCTATTGCTTTAATTTTGTCTACTCCGGGCGTACTGGTTGCTTTCCATTTTTTTATCGTGGAATTTGAAAATCCACAATCGCTTTCTAAACGGGCTATGCTGATTTTCCTTTCTTCACATAGTCTTTGAATGCGATCATACAGTCCAAGTTCCATAAAATCCCCTCCATTTAGAATATTATCTCATTTTATGCTTGACATTGAGAAAACTATCTGGTATAGTATGACCGTGGGATTGAGAAAGTTATCTCTACATCGCCCATTATACGGTAAATAATCTAATTTGTCAATACTGAATAGGAGTGTGGTTAAGTTGCATAATAAAATTAAGCCTGTGGACAATGTGAGGATGCTTTCTTTGATTTCTCTATTGAGCAAGTACGATTTATTCCATATCACAACTGATAATGGAAGGGAATTTAATGCGACTGAAATTGTTAGTGAAAATGAAGGATATTTAGAGTTCAAGCGTCTTTTTGCGAATTCAGTCTATTCTAATGGCTGTATTACAGATATTCAAGCCATTTGCGAAACTGAGTTTGTCTGCAAAACTTCTACTGTGACATATCATATTTCTGCATTACATATTAAACCGCAGAATCCTATTATTAGGGAACGTAAAACGTGGAAAGAAATATCCGACTTGATGGATGTAAATTATATTGGTGAACGTTTGATTCGTTATATCAAGGAATTGGATATGCTGGTTCTGGCGATTGATCCTATTCTGTTGGGGGAATTACACCCTATGGAGCAGCGGCAGATTCAACATCTTATTAATGCCTATTTGGATGGATATTCTGATTTGTTGCAGATGAGCCGTACTGTATGTTTTCAAGTTAAGCTGTATGATGGACGGAATAGGATTTATGCTGGAGTTTATGATCTGGAAGGCCAGTGTTCAGTAACCAGTGTTCTTATTTATGATGACCGGGATAAGGAGAATTTTTCTGATGAGTTTTATAATAAGGCACAGGCCATATTAAAATATGCAAAAACGACAGCTACCAAAATCTTCTTTCAAAATTGAATATTGTGCTTGACATTTCAGGTCAAGCATGATAGTATAATAACAGGATAATCAATAATCATTGAAAGGGGGGTGCTGATATGAAGGCAATAAAAAGGGGAGATATTTATTATGCTGATTTAAGCCCCGCAATAGGAAGTGAACAAGGTGGTATTCGTCCAGTTTTAATAGTTCAAAATAATGTCGGGAATTATTATAGTCCAACTGTGATTATTGCTGTCTTGACTTCTAAATCAAAGAAACATTTACCAACACATATCAGCATCCATTCTGGAGAAGGTAACATTGCTATGGATTCTACAGTATTACTGGAGCAACTACGAACAATAGACAAAAATAGGCTTCAGAAATATGTAGGTAGCGTTTCAGATGATACAATGGATCGTGTTGACCGGGCCATGCTGGTCAGTCTTGGATTAAATATAGCATAATAACAGTTTATTCAAAAAACATCTTGACAATCGTGCTTAAATCTGTTATCATAGTAAGTGAGGTGATAATCATGATTGAGCAATCCGTTATGGATAGGTACATCGCAGAATCATCTTTGAATATGACAGAAACAAGCAGGATTAATTCTGAAAACCTTTTGACAAGATTTTTTAATTTGAAACCTTCAGTAGACTTTGTTGATCTACGAAAAGCTGACCTGATTGAAATGTATTCTCAATTAAACCAGCATTCAATCAATGGATTCATTACTCATAAAAGTAAAATTAATGATTTTGCTAAATGGATGTATGAACAAGGTTATGGGTCAATAGAACTGTTGCATGATATTTCTGATTTAAAATATTCGGATATAAACCACGACTATTTGTACGATATTTATTATTTCAGAGATATTGAAGAATTGTGGTCTGTTATGTCGTTGATACTTAAAGATAAAGGTACAGAGTTTGATACTTTTAAAGCGGCAGCACTTTTAACTTGGTTGGGAATTGATTTGAACGATATGACAGAGATATTAAAAACTGATTTAGATGAATCAAATCAATGTATCATTCATCCAGTCACCAGAGAAGCAGTTGAAATTCCTCCAGTAGATTTGCACGATATGATTTTTTCTTTCTTGATTAATTATCGTGATGCAGATTCATGTGACACAAAAAAGTTTGGTGGCGGCATTCTTCCTTATGCAAATAGTCAGTATCTTTTGCGCAGCTATAAAAGCGCACATCTTACAGTTGTTCAATTAAGAAAGACTTCTGATCCTGTAAATCAATTAGCAAAAAAAGAAGAAGCACAAAGAATTTTTCAATGGAACAAGATTTATTTGTCTGGCCTATATTACCGAATTTATCAATATGAGCAGCGGTATGGTTCGATAGAGAAAGATGTAAAAATGCTTGATAAATTCTTCCTTTGTAATCAAAAAGAAACTGTTCAAAAGTTAGTAGCATTCGATAGAAAGTATAAAGAATATCAAACATTTATAAAATGCAAAATGCGTTTAAATGCTTGATTTCTGGTTTTAAGAGGGATAACCTCTTAAAACTTACATAAATAACGATATAATCAATAATATCGCAAAGTAGTTTAATTGGAAGAACACTCTGGTGACGTGCTGGGGATGGATACTGGTTCGAGTCCAGTCTTTGCGAATTTCAAAATTCAAAGATTAAAAGGAGAAATGAAACATGAACACTGAAACTATGACCGTACATAAGGCTCTTGCTGAACTGAAGGTGCTTGACAGTCGAATTGAGAGCGCAATTCTAAGTGGCGACTTTGTTATCACTAAGAAGAACAATCAGGATACCGTAAAAGGTAAGACGGCAGAACAGTATAAGGCCAAGGCAGCAGAGGTTTTCCAGAAGGCATCTGATTTGATTCTTCGCCGTAACGCCATTAAGAATGCTGTAGTTGTTTCTAATGCTAAGACTACAGTAAAGATTGGTGATAAGGATTATACGGTGGTCGAGGCCATTGAAAAGAAGAATCACGGCATGGACTATTATGTGCAGCTTCGTGATGTTCTGCGCCAGCAGCTTGCCAAGCAGAAATCCGAACTGGAGAAGCATAATGCCTCCCTCCAGCAGAAGGCCGAACAGTTTGTAACTGGCCTGATGGGTGGTAAAGAGGTTAAGACTGATAGTGCTGAATTTACTACTGCGGTAGATACATACATCAAGTCTAACACTATGACGTTGCTTGATCCGCTTGGTATTGAAAAAAAGATTGAGGAACTGGATGATATGATCAACTCGTTCCTGCCTGAAGTTGATGCGGCCCTGTCGGTGAGTAATGCGGTAACAACTATTACCATCGAGTATTAAGCAAGTTATCTACTCGCTGCATAACGAAAACTGCGAACCATAACACGCCTGAGTTTTGGTGATGTTTTGAGGTGTAAATTAATAAAAACTTCACCGCCTATATCAAAACTTACAGTCTTAGTAAGTTTTACATAAAAATCAAATAGATGATTTTATATTGTAAAATATTAAAAAATTCTAATAGTGTGAATAGCCGATATTAGGGCTAATTCAAGATTAGATTAAAAGGCTGTAAAGTTCAAGGCTAAAAGCTGAAGGTTCAAACTTCAACGTTCAAAGTTTATGAATCTTCAAAGTTGAAAGATTAGGCAACAAAGAACAAAGTTTTACAAAATCCTTGGCAGATGGTTTTTGGAATTGTTATGCTTGTCCAGCGGCTCACCACAAGGCTGTTATGTAGCGAGTTGATATATAGAATGTCTGATAGATATTATCGGGCATTCTGTCCAGAATTTATTATGGAATGTTGGCTTAGAAGCAGCCATCATCTAAGGAGTAGATCGAACCACTGTTAAGTGCGAAATGCTTTATGTCGTACTACTTATCAATGAAAGTGGCATGAAGTGATGTGCTGACAGAAAAATGGGGCTGGCTGATATATTTATCAGAATCTTTTGGCGTAATAGCACACCATAATAAATTCTGAATAGAGTGTCCGATGCAAAGGAGTGATTAATTGCACAAAAAAGTAATTGCTTTTATTGACAGGTTTACATCTGGTGGTAAGCTGAAAGATACGATTACTACTTTTACAGAAGGTTGTTGTTACTGGTTTGCTTATATTTTGCATAGTAGATTTTCAAATTCAATTATTATGTATGATGCTGTAAATAATCACTTTGTTGTAGAAATTGAGAATCGGCTATACGATATAACAGGTGAAGTTACTGGACAATATGATGTTGTTCGGTGGAGTAAATACCTTGATAAAAGGGGTATTATTCGAGACTGTATTAAATTCTAAGAAGGAGAATATAAAATGGAACTTTGTATTGATCAGAATGTTTTGGATCGCTTTCCTAATCTGAATGTCACTAAGGATAATGATGTAGTCAGGGTAAAGTTTGGCGAGAGTGAGAACAATTCTGATTTTCTGTTTCCCCTGAATTTCCCGCTGCATAATCTTGATAATCTTTCTTGGGCAATGATTGATGAGATTGGTCGTGCAGGAAAGGCAAAAACGTTCTTTGCGCTTGGTGCAACCAAGAAGGATTACATGAAGAATGGTTTTGTTGTTGAGTATCAGATTATGGACTTTGACCATGATGATCTTGCTGATGATAGCGGTAAGGCTCCTATCAGTTGGGATATGGTTGCGCTTTATAAGGATGAGATTTATATGAAGCGTAATAGTGAATCCTCTTGCTGGGATGAATGTGACGGACGTACATTCCTGAATGGTGAGTTTTACGATAATATGTCTGATGAACTTCGTGCCATTGTTAAGCCTGTATGGAAGTTGACCGCCAACAAGAACGGTGAGATTGTAAAGTCCAAGGATTATGTCTGGCTGAAGTCTGAAAAGGAACTGTATGGACGTACATTCTATTCCAATGATGGTGAAGGCTATTGGTATGCGTTGTTTATGCAGGAGAACTTTCCGTGGTTTAAGTTGAACGGCGACAATGAGAAGGACTGGCAATGGCTGCGTTCTGTCTATGCTGGCCTCACGAACTATTTCTGCCTTGTCGACACTGACGGTTCTCCGTACTACTACAGCTCTGGCATTTCCTATGGGGTCGCCCCGGGCTTCTGTACCTGAGTTCATCGGTTCATCACCATTATCTTGTCTAAGGCGTAAGCCGGGACAGATAATGGATGATGAACATTCAAACCAAGTAAAACGAAAGGAAGATATAGATGAGGGTTCTGCTTTTGCTCCGTGGGTCTGCTGGAGTGGGTAAGTCTACTTATATTAAGGAACACGATCTGGAGCAGTATGCACTTTCTGCTGACAATATCCGCTTGATGTGTCAGTCGCCCGTTTTGCAAACAGATGGATCAATGGCAATCAGTCAGACAAATGAAAAGCTGGTATGGAATCTCTTGTTCCAGATGCTTGAGGCCAGAATGCAGCGTGGCGAATTTGTGGTGATTGACGCAACCAATTCTAAGACACAGGAGATCAACCGTTATAAGGACATGGCAAAGACATATCGGTATCGGATTTTCTGTGTTGATATGACTGGCGTTCCTATGGAGGAATGTAAACGGCGCAATAAATTGAGGCCGCTTTATAAACAGGTTCCAGATGAAGTAATCGAAAAAATGTACGCACGTTTTGAAACACAAGCTATTCCTGCTGGTGTGACTGTAATCCAGCCTGACGAACTTGACAAGATTTGGTATAAGCCGAGTGACTATTCTCATTACAAAAAGATTCATCATATCGGTGATATTCATGGTTGTTATACTGTCTTGCAAGAGTATCTAAAAGATGGATTTAAGGATAATGAACTGTATATTTTTTGTGGTGATTACATTGATCGTGGCCTTGAGAATGTTGAGGTTGTAAGTTTCCTGTTTGAAAATATGAATCGTCCTAATGTAATCTTGCTGGAAGGTAATCACGAACGCTGGCTGTGGTATTGGGCGCATGGCGGTACGTCTAAATCGGCAGAATTTGAGAAAGTAACTCGCAAGCAGCTTGAAGCTGGGGGGTTGGATTCTAAAACTGCTCGAATGTTGTATCGTAAATTTAGTCAATGCGTGTATTATACATATCATGAAAAGACTGTGTTGGTTACTCATGCTGGTTTGAGTGTAATTCCTGATAATCTGACAAAGATTGCTTCTGAACAGATGATCCGTGGTGTTGGACGATATAGCGATTATTTGAAGGTCGCAAAGACTTTTGATGAAACAATGCCAGACAATACATATCAGGTATTTGGTCATCGAAATACTGAGGATTCTCCGATTGCAGCATCTAAACGTTGTTTTGATTTAGAGGGCTGTGTAGAGTTTGGTGGTAATCTTAGGGCAGTAGTTTTGGATGCAGACGGTTTTCATCCTGTAATGGTTCGGAATACAGTATTTAAGGAACATATCACAGAGGCAGAAGTTGTTCCTGCTGAATATACTAAAACCGAACAGAATGTTATGGAAGTTGTTGATCAGATGCGTCAGAACAAATATATCTACGAAAAGAAATATGGTGACATTTCCTCGTTCAACTTTACACGGGAGGCTTTTTACGATAAGAAGTGGAATGAACAGACTATGAAGGCCAGAGGTTTGTTTATCAATACCACAAAGGGCGTTGTAGTGGCTCGTTCTTATCCGAAGTTCTTTAATGTAAATGAGAGGGCAGAAACTAAGTTCAATATGCTCCAGCACAAATTAAGATTCCCTGTTACAGCGTATGTAAAAGAGAATGGGTTCCTTGGTATGGTGTCATATAACCCCGATACAGATGATTTCTTTATTACCAGTAAATCCAGTCCTGACAGCGAGTTTTCTGCATGGCTAAAAGCAATGTTCTATGAGAATGTTAAAGACGCTGCTGGCCTGAAGGAATATTTGAAACAAAAGAATGTGACAATGGTATTTGAGTGCGTGGATATGGAGAACGATCCGCATATTATCAAATATGACAAGTCTCATTTGTTCTTGCTGGATATTGTTAAAAATCAACTGGAATATGAAAAGTTGCCTTATTCGCAACTTACTCAGATTGGTAAGAAATTTGGGTTTGAGGTTAAGACACTGGCATATCAGTTTAATGACTGGCAAAGTTTCCATAACTGGTATAATGAAATTACCGATGAAAGTTATCTTTATGATGGCAAGTACATTGAAGGCTTTGTTGTAGAGGATAGTGTTGGCTATATGGTGAAGTTTAAGGGCTACTATTATCATCTATGGAAACATATGCGTTCTGTTGCACAGGAAGTATTTAGAAGCGGTCAGTATCGGCGTATGGGGTCTTTGCTTACACCTCTTGAAAATAAGTTTTATGGATTCTGTAAAGAGATTCGAGAGCAGGATCATCCAACACATATCATTGCGTTACGTGATATGTTCATGCAGCGTTTAATTGAAAGCAAATAACGATATATTCAATATGTAGGGAAGGGGGCGATAGCTATAAATCCAGTATTGTTAAGTACAGGAAACAATAACTGGTCTACACCACAATGGTTCTTTAATCGTCTTAATTCAGTCTTTGGATTTACTCTTGATCCTTGCGCAGACAAAGACAATCATAAATGCGAACAGTATTTCACTGTAGAAGATAATGGTTTGGCGAAAAATTGGGGGGGCAAGTAGTTTTTTGTAATCCTCCATATGGTCGTAGGACAAAGAATAATCCGGGTCAAGAGGATTGGATTGAAAAATGTTGGGAGGAATGTAAAGAGCATCATATTACAAGTGTGATGCTCATTCCTGCCAGAACAGATACAAAGTCACAACATACATATATTTTCCCAAATGCTAAATATATTTGCTTTGTAAAAGGACGGTTGAAGTTTGGTGATAAAGACGCAGCACCATTTCCAAGTGAAGTTGTTGTTTTTACAGAGCAAAATTATGATAATGAAATTAGGACTTTATCAGATTTAGGATTTTGGATTAAACTAAAAGAGTAGGTGATAACTATAAAATATGTTGGCAGTAAATCTCGAATTGCCAAGCATATTGTTCCAATTATTCAATCATACATAGATCAGATAGATGCCAGCTTTTATTTAGAGCCTTTTGTTGGAGGCGCAAATGTAATTGATAAAATTTCTTGTGATAAGAAAATTGGATATGACATAAATCATTATCTAATTGAATTATTCAAACATAGAAATTTGATTCAAGAACTGCCTGATGAAATTACAAAAGATGAATATGATGCAGTACGAAAATCTTATCAAGCAAATGATGGTAAATATCCAGATTGGTATATTGGAGCGGTAGGATTTCTTGCATCGTACAATGGAAAGTTCTTTGGCGGCAGGGCTGGCATTGTCAAAACTAAAATTGGTACAATGCGCAATTATTACGATGAAGCAAAACGTAATCTTTTATCTCAACTTCCTCGATTAAATGATGTGATATTTGGTGAATCTGATTATAGATTACTTGATATGTCTCAGTATAGACATGGCGTAATTTACTGTGATATTCCTTACAAAAATACAACAGGGTATCAAGATAGTTTTAATCATGATGAGTTTTGGCAATGGGCCGAAGAATGCTCCAAAGAAAACATAGTTCTGGTTTCAGAACAAGTTGCTCCTGATAAATGGCAATCGGTATGGGAAAAGCCAGTAAAAAGAACGCTGGATAATGCTTCACGGATTGATATTACAGAACAACTATACATATTTTCAAATAACAGTTTAATCAACACAGAAAGGATGATATTATGACTTCTACAATTCGCATTAAGAATTTGGCAATTCTTATTATTTGTGTAGCTATTATGGCGTGTGCGCTGGCCTGTTGTTCGCCCCATCCTGAACTTGTTCCAGTATTTAATATTATGTGAGGTGAAAATATATTAATACTAAAGTTTTAAGTGGAACAAATTTAGCTGGTATGTCAACCACACGAGACAGAGTAGATAATGATTTTTATGCAACTCCATTTAATGCAACAAAGGCAATTCTTGATAAAGTTACATTACATGGATCAATATTAGAACCTGCTGCTGGACAAGGACATATTAGTAAAGTAATTAAAGAATACTATCCAAATTGTGAAATTATTTCAACAGATTTAATTAAAAGGCAAGATAAATTTGATTGTAATATTCAAGGTGGAATTGATTTCCTTATATATGATTATGGGCGTACTTTCGATACTGTTATTAGCAATCCTCCTTTTTCTTTGGCAAAAGAATTTGTTGAACGTGCGCTAACTCTCGCAACTGATAAGGTCATAATGTTTGCTAAAATTCAATTTCTTGAAGGGCTACAAAGAAAAGAATTTTTTGAAAAGAATCCTCCTTCTACTGTATATGTATTTTCTAAACGAGTTAATCCTTTGCGAAATGGTGAAGAATTAGATGAACGAGGCAAGCCTTGGTCAAGTACAATGTGTTTTGCATGGTTTGTATGGGATAAAAATTATAGTGGTGAGACTATTGTTAAGTGGATTTAAAAAATAAGGTCATATGTTATTTTAATTGGAGGTTATATGTTTGGAAGAAAACAGCAATAGATTTTTGAATTACAAAATCGTGTTAAAGAATTAGAAAATATTCTTTGCCCATTTAATCAACATGATTATGTTGAAATCGGAAGAACATATGATGGCGGTGATCCCATTTATTCAAGAGAAGAATGGATTGTTTCATGTGAATGTAGGCGGTGTCATAAAAAGATTATTAAATACGAGATTTAAGGAGTAATACAATGAAAATTTATTATGCTCATCATCTTTGGAAGTATGGAACACCTATTGAGGATTATGAAATTGAATGTATTAAAAAGAAATTTGAAGATGCTGAGATTATTAATCCTCGTACATTGTTGCCACAAGATAAACCTGAGTCAGAGATTATGCAATTAGCATATGACACTATTAAAGGTTGTGACGTACTGGTATTTTCAACTGTGTCTGGAATGATTGGACACGGAGTTTTCAATGAAATTGCTGTAGCTGTTAATTCTGGCATTTCAATCTATCAGTTTGAAGGCAATACTTGTTATGAAATGAAGGACGTAGATTTGAAAGACATTGTATTTCAAGGCGATAATCGGGTTTATGCACTCGTTCGTATTCCTTATGAATATCAAGAAGATACGGATTGGTGAGTGATGGGGTTAAAAGTATTATCAATTTGTGGCGGGTTAGAAACTGGTCTGCTTGCTTTAAAGGAATTAGGGATACCAGTTGATGAATACCATACATACGAAATTTTTGCTCCGGCAATCGAGTTAAGCAAACGACACTTTCCAGAAGTACAACATCATGGGGATGTAATTGGAGCGGATTTTTCACAGTTTAAAGGCTTTGATCTGGTGATGGCTGGCACGTGCTGCCAAAGTCTATCCGTAGTCCGACAAGAGAATGATGAAGTATGTTCAGGGCTAAAGGGCAAGTCTGGTATTTTCTTTGAGTATGCAAGAGCCGTCAAAGAAATTCAACCAAAATGGTTTCTGTTAGAGAATGTAGTTCCAAAGAGTAAGACCGATCAGAGTATTATTACCGATAACTTGGGGGGGGCAAGTTCCTCAGTTGATAAATTCAAATCTCTTTTCTGCACAAGACAGGGAGAGATTGTATTGGACGAATATTCATATCGGTTCGTTGCCTAAATCAAACACAACAGTCCTGAAAGATATAATGGTATCAGATGTACCAGAGAAAGATTACTATGATAAACCATATATTTTTCATGGTGAAGATAAAAAGGTAATCGCCACATTACAAATCAATACACATGATATGTTGAAACGAGTTTACAATCCTCAATTTAAGTGTGCAACTTTGACTTGTGTGAATGGTGGGTATCAAGAAAAGAAAGTTTGGGATAATGGACGTATTCGTAAACTAACACCCATTGAATATGAGAGGTTGCAAACATTGCCAGATAATTTTACAGAAGGATATAGTGACAATGTTCGGCGTTCACTCTGCGGCAATGGGTGGACAAAAGAGGTTATAAAGCATATTTTTAAAGGCTTATAACGATATAATCAATAAGAAAGAAGGTAATGTATGGCAAAGATTTTAGAGTTAGAGAGTAGTGGTACTGATCCGATTCCTACTGAGACAAAGCAAGACAATATGACAGACACAGAAAAGGTAATTCAAGGTTTGATGCGTAAGGCTTATGCTCTCGGCGTTTCGTCTGGTGTGCGTACTATGTGCGTTTCTGTTCTGGCACAGTTAAACCAGACAAAGAAAATGAACCCGCAGAAGCAACTAAATCTTTTACGCCAGATGTGTCAAAAGAACATTGAAAATCAAAATAAGGTTGCACAGAACGCAGATAATTCTACTACTGAAACTACTACAAATAATGAAAAGGAGAATAAGTAATGTTTAGTCGTGATATTTTGACTGTTAAAGAGGCTCAGTTGAACGCCCTTGTCGCAGAATCGGGGGGGGCAGTATCTTTAATCACAAGTACGATTGATCGGTTAGAGACTATTAATAGCAAGATTACTGATACACGTCAGGAGATTGCTAATTATCAGTCTGAGTTGAATCGAATTGATGGCTCAATGGAGCAACAGTTTGGTCATAATGCGAAGATTATTGGTAAATTTAAGAGTTTTCTGGAGGACTAATGAAAGAATGTTTTGAAAATGAAATTGCATGGATTCATTCACAGGATATTCAGCAATTTGCAAAATACTGTGTAGATAATTTGCCTGATTATTTCTTTACAGTTCCAGCATCGTCCAGCGGTAAATATCATCCATCATATGCTCTTGGCGATGGCGGTCTTATTCGTCACACTAAAGCTGCGGTGGCGGTTGCGCATGAATTGTTTAATCTTGAAATGTTCCAAAAGCAATTCACAGAGAATGAACGGGATTTAATTCTGTTGAGTTTGATTCTTCATGACGGAAAGAAACAAGGTAGCGGTAATGGTAAACATACAGTATTTGAACATCCCCTATATGCTGCTGACTTTGTAAGAGAATGTAATTTTGAATGTTCTAAACTAACTGATAAACAAGAACAAATTGTGTGTAATGCAATTTCTTCACATATGGGCCAGTGGAATACAGCACGAAATTCCAGAACTGAATTGCCTAAACCCGCAGATAGGATTCAGAAATTTGTACATATGTGTGATTATCTTGCGTCACGCAAATTTTTAGAAGTTAATTTTGATGCAATAAGTTATTAAAGGAGAGATGTAAATGAGTTATCAGGCACGATTTAATTTTGTTGGTACACCTGTTATTCCCAAGCAGAAGGCAGATACCAAGCGTCCGTTCTGTAAGGAAATGACTAAGAAGGATGATAAGGGCAAGAAGCGTGAAATGCTTTCTATGACTTTTGGGGTCAAAGAAAGCGATTCTAATATGGCTTTTGTTGAGGCTTTTGACAGTGTTCAGGAAACTATTAAGACAATGAACACTGACAATGAGAAACTGGATGTTGCTTGGGCTGACCGCTTTGATGAGGAAATTGTTTCTCAGGTTGCCAATTATCGTAAGTACATTGTTGATCTTGGCGAGGATCATGGTGGGCGGCAGGAGTTCATCACTGTCTATGATATGATTAAGCACTTGCAGGAGTATCTTCCCGATTATGAAGGCCGTGTAGTTGTTACAGGCCAGTTTACTCGTGATTGGTATGGCAAGAAGAAGATGTACTACAGCAAGTTCCGTATTCAGAATGTTTTTGCTGCTCCAGAAGAGCGTAAAAGCCGCCTTATGATTACTGCTGATCTGTTCTATAACAAGGATAGCTTTGATGATTCTGATTTTGATGAAAACAAGAAGATTACACTGGATTGTTATATTGAGCAGTACATCAACAAGGATGAGGGCCGTAAGTATGTTCCTATTCAGGTTGTTTTCTCTGGCGCAAAGTATGATATGGAGAACGAGCGTCATAAGAAGCTGCTTGATTATAAGATGAAGTATATCAAGGTTAAGAGCAAGGATATGGTTCATATTCCGTGGGAAATGGTTCTACTGCGTGGTGCTGAAGAGGCTGATTTTGATGAGTCGATGTTGACTGATGCTCAAAAGGAGCAGATTGAACTTGGCATTAAGACACTGGATGATTTTAAGCCCAAGGGCAATATCTACGGTGATCGTATTGATGAGTTCCGTTTGTTCGATCCGAAGCTGGATGGCGATTTTGCTGATGGCTTGCTGGATGCCGATGACAAGGGTAGCGAGTTCGAGGAACGGATTTATCAGCCGCCGCAGGATGAGACTTTGGATGAGGCCAAGAGTAATTCTAAGAAGGGCAATAAGTCTGATGAGGATGATGAGCCGCCATTTGATAAGGATGATAAGAATGATGGCGTAGATGAAGATGACCTGTTTTAATGAAAGGAGTGATGTGTAATGGCAAGGAAATTTGGTAAGAAGCGTGAAATCTGTATTGATCCGTTGGCATATAACATTGGCCTGATTGGTGAAAGTGGCATTGGTAAGTCTACTGTCATTAAGGAGGTTTGTGAGAAGCTGGCTGGTGATGAGGGTTATATTGCCCTTGATATTGGTAAGGAAGATGGTCACGATGCTATTAATGGTATTGTGTCTGAAAAGATTCCTGATTGGGCTACTTTCAAGGAGTTCTGTGATGATGTGATTGAGAACAAGTTGACTGATTATAAGGAACTGCGTGTTATTGTTCTTGATACGTTTGATCAGTTGCTTGAAATTGCAGAGCCGGAGGTTATTCGGATGCACAACCGAGCCAACCCCGATAAGCCTAAGATTACATCTATTAAGGCTGCATTTGGTGGTTTTATGGCTGGTGAGGATAAGGCGATCCAGATTGTTCTTGATAAGCTGTGGGAACTGAAGGGTGTTGGAGTTTCTTTTATTGCGATTGGACATACAAAGAAGAAAGACGTGGATGATCCTATTACTGGCGAGTCTTATTCCATTCTGACTACTAATATGAGTCAGCGGTACTTTAATGCACTCAAGACTAAGTTGCATTTCCTTGGTGTCGCTTATATTGATCGTGAGATTGTCAAGCAAAAGACAGGTAAGAAGAATGTTGTCACTAAGCAGGAGGAAGTTAAGGGCAAGGTTTTGGGCGAAACTCGTTGTATTTCTTTCCGTGATGATAATTACAGCGTAGATTCTAAGTCTCGTTTTGCTGATATTGTTGATAAAATTCCTCTTGATTCTGACGCTTTCATTAAGGCTTTGACGGACGCTATTCTTGCCGAGCATAGCAAGGGCGACAAGACTATTGAGCAGTCTAAAAAGGAACTGGCTGCGGCTCGTAAGGCAAAAGAGGCCGAGGTTGCCGAGAAGCTGGAGCAGGATGCAAAGAACAAGATTGATGAGGAACGCAATGCAGAACTTATGAGTGTGATTCAGAATAAGTTCTCCGATGCCAATGCTGCCACTAAGAAGAAGGTTAAAGCAATTATGGCTGAGAATGATATTCCGAATTTCAAAAATTCTGATGATATTCCTACCGCTATTCTGGAGAATATTGTTGAGGTTCTGAATCAGACAGAGTAATAGGAGGTACTTATGGCGAGGCCATGCAAATGTGCTATTACTGGCGAAAAGGGAACTACAGATACATTTGTAAAAATCAATGGTAAGTATTATAAAAGCCAAGAAATTTATGATGCTGACCAAAAGAGTAAGGCCAAGCGTAAAGAACTGATTGATTATGTTTGTCGGGAGTTTTTAAGGTATGGAAATGGGCAACCATTTCCTACCTCCCTTCCTAAAAAGCTAAATGAACTGTCATTTTATGATGATGATGTAATTTTAGAAACATTTAAACGATGTGCGTCTGATATTCATTATCAGATGGAACATAAGCAGTTCTCCGCTGAATATAACAAAGTCGCATATATGTTTGCGATCATTAAAAACTCTATTGCAGATGTAAATGCAGAGTTCCAACGTAAAAAGAAACAAGAGAATACCATAAAAACAACCGAAATCGAGTGTGGCGATTTATCCAGTATTGGGACAAAAACCCGTGGAAAGGATATTAGCAGCTTTCTCAATGATGATGAGTTTTAAAGGAGGGTGATCAATATAGATTTAAAAAAGTATCCTGAAGAACTGATTAAAGGTCGAGATAGCGCAGAAGCCACATTCGTTTTTTGTTTATGGAAACAGCCTGACTTATATGATGATTTTCAACGTGTAAATGCAAATGAAGATCAGACATTAAAAACAGATGATGGTGTTTTCTATTTTTCACTTGGGCGGCAGATGTTCAATCAAGGCTTTAAATCTTTTGACAATGTAACTATATATACATTTTTAGAAGGTAAGCCAACAGTCAAAAAGCATTTCGATGAACTTGGTGGTTATGCTACAGTAAGTGAACTTTGTTCTTTAGTTAATCCTGAAAATGTCGATGCTTATTATGACAAAGTTGCAAAGATGAACACGCTTATGACTTTGTACGATAAAGGGTTTCCTGTATTGGACAATGTTGATCGTTTCTCTAAAATGACAAATCAAGAGGTGTATGATTATTTTGATTACATTTTAAATAGTGTAAGCATTAAAAACACACACGATATTGAAATTGAAACATTGGAGATTGATGAGAAATTTCTTACTGAATGTAATGACGGATCAGCGCAGGGCATTAGTTATGGTGCGCATTGTCCTATCTTAAATTACTTAACGCTTGGTACTCCGCTTGGCGATATGTATATGTTTGCTGGTCATAGTGGTGTTGGTAAGACTTCATTTGTATTTGAAAATATGATTCTTCCAATGACTGAGGATGGTACAAAATGCGCTGTAATCAGTAATGAACAACGTTCAAAGGATTTTAAGCAACTCCTACTTGTACATATACTTACTGCTGAATTAGATTATTGGGGGCTGACCCGAAAGAAGCTGAAGATGGGAAAGTTCACTAAGGAACAATGGGAAATGCTTCGCAAAGCTAAAGCAATTTCTAAAGAAAAGTATTCTAATATTCAGTTTGTTAAATTGTTTGATAATGATATGAACAAGGTTAAGCGCATTATTAAGAAGCTGGCGAAACTTGGTTATCAAGTGGTTATGTTTGATACTATGAAATCTGAAGATGAAATTGATGAATCCATGTGGCAGCAGCTTTTGATTCATAGTCGTAAACTGTTTCAGATTACCAGCCGTGAAAATATTTCATTGATCTGTACATATCAGCTTGCCTTACATACTTTAAATAAACGATATTTGGATGCCAGTTGTCTTTCTAACGCCAAGCAAATTAAGGAAGTCTTTTCTGAAATGGTTTATGCAAGACCATTGTGGGATGATGAATTTCCGGGAGCAAAATTTGATGTAAAACCATATCAACTGAAAAAGGATGAGAGCGGTAAATATACCAACGTGCGCAAGCTAATTCCATTAGACCCGGAAAAGAAATATATTGTGGCATTTCTTGATAAGACCAGAAACGATGATGATAAAATTCAAGTTCTTTATGAATTTAATGGTCGTTTCAATCGTTGGAAGGAAATCGGATATTGTTCGGTGTTTAATGAACATAAATAAGGAGGATTAATGACATATCGTGAGTCTTTAGAAAAAGAGAAAATTACACTAAATGGAAATGACTATGTACCTCTGGAGAAGGTAAAAGAAATTCTGGATGAAATAGAGAATGAGTTGGGCGTTATTCCAAATTTGTTAAAATTATTGTATTAGAAAGAAGGATGTAAAATGAAGAATTTTAAGCCTATTTTGATTGGTATTGCCGTTGTTGTGGCTGCAATTTTGCTGTTTGTTTTTGCGTTTCAAGGGGTTCAGAATAAAGCTATTTCTCTTGAGGAACAGATTAATACGGCACAGTCAGAGATTAAGGTGCAAGAGAAGCGCAGGGCTGATTTGATTCCCAATCTGGTTGATTGTGTTAAGGCATACGATGAGCATGAGTATCAGACACTTATGGGTGTGATTGGACAGCGTGGTAGTTCTTCAGATGAGAGTGTGCAAGAAATTCGGACTATGATTCAGGCCGTGGCGGAGGCATATCCTGATCTAAAGAGTAGTGACAATTATAAGGAACTGATGAACGAACTTGCCACTACAGAGAATTTGATTGCAAATTATCGTAGCAATTTTAATACATGGGTAAAGAACTATAATCAGTATGTTCGGAAGTTCCCTAATAAGCAGATTTTGAGTATGCTTGGGTATCAGCTTATGGATTATACATATCTTGATTACAATGTTTCTTCTGATGCTCCAACTAATCTTTTTGACTAAAGGTAAGCAATATGAAAATCACAAAGCGGGAAGTTATTTTTAGTATTGCGTTAATTTGCATTATGCTTGTTATTGGTATTGTTATCTCGGACAAAATCAATGATAGTTTAATGGAGCAATACCAGAAATATAATACTGCGCTTCGGATTAACGATGATCCAGAATTGTTCAAATATGGTATGCGTACAAATGTTGGTAATGCGTTTGTACATGGCGATCTGGTTGCGGTTGATCCTGTTTCCTATCCTGAAGTAGATGGGTTATATGGTTCTATGACTAAGGTTACTGAACGTTATACAATGCACACACGGACAGTAACAAAGACAAGAACTGTTAATGGTAAAACACAAACTTATACTGAAGTAGAAACATATTGGACATGGGATACTATTGATAGGGATTATCGTAATGCAACTACAATTTCATATCTTGGTGTAGAATTTCCATATGGAACTATTGAGTATTTCCCAGAGAACTATATTACGACAATTAAACTTTCATCACATTTGAGAGATAAGTATTATGGTTCAGATATTTCATATACAGGCACATTGTTTGCGAATTTAAGTGACAACACAATTTCTCAAACTTCATTTTATAATGATATGCCAATAGATAAAACAATCGAATATCTGGAATCAAAAGTTCAACTGGTTATCTTTTGGGTGTTCTGGATTATTTTGATTGACGTTGCTACATATGGATTCTACTATTTGGACAATAAGTGGCTTGAGGGATAATTGGTTGTAGATTGAAAGGAGGGCGGTATTATAGTAAATGCACTATCGCTGTCCAATTACTTATCTAACAATTTAGATGCCTGTATCGTCCTCCTTGAATCTATGGACTATACGCAGATTACATATAGAAGTAAACAAAATGAATTGCGTTTTAGCCGTGAGGATGGGCATAATCCAACAGCAATGCGATTGAAACTTGATACCTTAAAGTTTGATGGGTTTTCTATAAATGAACATGGCAATCTGTATTCACTTGTAATGAAAACAAAAAAATTGTCATTTCCAAAAGCATTAAGATATGTCGCAGAAACTCTTGGCCTTGAAAAAAGCCAGTTTAGTCAAAAAATTAGGTATCCATTTGGCGGATTTTATAAAGGTCTAATGAAGGAAATTCAAGAACCAGAATATTCAATGACTACATATGATGAATCTATTCTTGATGAGTACGCTAATAAATTTAATCTGATGTTCTTTAAAGATGGAATTAATTTTCAGACGCAAAAGCATTTCAATGTAGGATTTGATTTGGAGTCATTAAGAATTACCGTTCCTGAGTACACTTTAGATGGTAAGCTATGTGGGATCATGGGAAGGTTGAATGATAGTAGGTGTTCAAAAGATGAACGCTGGTTGCCAATCATTCCATGCTCCCGCAGCCTTACCCTTTATGGATACCATCACAACTATGAATCCATCCAGCAAAAGAATATTGTTGTTGTAGGTGAATCAGAAAAATTTGTACAGCAGCTTCATTCTATGGGCAGCTATGTAGGATTGGCTACTTGTGGATGCGATGTAAGCGATATTCAAGCAAAACATTTAAAAGCCCTGATGACTTCAAAAATTATTCTGGCCTATGATGAGGGCTTAGAAGAAGAACAGATAAGATTACAGGCTCAAAAATTGCTTTTAGATAATGCAGTATTTCATAATCATGTTGGTTACGTGTTCGATAGAGAGAATTTGATCTTGCCCAAGGGAAGTAAAGCAAGCCCATCTGATTTAGGGAAGGGAGCATTTACCGAACTTATTAAGAACTATGTTGTATGGTTATAACTACTTAATCAATAAAAGAGAGGTATATTATGGCGAAACGAGATAAAGACCCACGACTTCAAGCATTGTTTGATGCTAATAAGAATGTATATAGCATTTCAAAATGTAATACAATCGAGGAATGTTTATATGAAACATTTAGATCATATATCAAACATGACAAAGGTACAAATGGAATCTATGGTGTATTGGGAACCAAAATTCACGATAAACTGGAGGAAATTATTAAAGGGGAGGCAACAGTAGATGAATTGCCTGAAACTTTAAATCAAGAATTGTTGGATTTAGATTTGATTGGGTTAGAGTTCCCCAAGGACTTTAAGGGTAACGATACTATTCGTAATAATTGGATTGCTGATATGAAGCATTTTTGTCAGACGTTCCAGCCTCCAAAGGGTGTATTTAAGACTGAGGAATTAGTTATCTATCCGCTTTCAGATGATCGTTATGTACAGGGCTATATTGACTTGATTCGTGAAAATTCGGATGGAACAATTTCGATTTATGATTGGAAAACATCTACTGACTTTAAGGCCGCTGAACTGGTACATCATGGACGGCAGCTTGTATTCTATGCTCTGGCAAAAGAAGCTGAAGGATTCAAAGTTCGTGACGTATCATGGATTATGTTGAAATACTGTGAAGTCAGCTTTATGGGTAAGAAGCGTTCCAATTCTAAAAATAAAACTGAAATTGTTAAAGTTCTGAACCGTGGCAAATTGGTTTATGAACTCAAGGATCATATTCAGTGTGATCTTGAGGAACTTGGATATGATGAACTTGATATTGAGATCATGTACAAGAATGCTTTGCAAGCAAATTCTTTGGATGTGCTGCCGCTGGAAGTACGTGAGCGGTATACGATCAAGCCTTATGTGCGCCAGTATAGTATTACCGATGAACTGCGGCAGGAAACGATTGACTATCTAAACCGTATGGCTGATTTGTTTGAATCTCTGGATCAAGACGATGAGAGTCAATGGCCTCCCCGTCAGTTTACACGGATTAATGGAAATGGTAATGAGGTTGAGGATACATTCTTTTGTAATAACTTGTGCAATTTCCGTAATACGTGTGTTCATGTTAAGCGGTTTAATGACCAATGGGCTTTACGAAAACTGGATAAGGATGAGGATGCTAATTTGTTTTAATAAGGAAATGGTAAAGAAATATGAAACTTGTAAATGCAAAACTATATGAGGAACAAATCAAACGTAAAATGTGGGAGATTTGGTATGATGAAAAATACCAATATTATTTCGGTGGTAGCTGGCGCAACGATTTTTCTCTCGCAGACAATAACGGTGACTACCAGAAACGTGCATTTGCTGTACTAAATAAAGACGTTGAATTGATTGGTTATATCAGCTATTCAGTTGATAATGAGTTGCGTATTGCGCAATGGTTTGGCGCAATTAATTTCAGTAATGATAAATTCACATTTGGCAAAGCACTTCGACAGGTTATTACAGATTGTTTTCTTAAATTCGGCATGGAAGTTGTTGAATGGAATGTAATTTGTGGTAATCCCATTGAATCAAGTTATGACAAAATGTGTGAAAAGCTGGGTGGTCATATTGTTGGAATTAGACACCGTAGGGCTTTAGATTTGGCTGGCAATGTACATGATGATAAAACCTATGAAATACTTCGTGAAGATTTTTTGAAAGCACTAAAAGGTTGACTTATGAAATGTTCTTATTGTGAAGTTGATACTAATGATTTTGTTCAGATGAATCAAACTGTTGGATATAGTGGCATTGAAATTGCTATAAATAGGCAAGGAATGTTAAGAGCAAGAATATTTGATACTTATAACAATTTAATTAGCCAAGATATTGTAGAAATACATCATTGCCCGTTATGTGGAAAACGATTTATGAAAGGTTAATTTTATGAGGTATAAATTTTGGTTTAAAGTTGATATTCCCGATAATAAAGCATCTGATGAAGTTCTTCAAAAGCTGTTTCAAGATGTAGCTAATGCTATTCAACCAGTCTGTTCATTTGATGATGAGGATTGGGATTTTGGTGTAGATCATGAATAGCTTTCAAAAATTAGCTTGGTGGTGATAAAGTGCGACTAATTATTGCTGGAGGGAGAGATTTTAACAATTATAGTTTGTTAAAAGAAACTGTAAATAAGTTTTTGACAGATTATAATGATGAACCTTGCATTATTTGTGGCAAAGCAAAAGGTGCAGACACACTCGGAGAAAGATTTGCAAAAGAGCAAGGTTATAAAATCAAGTATTTTCCTGCTGATTGGAATACGTATGGTAAATCTGCTGGATTCGTTCGCAATATAGAAATGGCTGAAAACGCAACTGCCTTGATTGCATTTTGGGATGGAAAAAGTTCTGGAACAAAGCACATGATTGAAACAGCTAAAAAATATAATTTAAAAATTTTGATACAGAGGTATTAATATGTGGTTATATAGAAAAATTCTTATGTCTGATTGGGAGTGGCTTCAACGAGCAACTACTATTGAAAATGATGGGTTTTATATTCGATACAAAGTGTTTGGAATTACAGTTGCGAAACATGAGGCGGTGAGATATTAATTTGTTTGGTAAATATAAAGTTGCACATTTGCTTGGGATTACAAGAGAACACGAGCACAATTTCGCAAGGTTGAAATTGAATTAACAAAACAAGGTTACATATGTTTTGCTCCAGCAATATATTGCTTTGAAACATATAAACAGCATCCAGAGTTGTTAGACGATATGTGTTATGAGAAGCTGTTAGTTTGTGATTTTTGCGTTGTTGTAACACCTGAACATATTGGCAAATCTACATCAAATCGTATTCGTCAAGCTATTTCTATGAACAAACCTGTTTATGTATGAGAAAATGATGGTTTAAATGGAATTATTAAAGGTGAAAAAGATTTAAACAGATATACAAATTATAAGGGAGGGTAAATTATGCCCGGAGATTGGACACTTGGTTTGGATTGGCCTACGTGTAGTATTGATCATCAAAAATGTCCAAGTTATTTTTCAAGATGTGATTTATGCGAAAAGAACAAGAATTTAGAAAGTGATAAAGATAAAGAAGGGAATGAGTAAATGCAAAATTATCATAGACATACATCATATAGCAATATTTACATTGCCGATTCTGCTGCTGTTAATGAGGACTATGCTAAACGTGCGGTGGAGTTAGGTCACAAAGTTATTTCCAGCGTAGAACATGGTTGGCAGGGATATTATTTTGAAACATTTGAATTGGCAAAAAAGTATGACTTAAAATTCATTTTTGGAGCCGAAGCATATTGGGTTAAGGATCGACACGAAAAGGATCGTACCAATGGACACATCATTTTGCTGGCTAAAAATGAAAATGGACGGAGAGCAATTAATTCCATCCTTTCTACGGCAAATGAAGATGGCTATTACTTCCGTCCACGTGTTGATATGGAACTGTTACTGAGTCTACCAGCAGATGATGTAATGATAACAACGGCCTGTATTGCGTTCTGGCATTATGATGACATTGAAGATTTGCTTATTCAGCTACATAATCATTTCAAGAGTAATCTATTCCTTGAAATTCAGTATCATAATACAGACCCGCAAATTAACTTAAATAAGCGAATTTTGGCCTTGTCCGAGAAATACGGTATTGAAATGATTGTAGGAATGGATAGTCACTATATCTATCCAGAACAATCAAAAGAACGTGATTATATTCTTGCTGCAAAAAATGTTCACTATGACGATGAGCAAGGCTGGTATATGGATTATCCTGATGATGATACTACCATGCAACGATTTTTGGAGCAAGGTGTATTTACTAAAGGTCAGATTCAAAAGGCAATGGATAATACTGATCTGTTGCTGGAGTTTGATGATTATTCTGTGTTGTCAAATGGTGAGCCTAATCCGATTTTTTCAAAAGATATTAAACTGCCCACCTTGTATGATGGCAAACACGAAATTGATGGTAAATTATTGCCCAAGTTGACACAGGAAGAACGCAATAAGGAATATAGCAAACTGATTACAAGGCTTTTCAAGGAATATATGGAAAGTGTACCTCCAGAGCAATACGATGAATACTTTGAAGGTATTAAAACAGAAGTTCAGGTTATCAAAGACACCAATATGTCAGACTACTTTTTGATTGACTATTATATGGTGAAACGTGCAATCGAGATGGGTGGTGTTCTGACTAATTCTGGACGTGGTAGTTCAGTTGGTTACTTTACAAATACTCTCCTTGGATTCTCCAAAGTAGATCGTTTTCAAAGCCCTATTAAGTTGTATCCAGAGCGTTTTATCAGTAAGAGTCGTATTCTTGAAACGAAAAGCCTTCCTGATATTGATTTGAATTGGGGAACACCAGATATTGCAGCCGAGGCACAGGAGCAGATTCTTGGAAAGGATCATGCTTATCCTATGATTGCTTTTGGTACGTGCAAGAAAAAGAGCGCATTTAAACTCTATGCACGTGCGCAGAATATGGACTTTGACCTTGCCAATACTATTTCGGCACAGATTGAAAAGTATGATGAAGCCTTGAAATATGCGGATGATGATGAAAAGGACGATATTAACATCTACGATTATGTTGATGAGCAGTATCATTCCTACATTGATGCCAGTAAAAAGTATCAGGGCATTATCATGGATAAGAAGAAAGCACCTTGCGCCTATCTGCTATATAGTGGTAGCATCCGTGAAGAGATTGGCCTAATCAAATGTAAGAGTGAAACAACTAAAAAAGAATACATGACCGCCGTTATTGATGGAGCAATCGCAGAGAACTACAAGTTCTTGAAGAACGACATTTTAAAGGTTGATGTTGTTTTGCTTGTGGATATGATTTATAAGCGGATTGGTATTAAACCACATACTGTAAATGAACTGATGGAACTGGTGAAAAATGATCCATTGGTGTGGGATATTTACGCCAGCGGTTATACGATGGGAGTAAATCAGGTTGAGAAAGCATCTACAACAAGAAAGTCTATGAAATATCAGCCAAGAAACGTATCTGAGTTGTCAGCCTTTATCGCAGCTATTCGTCCAGCTTTTAAGTCAATGTATTCTAAACTTGAAAATCGTGAAGATTTTTCTTATGACATTCCTGCATTTGATAAGATTCTTCAAACGGAGGAACTTCCACAAAGTTTTATTCTGTATCAGGAGCAGACCATGAACACCTTGAACTATGCTGGATTTCCGATTGATGAGTGCTATGGTATTATCAAGGCCATTGCTAAGAAACATCCTGAAAAGGTTCGTCCTCTAAAAGAGCGATTTATCAACGGATTCAGAGATCGCATTATGGAGGAAGGTACACCAAAGGAAAAGGCCGAGGAAGATGCCGCAAGAGTTTGGCAGATCATTTCCGATTCCTGCGGATATGGGTTTAATTCAGCCCACGCATATTGCATGGCACTGGATAGCCTTTATAACGCATATTTGAAAGCACATTATCCTTATGAGTTTTATGAAGTCTTGCTTCAGACTTATTCTGATAAGGGCAAGAAAGATAAGGTTGCTGAACTTAAACAGGAAATGAGTCGTGCGTTCGGGATTATTGAGGGTGAGTATAAATTTGGATTAGATAACAGAAAATTTGTCGCCGATCCAGATCATCATACTATTTATCCTTCGCTACTGTCTATTAAAGGTCTTAGCCAAGGTTGCGCTAATGATTTATATACGCTTGGTAAAAAGCACTATAATTCGTTCTATGAGTTATGGAAAGACCTAAAGAAGAAAAAGAATTTAAATAGCGGCAAGATTAATACTCTGATTGAAATTGGATATTTTGATGATTTTGGTTCTATTGGCAAAATTAAGCGATTTGTTGAAATTCTTGATAAACTTTATGATCGTTCTCAGTTTAGCAAGTCTAATCCTCCTATGGAATTTATTAAGTACATTAAGAAGTATTCCGAAGAAACTGAAAAGCAGTATCGTAAATTCGATTTTGATTCTGCATTACATGAAATTTGGTATGACTTAGACGATGTTGATATTCCTTTGGGAGAGCGGTTGAAATATGAACTGGACAATATCGGTTACGTAAAAACCTGTATGCCTGATATGTCGCCAGATTATGCGTTTGTTCAGGCGTATGAGTGCAAGTATAAGAATCCTAAACTGACATTATATCGGCTGTGCGATGGTAGCACCGAAACCGTTAAGGTACGGCGTAAGAAATATGATGAAGCACCTATTAATGTGGGCGACATTATCAAAACTATGGAATGTTCCGAAGAAGGTCGCTGGTCAAAAGATTCAAATGGTGATTGGCAGCAGAGTCAAAGTGACAAGGAAAGTATTCTAAAGAAGTGGTCGTTTGTTCGAGAAACACCAAGGGAGAAATAAGTAAATGGAAGTAATTGATTTTTTAAAATCCGTCAGAAGGATTCGATCATTAAATAGAAATCCTGCTATTAGTGATGAAGATATAGAAAGTTTAATTAATCAAGTTGATATGGTTAAAGAAAATGAAAAGCAGAATCCATATCCAATACTTAATAGCAGACCAACACAATATATTCCTCAAGGATTACTTATGGTTCATGAAAGTCAAGCATGGGAAAATCATGGACAGTCTCTTTACCAATTAAAGCAAAGAGGTGGATTGAGTTGGGCAGAGGCTCTTGCTATTATTGAGGGCAAGAAATGGAGTGATGCTATTCAAGCTGAAAAAGAAGCAGAGTCTATTGTTAAAAAACTTGCTGAAGAATTTTTGAATGGAGGATAAATATGAAGAAAATTATTACATTAATGATTACGTTGGTTTTATGTGCAAGCCTTTGTGCTTGTGGGACAAAGGCTGGATTAAAGAACTACGAAACAACTTCTGGATTAATTGCAATTACAGGCCAAAGCAACTTGTATTACGATAGTAACACGAAGATTGTATATTTTATTTTTAATGAATATTTAAGTTATCAAGGCTATGGCTATATGTCACCATATTATGCGTCCAATGGCCTCCCATATCGTTATGATGCAAATAATCAGACATTGATTGAAATTGATGGTGGTGAATTTAGTGGCTAATCTTACTAAATATGAACAGGAAACCATTATCAATTATAATAATGAAGAAAAGACAGCTTCTATCTTTACTTATGACAAATCTCTTATAAGAAAGTTGGATAAGAGATTATCAGAATATCCAGATATTAAGGTAGTTCGTAGGGGGGATGATTGGGCTGAATATAGCTTGCCTAAGAAATGGATAAAGGTTGGATTCCCAAGACAATTATCTGATGAACAAAGGGCAGAAATGGCAAATAGGATGAAAGCAGCAAGGGACGGCATAAATGCGGACTAATTGGAGGTGCTTTTAGAAAATATGCTTGATTTATACAAGTACACTGATAAGGAAATAGATCAGCTTGTTAAGTCTATTGTGATTCTTACTGATACCAGAGAACAGAAAAATCAACATATTCTTGATTGGTTGGATAAAAAGAAAATTCCTCATAAGACAAAGGCTCTGCCAAATGGCGATTACAGTTTCTATGTTCCTGCCAATCCCGACCTAAACATTGATAGAGATTTGTTTTTTGATAAAGAAATTATGGTTGAACGTAAGGGGTCATTGGAAGAACTTAGCGGCAACTTTTCACAGCAGCGGGCAAGATTTGAAGAAGAAATGGCTACATATCCCGGTGTAAAGTATCTACTAATCGAGAATGCTAAGTATCAAGATATTATTACGGGGAAATATGATACTAAGTTTTCAGCCAAAGCCTATCTTGCCAGCTTACATACCTTCAATCATAGGTATGGCCTCCAGATGATGTTCATGCCTGATCCACAGTATTCCGGGTATTTTCTGTATGGTGTATTTACATATTTTTTGAAACAAATTTTAAGATAGGTCTTGACAATAACGGTATATTCAATTATAATAAATGGTGAACAGGTGTAGTGGCCTGTTCATCGCAAAATAAAATAACGGGAAAGGCAATAATAAATGGATATTAACAATCAAAAAGAACTTACAGATAAGTTGAATCAATATCGTGATGCTTATTATAATAAATCTGATCCGTTGGTTTCTGATGCAGAATATGATGCTATGTTTGATAAGCTGAAACAAATGGAGCAAGAATCTGGAATTGTTTTAAGCAATTCTCCAACCAGAACTGTTGGTTATGAGGTCAAAAGTAAGCTGATAAAAGTAAAGCATGATATTCCGCTGCTATCACTCGATAAAACCAAGGATACAAGCGATCTCATTAAATTTATTAAGGCCAATCCGTGTTTAATGATGTTTAAATATGATGGCCTAACAGTCGAATTGATTTATAATGATGGGCATTTGATTCAAGCATCCACACGGGGCGATGGCTATGTCGGAGAGGATATTACTCATAATGCAAAAACATTTAAGAATATTCCTTTGTCAATTCCGTATCAAGGCTTTTTACGTGTAGTTGGCGAAGCAATTATTCATAAGAAAGATTTTGAAACCATTAATGATAATCTTCCTGCTGGGGAAAAGCCATATGCCAATGCTCGTAATCTTGTATCTGGATCAGTTAGACAGTTGGATAATAAAGTGTGTGAAAAGCGTAATGTCTATTTTATGCTTTGGGATGTTTTGGAAGGTCTGGATGACGAATGTATTAATTACCGATATGAAAAGCTGATGTATTGTGCCAATATTGGTTTTGTAAATCCCCATATGATTATTTACAAAACTGTACCAGAAAGTCAGCAGCTTGAATGTGATATTAATACCCTGAAACAACAGGCAATCAACATGGGCATTCCTATTGATGGACTCGTTGTAAAATACGATAGTATTGAGTTTTCGCAGCAAAAAGGAGGTACTTCACATCATAATAATGATGGAATTGCTTTTAAATTTGAGGATGAAAAAGAAAAGACTATTCTCCGTGAAGTTGAATGGTCACTTGGCAGAACGGGCCAGCTTACACCTGTAGCAATTTTTGATCCCGTAGAACTGGAAGGTACTGTGATTTCCAGAGCCAGCGTACATAATTTGAGTTATTTGGCAGATTATGATTTAAATATTGGTGATGAGATTGAGGTTTATAAGGCCAATATGATTATTCCTCAAATTTTTAAGAATCTTTCTGCTGACGTTCGCAAGGAAAAGAAAGGCGTACAATATCCAGCAACGTGCCCTTGTTGTGGGCAACCTGTTAAAGTTGAACACGTTAATAATACTGATACGGTTTATTGTGTCAATCCTCATTGCGAGGGAAAGAAACTTAGTGCTTTTGAACACTTTGTAAGTAAACCAGCAATGAATATTGATGGACTGTCTGAAGCTACATTAAGTCGTTTTATTGAACGTGGATGGCTAAATACATTTGCAGATATTTACCAGCTTGATCAGCATAAAGCTGACATTGTTCGGATGGATGGATTTGGTACTGCGTCTTATAACAAGCTATGGAAAGCCATTGAAAATTCTCGAAAGGTTTCTTTTGATAAATTCCTTGTTGCTCTTGGTATCCCGAACATTGGTAAGACCGCAGCTAAAGCTATTTCTCAATATTGTCAAGGCAATGTTCAGTATTTTGAATATTTGCTTAGTCAGGATTTTGATTGGACAACACTCGAAGATTTTGGTCAAGTAATGTCTGAGAGTATTAAGCAATGGTTTAAAGATACCATTAATACAAGAGCATATGTAGAGTTGTTAAATCTGATTCAAATTCAGCAATCAGAAATGAAAGAAACTCAAGAATCTGTTTTTACAAATAAAACAGTTGTTGTTACTGGTACACTTCAACTTTTCACACGAGATAGTATCACAGCCAAATTGGAGGAACTTGGTGCGAAGGTTTCTGGTTCTGTATCAAAAAAGACTGATTATTTGATTGCTGGTGAAAAAGCAGGATCAAAACTTTCAAAGGCTCAACAGTGTGGAGTAACAATTTTGACTGAAGATGATTTTTTGAAGATGGTATCTTAAATTCTAAACAAGAAACGGGACGTGCATAAACACGTCCCATCTCAAAAGTCATTCTTCGGTTTTAGCTGCCTTCTTGCTAATTGCCTTTTCAAGCAAAGCATCAATTTCTTCATCCGTCAATCCTGCGTCCTTGGCCTTGGTAATAAGCAACTTGGTTTTTGCTGCCTTAGAGACACGAGGTTTAGGATTCTGAATTGATTCCTTCTTTTGCTCCAGCTTTTTAATAGCTTCTTTGTGAGCGTTGATTTTAGTATCAATTTCTGCGATACGTTCTTCAGCAGGGCGGCGAATCAGTTTCCGCTTTTCAGTAGTTTCAGCCATAGGTATCAACTCCTTTGTTTGATTTGGCAAAGTTATTATAACACATGAAAATCGTATTGTAAACATGAAAGGTGAAATTAATGGGAAATTATATTTATACGAATAAGGACTTGATTAAAATGCAGTCTCGTCCTTTCAGTACAAAACTTCAAGTTACAACTGCAAAGTTTCTTGAGTTTTGCCAAAAGACTGACTATAATGTTTCCCTCTCATTTTCGGGGGGGGGCAGATAGTTCAGTTTTGTTAGATATGTTTGCGAAGTTTTGGTCATTGCATCGTGAGCAGCACAATGACAAACCATTAACAGTGATTTATGCTAATACAAGTAATGAATTTGCATCAATGCCAAAACACGTTCAATTTTTTTGTGAATATATTGAGCAGAAGTATGATATAAAAATTGATTTACATATTGTACGAAGTAAAACTACTTTTTTTGATGTGGTAAAAACAGAAGGGTATCCAGTAGCCAGCAAAAAGATTGCTCGTATGATCCGTGATGTTAGAGATTATTTTACAGAGCATGATATTAAATATTCTGATATTGAACCACATTTAGATCAAGGCGTATCTACCGCTGATTATTTGAGAACATTACATTTTCCAGCAACAATTATTTTGCGTTTATCTGGATATACGAGAGAGAATCATATATGTAAAACGTGGTCTATTCCGAAAAAATGGAGATTTTTAATTGACGCTCCATTTCCAATAAGTGAACATTGTTGTGATATTTTGAAAAAGCAACCTATTAAATTGGTACAGAAAGAAGTTCAGGCCAATCCGATTTATGGAACTTTAGCTGAAGATAGTCAAATGCGTAAGGATGCTTATTTAAAAACGGGATGTAATGCTTTTAAAAATGGGCATGGTAAATCTACACCTATGGGGTTTTGGACACGGCAAGATGTTCTTCGATACCTTCATGATTACAATATTCCTATTGCTCCACCTTACGGAAACATAATTAAATTAGAAAATGGGCAGTTTGAATTTACAGGAGAACATAACACTGGTTGCAAACTATGTTTGTTTGGTTGTCATTTGGAGCATGAGCCAAATAGAATTCAGCGATTGGCTACGATTGAACCGAACACATATAAATTTGTAATGAAAAGCAGAGAAGAAGGAGGTCTTGGTTATCGTGAAGTGATGGACTATTTAGGTATACCATATGAAACATCAAACAATGAAATATAAGAAAGGAAATAAAAAATGAATCGCAAGCAAAAGCAAAATGAGCAGAAGCCAAAGGGCGAAAATAAACTGTGCTGCATGGAGTGTGGATCGTCCCGTGGTACATTACATAAGATTAAACTTTCTAATGGCAAGCGAGGTTATCTTTGCGGATTCTGCTTTGATGCTTACCGAGAGCAAGATAATTAATTTTCGGCATATAACGATATAATCAATAACGCAAGGAGGAATTGCATGAAAATTGTTTCACCCAGTTTTGAAATTATTACCCCGATTGATAGTGCAGAAATTCTCAAGATGATTGAGGAAGTTGGGCGCACCTGTTATAAAAGTGAAGATAAAATTACAGATGATTCTTGTATTAATTTTGTACAACGCATTATTAATAGTGGGCATGAAGCAGTAATTGAACATTACAACATTACAGTTCGACTTACAAATGATCGTGGTGTTTCTCATGAAGAAGTACGTCATCGTATTGCCAGCTATGCACAGGAAAGTACACGCTATTGTAATTATTCCAAAGATAAGTTTGGTAATGAAATTACATATATCGACATTAAAGGTGGTATGAAACTTGATCCCAAGGTCAGCCAGCTTAGTGCAAATGCCTTTGCTGCAATTTATGATGAATGGGTTCATGCTTGTATTGATGCAGAAAATCATTATAACCGAATGATTGAACTTGGTGCAACACCACAAATTGCACGTTCTGTTCTTAATAATTCTACAAAGACAGAAATTTGTATCACAATGAATCTTCGTGAGTGGCGACATTTCTTCCGTCTGCGCACATCTCCCGCAGCGCATCCACAAATGCGTGAGATTGCAATTCAGCTTTTGATTGCCTTTAAGATGATGATTCCAGTTGTTTTTGATGACATTTATCAGGAGTATTTGGAGAGTGCCAAGAAGAAGTAACAGAATCATTGATTGTGGTGATTACTGTAAAATTGAATTGTATTATCCACATTCTAATTCTGTTTGCGATTATGCACTGATTTCAAAATCTGATTTAACACTTGCAAAGCAAATCTATTGGCGAAAAACAGAATATGGATACGCCAGAGGCAAGAATCCAATAACTCGAAAAGACATTTTTCTCCATAAGTACATAACACAAACATCAAAAGAAACAGTAATAGACCATATTAATCGAAACAAGTTAGATTGTAGGCGTGAAAATATGCGCATTGCAGATAGTCAAATTAATTCTTTGAATCGCAATGCGCCACGCAATTCAACTACTGGATATAAAGGCGTTACTTTTGATTACAGAACAGGGAAATTTAGAGCATATGTAAAAATTGATAGAAAACAAATTAATCTTGGCCTTTTTGATACTGCTGAATTGGCATATCAAGAAAGAGAAATCTATGAACAATCACTTATGACAATTATGACTATGAAATGTAAGGGGGTTTGATATGAAAGTAATTTGTATTTCTGGCAAGGCTCGTCATGGTAAAGATACTTTAGCGGGTATTTTAAAGAATCATCTGGAGGATCAAGGCAATCGTGTTTTGATAGCACATTTTGGTGATCTGGTTAAATACATTTGCGAAAAATTTTTTGATTGGGATGAGCAGAAAGATGAAAGGGGGCGAACACTTCTTCAGTATGTCGGTACAGATGTAGTAAGAACACAGGAGCCTAATTTCTGGACAGATTTTATTAAAAAGGTTTTAACATTGTTCCCTGATGAATGGGATTATGTTTTAATCCCTGATTGTCGTTTCCCAAATGAAATTGAATGTTTTAAAGACGGAGGATTTGACGCACATCTTGTAAGGATTACACGTCCGAATTGCGATTCTGGCCTCACAGAACAGCAGCTACAGCATCCCTCTGAAACAGCAATGGATGATTACCATGCAGATTGTTACATCATTAATGATTCTACACTGTACAATCTTGAAGTTCAGGTTCCAGAAATTCTAAAAGCTATTGGAGGCTAAGATGACAGATAAAAAGATTGTCCTATGTGATGCAGATGATACCATTGAAAACCTTTGCGAGACATGGGTTAATTATCTGAACAATCAATATGGAACAAAGGTCTTAGCTGAAAATGTTGTTGATTGGGATGTAAGCAAATTCTTCCCTGAATTAACCAAGGATCAAGTTTATGCTCCTATATATGATAAAGATTTTTGGAAACTCATTCTTCCGATTGAAGGCTGCTATCAGGTTCTCAATGAAATTAATAATAGACACAGTTTGTATATTGTGACAGCTACAAATTATCAGACTTGTGACACAAAAATTGAACGTATTATTGTTGATCTATTTCCATTTCTTCAATGGTCACAGTTTATTATTGCATCTAAAAAGCAACTTATATATGGTGATTATTTAATTGATGATGGAGTACATAATTTTGGTGGAGGTCATTATAAAGGAATTTTGTTTGATCGTCCACATAATCGTTTGTTTGACGATAAGGCTGCTGGCCTAACCCGTGTACATACATGGGATGAAATAGGTAATATTTTATTGTAGGTAAAGGAGTGGTTCAATGGTTGTAATTAAGCGTGATGGTAGGGAAGTCGAATTTGATAAGCGAAAAATTAGTAATGCAGTTTTGAAGGCAATTATTGAAGTTGATGGTAAGAGTACACTTGATACAGAAAGAATTGCTTATGACATTGCTGATCGGATTGAGGAAAAGAGCAAAGATACTGCTTTGACTGTTGAGCAAATTCAAGATATGGTTGAAGTTCAACTTATGCTTAGTTATCGTAAAGACATTGCAAAAGCCTATATTCTCTATCGTAATGAGCGTACAAAAATCCGTGACAGAAATAGTACCCTTATCAAAAACATTATGGTAAGGGCTGATTCAAAGGTTAATTATCGGTCTAATGCAAATGTTGATGAATCTTCATTTTCTGGACGTGAAAAAGAGGCTTCTGCTGATATTGGCAAAATGATTGCCTTAGATTTTGATGGTTTGTCTCATGATGTTGCTGAAGCACATAAATCAATGCTGGTATATCAGCATGATCTTGAAAAGGCTATTTATGGTATTCATAATTGTCTTAATCTTAATTTCCAAGAAATTTTTAATTATGGATTTCGTACTCGCAACGGTGATGTGCGTCCTCCCACAAGTTTCAGTACAGCTTGTCAGCTTGTGGCTGTAGCTTTCCAGTGTCAGAGTCAAGTACAATTCGGCGGTGTAGGTAGTATTCATTTGGATTATGACCTTGCTCCGTTTGTCATAAAAAGTTTCTTTAAGCATTATGCTGATGGTCTGAAATATCTTCACCATAATACCGATGAAGAGGCTAATAATTTTATTTCTAATTGTATTGATGAAGGTATTGGCATTAATGATATGGAATTGATAAACGATGATAGACAAGATGTATATAACTATGCTATGGATATGCTGGAGCGTGAAGGCAAGCAAGCAGCACAAGGACTTTATCATAATCTGAATACACTTGAATCCAGACAGGGTTCACAAGTTCCTTTTACCAGTATCAATCTTGGACGTGATACAAGTACAGAGGGGAGGCTTGTAACTAAGTGGATTATGGAGGCCAGCATTGACGGCATTGGACAGCATCATCTTACAAGTATTTTCCCCATTAGTATCTTCCAATATAAGCAAGGTACTAACGCTAATGTTGGCGATCCTAACTATGATATGAAGCAGCTTGCCCTTGAATCTATGAGTAAGCGTATTTATCCTAACTGGTGCAACTGTGACTGGACACAGGCACATGAAGATGAGAACAATCCAGATACATTCTTTGCCACAATGGGATGCCGTACATTGATTGGCTATGACCGTCATGGGCTTGGGTATATTCGTCAGGGTAGGGGTAATAATGTCCCCAATACAATCATTCTTCCAAAGTTAGGTATTGAATTTGGTATCTGTCTTGGTAAGCGTAATAAGCCTGATCTGGATGGATTCTGGAAGGCTTTTGAGGAAACTTTACAGTTGACAGAGCGTGGATTGCTGGAGCGTTTTGAAATTATGGTACGGCAATCTCCTAAGTCAGCCCCATTCATGTATCAGAATAATACCATTCAAGATGCAAGGAATTGTGAAAAGGATGTATTTAACGCCCTGAAGCATAATACGTTAGCGATTGGTTATCTTGGCATTGCTGAGATGTGTCAAGCCCTTTTCGGTAAGAATCATGTTCATGATGCAGATGTTCATGCTTTTGCATTGTCTGTTGTTAAACGTATCAATGAATATGCCGCTGAAGCATCTGAACGCAATAATCTTAATTTCTCTTGCTATGCCACACCAGCAGAGGGACTTTGCCGTACAGCACTGGTTGGCCTTCGTAATCAGTATGGGATTATTGAAAACGTTACATCACATGAGTATTTGACTAATTCTCATCATGTTCCTGTATGGGAAAAGGTTTCTATTCAGCAGAAATTGGAATGTGAGGCTCCGTTCTGTAAATATCCCACTGGTGGTTGTATTACTTACGTTGAATTGGATAGCACTTTTGTAAAAAATACAAAAGCTGTTGAGGATATTATTGACTATGCGTTTAAGACCTTGGACATTCCGTATTTGGCCTTTAACTTCCCGATTGACAGTTGCTTAGATTGCGGTTATCAGGGCGAGTTCAATGATAAGTGTCCTCAGTGTGGTAGCGAAAATATCCAGCAGCTTCGCCGTGTCACAGGGTATCTTACAACTGACTATCGTAATTTTAACGATGGTAAGCAGCGTGAAGTGCTTGAGCGTGAAAAGCAAAGCAACTATACTCCACAAGTTGCTTCTGATCAGAAATGAATAACTGGCGGTACGCTGGGATTGAATATGACGATGTAGCAAACGGTATTGGTTTGGGGGCAGTATTCTTTACTCAAGGTTGCCCCCACCATTGTCCCGAATGTCAAAATCCTCAAACGTGGAGTATGGATGGTGGCATGAAATTTACTGATGCAGTATTCGATCAACTAATACAGTATTACTATGATATTCCGTATGCCAGCAGACTTACGCTTTCTGGTGGTGATCCTTTAGCAAACCCCGAATTGACTTATCAAATTATTTTCAAATTTAAAACTCTTTTTCCTCATAAAACAGTTTGGTTATATACAGGTTATAATTTTGAAGATGTTGCTTTTAATATTCCTACAACAGAAACAGAACAGCTAATTCAAAAGATTATCAAACTGTGTGATGTAATAATTGATGGTGAATTTGAAATTGATAAGCGTGATATAAGTCTACAGTTTATGGGTTCAAGTAATCAGCGCATTATTAATGTACCTAAATCTTTAAAAGAAAAAGAAATAGTTGTATGGAAGGAGAATTAATTTGACACTAAAAGATTTTAATTCTAAACCATTGTCGGAAATTATTGAGCAGATGGACATGGTTGATTTGAAGATTCATTCGGATAATAATGGCACAATCAATAGTATTGAAATTAAATATGCTGATCCATCCAGTCCTGAAAGTAAGATTGGAAAGAGGTAAAAATAAAATACACAACAGAAAATCTAACGATAAGAATTAGGGAGGATAATTAATGCTTGTTGTAAATCTTTTCGGTGCGCCCGGAGCAGGAAAGTCTACTGGTGCAGCATATATTTTTTCACAACTGAAACTTGCTGGTATCAATGCAGAATTGGTCACAGAATTTGCTAAAGACAAGGTGTGGGAGGAAAGCAAAGCCGTATTCCAAAATCAAGCATATATCTTTGGTAAGCAGTATTTCCGCATTAGTCGTGTTCAGGATAAGGTAGATGTAGTTATTACCGATTCTCCTATTCTGCTGTCGCCATTCTACACTGATGATCCTGTGCTGGGTGATGAATTTGATAAGTTGGTTACTAAGGTATTCAATTCATATGATTCCTTTAACGCATTTATCAATCGTGTAAAGTCCTACAATGCTACTGGTAGATTCCAGACAGAGCAAGAGAGTGATGAACTGGCTAAGAAACTGTTGGCCTTTATTACTGAACATGGTATCGCTTGCAGACACTACGATGGTGATGTAAAGAGTTATGATGTGCTTGTATCTGATATTCTTACAAGGCTTAAATGTCCCGGAAGAAGTTATGGAACACGTTAATTACATAAAATAACGATATAATCAATAATAAAAAGGAGTTACTATGAGAACAAGTAAAAAGAACCCGTGTGAAGGTTGCCATTATTGGAGATATTTATACCCTTGTAATGCCTGTCACTATATGTACGTTACTGGACATAGCAGGGGATGTGAAGCTGGAGCGGGATGTACTCGTAGGAAACCAATGGACAGAGAAGAAATGAAAAAAGAAATTCCAGCACTTTTAAAAATAGGAGCGTATGAAAATGGAATTTATTGATTGTAAAGCAATCGCACAGAAATGGAAAGACGAAATAAAAGCAACTGGTGTAAAAGCTACTTTATATGTAATTTCGGCTGGCGACAATGCAGCGTCAGCCGCATATATCAAAGGTAAATTGAAAGACGCTGAAGAAATTGGGTTTGAATGTATTCACAGACATATTAATGCAGATAACCGAGAACAACTTCTTGCAAATTTAACACTTCTATTGAATGAACTTCAATATAGTATAAACGCTGATGGTGTAATTGTTCAGTTGCCATTGCCATTCGGAATTACATTCGATGATATTAAAATGTGGATGACAACCGAAAAGGATGTAGATGGATTCTTAGCCGACTCTCCGTTTGATCCATGTACACCAGATGGAATAGTACAAATGCTAAAAGAAATTAATGTTGATATTGATGGCAAACTTTGTGTTATTGCTGGTAGGAGTAACATTGTAGGCAAACCATTAGCAGAAATGATGATACATGAAAATGCAACAGTTGTTCTTTGCCATTCTCATACGCCAGCGGCACTTTTAGATCGGCTTGTACATGACGCAGATATTTTCGTTAGTGCAGTAGGTCAAAAAGATTTTATTGACAGCAGCAAATTTAAAGATGGTGCAGTTGTAATTGACGTTGGTATCAACCGAACTAATCAGGGGATTTGTGGTGACATAACTATCAATCCTAAATCAAACAAAATTCTTATCACACCAGTTCCCGGAGGTGTTGGCCTACTGACACGTGCAATGCTTATGAAGCATCTGTTAGCAGCTTATCAAAAATATCACATTTGGAGGCAAACACGATGAATAAATTTGAACTCATTTCTAAAACCGAGTATGACAAGGTAGTTTCTGAGGAATTTAATGCTAAGAACGGCGTAATTGGTTATCAGCCTTATGAACATCTTCGGACACCGCAGCGGGCGACTAAAGGAAGTGCTGGCTACGATTTCTTTTCACCAATCTCATTCAAATTAAAACCGGGGCAGACAATTAAAGTTCCTACTTGTGTAAAATGCTGTCTTAATCATGGTAATGTTCTTATGCTGTTTCCCCGTAGTAGTTTTGGATTTAAGTATAGGATGCAACTTGATAATACTGTTGGAATTGTAGATCAAGATTACTACAATAATGAATCTAACGAGGGACATATCTTTATCAAGATTACAAATGACAGCAAATCAGGAAAGACATTAGAAGTTAATGCTGGAACTCCTTTTGCTCAAGGAATTATCATGAGTTATGCAATTACAGAAGATGATAGTGTAGTTGCTACACGTACTGGCGGCATGGGAAGTACATCAAATAATTGATTGAGAATTTTATGAAATTTATCAAGAATTTACCGTGGGGAGCAATTACAGTTTTTATAATCGTCCCTATCATTGGCATATGCTTGATATGTTGGCATACGGCATGGGAACATGACTATTTTGGTGATGGCTCATGCCATGCCTGTCAAACTGGACATTATGAACTGTTTGATATTGAACATATAAGAAATGGCGGCGAATTTTATTATTACCGTTGTAATGAATGTCATGATATTGAAAGATATGAAAGTTATCAGGGAGAATAATAAAGATATGAAAATGAATCACAAATTTTACATATGGCTTATTGGAGTTATAATCGGTATAGGTATTTGTTGGCAATTACTTGAAATCCTGATCTATGGCGAAATTCAACCAAGAATTATTGATGATATTATTAGTTTTCTTTGGGTTGGAGCAATTTGCTTTGCTTATCATTTTAAGGAACTTGAACTAAAAAGAATGTTAAAGAGATATGATAAGGTCAAGATTGATGCTACTTGGTGGTTAAGAAAACCTATTCCATCAGAAATGATTTCAACTGGTTATATTGGTGATCATATTTGGATGCAATCTGAGAATGAATTTGGATTTAGGAGGAATAACACTGATGAATGATGCTGTTGAGATTATTGGTGGTGAAGGTATTGAATTAGCGTTTAAAGACCTAAATATAAATGCAAAATGCACATACAAAAGTAAGCAACTTCCATTCTATGCAGAGGTATGGGAAATTTCAGTGGATGACTTTAAAATGCTCTGCGATTATCCAGATGAAAAATGGAAAGAAGAATGGGGTTGGTGGCGGCAAGGTTATTGTGTTTATCACAACAATATTTATAACGATTATACCGTAAATGGCAAAATGATGTATGGATATGAGCCAGCAGAATATGAAGATTATGAACAAATACTATATGACAGTTTTTATAATTATCTTCGTTATGTTCATAATTTGAGTACATTTTATAATTTCTGCTACTTTGCTATCAGCCTTGCTGATGATAACAATATGAAAGTATCTGATTTTCTCAAAGAATATCAACCGTGATTGGAGGTGCAAATGGATATTAATGATGTAAAAATTGATTGGGAGGCATTGTTAAAAGCACATCAAGAATCAATACCAACGATTTCAATTCCTGAATGTTCACCCAAAATCCCATTTTGGGAAAGGTATACTTTATCAATAGAAGAAGCCGCAGCTTATTTTAGAATTGGCGAAAACAAATTGCGAAAAATAATTTCAGAAAACAAAGATGCAGATTTTGTTTTGTGGAATGGAACTCGCTCACAAATTAAACGTAAGAAATTTGAAAACTACATTGATAGATTAAATGTAATTTAAGAGTTGCTTCAAGACTTTCGATGTGGTATAATTAAGCGTCGGAAGTCTTTCGCATTTTGGAAATTAGAAAGGAGTGTAAAATGTCCGAAAAGCGAAAAGACAGCAAAGGCCGAATTTTGCGAAACGGCGAAACACAACGCTCCGATGGAATGTATATGTATCGCTATAATGATGCTGCTGGTGTGCGGCGAACAATTTATAGCTGGCGACTTGTTGAGACAGATAAAATTCCTCCACGCAAAAAATCATGTGAACCATTAAGAGAACTTGAAAAACAGTTAGAGCGTGATACAGATGATGGTATACAATCTTTTATTGCTGCAAAGAAAACTGTGAATGATTTTTATGAGAAGTATATGGGTATGAAAAAAGAATTAAAACCATCAACTCGATCTAACTATTCCAATACGTATAACCATTATGTAAGAGACAAGTTGGGTGTAAGACCTATTGGATCAGTCAAATACAGTGATATTAAAAAGTTTTATTTGTCAATGTACTATGATGACGGTTTGAAGCCTAATACAATCCATGCTGTTAATACGATCCTGCATCCAATTTTTACTCTTGCTGTACGTGACGGGTATATTAGATCAAACCCGGCTTATCAAGTATATGCTGAATTAAAAAAGCAAAATGCTTGGGGTCAAGAAAAGCGTCACGCTCTTACAGAACAGCAACAGTCAGCTTTTATTGATTTCATCCGCAATTCAATCAAGTACAGGAAATGGCTCAATATATTTACTTTATTTTTAGGTACTGGTTGCCGGGTAGGTGAAGTCGTTGGTTTACGGTGGGAAGATTGTGATTTTCAAGAAGGCATTATCTCCATTAATCATAACCTTGTTTACTGCAAGTCAGATGGTGATAAAAAATTTAGGTATTATATTTCTACACCGAAAACTAAAGCTGGTGAACGTGTAATTCCCATGTTAAAAGAAGTCCGTAAAGCATTACTGGAGGAACGTCTTACTCAAATGCAAACCGGGTTTAATCAGACTGTCATTGATGGTTATTCTGGATTTATTTTTCAAAACCGAAATGGCGGTATGCGAAAGCCCACTGAAATCAATAGAGTTATCAACAAGATTATCGCTGACTATAATGCTGAAGAAACTGATCAGGCCAAAAAAGAAAAGCGAGAACCTATTCTGCTCCCGCATTTTTCTGTCCATAATTTACGGCACACTTTTTGTACCAGATTTTGTGAGAATGAAACTAACCTTAAAATCATTCAAGAAATCATGGGACACGCAAATATATCTACTACAATGGACATTTACAATGAAGCTACGCAGGAGCAAAAGAAAGCCAGCTTTGCTAATCTTGAAGGCAAAATTATGATTGGTTAAACCAGCAAAAGCCTACACCAAAGCCTACACCACTACAGCATCATTCTTTAAAGTGTTCTAAAACAATAAATGAAACAAAATATAAAATCCCTATAAATCTAAAGCATTTTGAGAACATTTGCGGAATGATGTAGAAAAGTTATTTTATCCCAAAAACAAGTTGCATCCAAACAAACGATTCGTTCTTTCACAGGATGTCTTGGAGATGATGCTTCGCTCTTGTGTGGGGGCGGATGAGGTGCTGAACGGT